TACAAGTGGTGGTGGATCTGCTGGTACACGTGGAACATCCGGTACAAGTGGTGGTGGATCTGCTGGTACAAGTGGTTTATTATTATTGACTGGATCTACCGATAATGGTATTATTACATTAAATGGTACTCAACCAAATGCTACAGTAGAACAGTATTTAAAATATGACGGAACTACATTCACGGTTGGTAATGCAAGTGGTAATTTTTTCCAAGCTGGTAATGATACAATTATAATAGGTCTAACACCATCTTTATATGCTACTAAAGGAACTGTTATAGGAGTTGGTACTACAAATATCTTTTCTGTCGCAACAGCATCATATACTAGTATGTTTTATGAATATTATATTAAAAATGGAACTAATTTAAGAGCGGGTAATATAGTAGCGGTTTGGACAGGAAGTAGTATTCAATTCACCGAAACATCAACTATGGATATAGGTAATACCACAACTGGTGTAAATGCTTTTACATTCTCAGCTGTATTATCAACACCAAATGCAGTTTTACAAGGAATTTCATCATTGACAAATTGGGAAATTAGAACAATAATTAGAGCAATTTAAACATTTTGGAATAAAAGAAGTTTATGAATTTAATATATACTTTAACTTATTTTGGAAAGTGAAAAAATTGAGTTATTGTAAATGGGTAATGAATTCTTTGCTAGAAAAGGTCTAGCGCTTGGTACAGCTTCCGAAACAGCAACAGATAACCGAATATTAATATATGGTGCTGATGGTGTTCTAAAATATAGAACTGATATATCAGGTACGGGTACATCCGGTACATCCGGTACTCGTGGTACATCCGGTACATCCGGTATTCAAGGTACATCCGGTACTCGTGGTACATCCGGTACATCCGGTATTCAAGGTACATCCGGTACTCGTGGTACATCCGGTACATCCGGATCACAAGGGCCTTCTTCCGGTCTTCTTTATAACTTTATTTCATCTGGTACAATGGCTGATCCAGGTGTTAGTAATTTTAAACTAATAAGAACATCATCATTCTCAAATGTTACTAATATTTATATAAATGAGATTGATAATTTATCTGTTATACAAACATCTTATTTATTTGGTATAGGTGTAGGCGATTATATAATTATAAGAGGTAATGATAACTCAACAACAAACTTTGGGATATTATATGTAACATCAAAAACTGATGTTGGATCTTATTGGGATTTTGGTGTTAGTGTTATATCCGGTAATTGGAATTTAAACTCATCATACTTATGTTCTATATCTATACAATTTTCCGGTACATCTGGTAGCCAAGGAACATCCGGAACATCTGGAGTTAAAGGTACTTCTGGTACTTCAGGAACCTCCTTATTAGTAGCCGGTGTTCAAAATCAAATACAGATTAATAATGGTTTAGGTGGATTGGGTCAATTTGGATTGATGGATTCGACTAGGGGTTCAATTCTTATAAACAATAGTAGTCCAATAAACACAACCGGATTGGATAATACATTTATAGGACATCAATCTGGTTGTGGTAACACAACCGGATTTAGTAATATATTCATCGGATCTCTATCTGGTTCTAATAATATAACCGGTTTTGAAAATATATTTATTGGTACTAAGTCAGGTTGTAGTAATACCTTTGGTGATAATAACTTATTCATTGGTAGTAATTCTGGTTGTAGTAACACAACTGGTAGTTATAACACATTTATAGGTAATTACTCAGCTAATTGCAACACAGTACAAATAGCTAACACTTATATTGGTGCTTTTACTGGTGCTGAATTACAAGGTCAATTCAATACTTTAGTTGGATATATTTCTGGTGGAGGTGGGGGGTTAATAAACGCCACTAGTTCTTACAACACATCACTAGGTGCAGCGTCTGGTGGATCTATATCATATGGTATTGGTCAAAATACATATATTGGATCTTTTGCTGGATACTCAGATTCATATGGATTTTCAAGTGTCATGATTGGATTTTGTTCAGGTGCTTGTACTGGTGTATCATCAACAAATTTATTTATAGGTGCTTATAGTGGGGGTGGTAATAAGTATTCATGTCTAAATACATTTGTAGGATATCAAACCGGTGGATCTTTTAACCCAAATCCTAATTCACAGAATGCAACAAATTCACAAAAATGCAACGTGATATTTGGTCATCAATCTGGTTTTTTAAGTTTTTATTCCTGTGATAATACATATTTGGGATTTAGATCTGGTTATTCGGGAACACAATCATCATTTAATACATTTATAGGTTTTTGTTCAGGATATTCCAATATTATAAACAGTAATACATTTATTGGATATCTATCGGGTAATAAAAATACAATTGGATCTTCTAATTCATTTATCGGTTATAAATCTGGGAGTGAAAACACAACAGGATCTTTCAACACTTTCATTGGATATCAATCAGGTATGTGTAATTTAACCGGGATTGCTAATGTATTTATAGGACACTGTACTGGTGGTAGTAACACAGCAGGTGAAAGAAATACATTTATTGGCGTTAACGCTGGAGTTTCTAATACGGTCGGAATTTGTAATACTTATATTGGTCAAGGTGCTGGTTATAGTAATACAACAACTAGCGAAAATATCTATATTGGTACATTATCCGGTTTTTCTAGTAATGGTGCGTCAAATACGATATCAATGGGTGTTAGAGCTGGGTATTTTACATCTGGTTCTGATAATATATTTATAGGTAATTGCTCTGGTTATGATAATAATATTGGTTTTAGTAATGTATATATTGGAAAATTATCCGGTTTCAGTGGAACCCAATCGTCTCAAAATACATTTATTGGTGTTTGCTCTGGTTATAATAACAAAACTAGTACCAATACATTCGTTGGATTTTGCTCCGGATCTTCCAACACATCAGGTTCAAATAATACATTCATTGGTAATCTTAGTGGTTCTACTAACGTAACTGGTTCAAATAATACATTTGTTGGTAATCAAGCGGGTTTCAGTAATACAACTGGACATGAAAATACATTTGTTGGTAAATCGAGTGGTTACTATAATGTTTCTGGTGAATGTAATACTTTTATTGGAGCAGATGCTGGTTATTGTAATACTACTGGTCGAAGAAATACATTTATAGGTACTTGTGCAGGATGTTGTGCTAATGGACTTGATAATACGTTTATTGGATATCATTCTGGTAAGTCAGCGATAAATAATGGTGGTTGTGGTACTGATAACACATTTGTAGGATCTTGTACAGGTCCAGTTAATACAACTGGTGAATTAAATACATTCATTGGTTCTGGTACTGGTTATTCAAATACATCAGGTAGATTAAATACATTCTTAGGTACTAATGCTGGTTTTGAAAATACCACTGGTTTTGAAAATACTATTGTTGGTGTACAAGCAGGACAGTATAACACAATTGGAAATTATAACTCATTCTTTGGTGTTTATGCTGGATGGCAAAATACAACTGGTATATCAAACACATATATAGGTTGGGCATCGGGTGCATCAAATGTTTCGGGTCAAGGTAATACATTTATTGGTGAATCATCTGGTTATGGTAATACAAGTGGTATTTATAATACATTTATCGGATATTGCTCTGGTTTTGTTAGTGAAACTGGTGATTATAATACATTTGTAGGTGTTAATACTGGTTGTGTTAATACAGACGGATGTAATAATACATTTGTAGGATATGCTGCTGGTAGAGCAAATACAACAACCGGTAACACATTTGTTGGTGCTTTTTCTGGTTTATCCAACACAACTGGTGTAGGTAATACATTTATTGGTAATAGTTCTGGTTATAATAATACAAGTGGTCGTGGAAACGTATTTATTGGAAACAATGCCGGATATTGTAATTGTAATGATGCTAATTTTAATACATTTGTTGGTGGTGAAGCTGGTAAAAATAATTTATTCTCTTGTGCTCACACATTTGTTGGATATGCAGCTGGTTATTGTAATACAACTGGAGCAAACAACACATTCTTGGGTAGAGCGGCTGGTTACTATAATACAACCGGTGGTAACAACATATTTATTGGTGAATGTACTGGTCTAAATCAAACAACGGGTAGGTTTAATACATTTATTGGTACGTGTGCTGGTATCAGTGGTAATTACTCATGTGCTATTGCAATTGGTATGAGAGCTCAACCAAGTGTAGATGGTCAATTAGCTTTAGGTTCATCACTTTATCCATTAGCCACAGCTGTTTCGGCTGGTGCGATTGCTGGTTACATATGTACAAATATAAATGGTACTAACTATAAGATACCTTATTATGCAGTTTAATAAATAAAAAAAAATAAAAATAAATTATGTCAATTATTAATGTACAAAACAAAGAAGTAGTAACTACTCAAACAATTTCACAAGTTGAAATTTTAGAAGGAAATATTCAATTAGGTCAATCAGTTAGATTTCCTGTTAAATTATTGGATGCGAGTTCAAAATTAATTAGTATTGAGTTTGTTGAAGTTTCTGGTGATGATTACGCATCTTGGGGAACTGATGATACTTATATCAATAACTTAGTTTTAACTACTTTGGGATTAACAGCTTCAGTTTAATAAACATTTTAAACTACTCAACATATAAGTAATATGTTTGAGAAACCATTAGGTGGTACAGAATTGATGTATAATGAGTTGATATCAAGAGTACCCAAAGAATTATTAGATAAAATAAGCATATTTAATTATGTTCCAAATGCTGATCCCAGTAAACATATGGTTTACTGGAATCAGCTTTCTTATGACCAAGAAGCTGTTCAATTTCTTCAACATGAACAAAATATTAATTTAATTAATAATTTTATTTTTGTGAGTAATTGGCAAGCAGAACAATTTAGAAAAATTTTCAAAGTTCCTGGTCAAAAAACTCATGTCTTAAAAAATGCACACTTAGGTGTTTTTCCAAAAAAAATAACAAAAAAAGAAAAATTAAAAATTTGTTATACATCAACACCTTGGAGAGGATTAGATGTTTTGCTTTTAGCGTGGGAGATCTTAAATCCACAAGATTGTGAATTACACGTTTTTTCTTCTTGTAAAATTTATGGTACTGATTTTTCTAAAAATGATAATCAGTATGAATTTCTTTATGATTGGTGTAAAAGATTGCCAAATGTAGTTTATAGAGGGTCTATACCGAATGATGAATTAAGAAAAGAATTACCGGAATTTGACATTCTAGCTTATCCGTCAACATTTGAAGAAACTTCTTGTGTTGCTGTTATTGAAGCTTTAGCAACTGGTTTAAGAGTTGTTACATCATCAATTGGTGCTCTTCCAGAAACTTGTGAAGGTTGGGCTAGAATGTACTCTTATATTGAAGATAGAGAACAACACGGTCAATTTTTTGCTAAAGTTTTAGCAGAAGAGATTGAAAAAATGAAATCTGGTGATTTAGTAGAACACCTAAAAACTCAACAAGAAGTTTATTCTAAAAACTGGAGTTGGGAAACAAGAATTAAAGATTGGAATAACTTTTTCAAATCAATTGGTTGGAAAGAACAAAATGATAATTCACTGAAACAAATTTCTAATTATTTTACACCACAATCTATACTTGATATTGGTGCTAACGTTGGGCAATTTTATTTAAATTGTAAAAGTATTTATCCTGAAGCTAAATATCATTTAGTAGAAGGTAATCCAATGTGTGAAAGTAAAATAAAAGAGTTTGGTGAAGATTATTCAATTGTACTTTTAAGTGATGATGTTAAAGAAGTTGACTTTTGGATGAGAACTGATGATCCATACGCAACTGGTAATTCAATCTATAAAGAAAATACTCAGTATTATAATAATTCTTTATCAGTTAAAAAACAAACAAAAACATTGGACTCATTATTTGAAAATAAATCATTTGATTTAATTAAAATTGATACACAAGGTTCTGAATTAGATATTTTAAAAGGTGGTAAAGATTTGGTTAATTTAGCTAAGGGAATCATTATGGAAGTTTCATATTCTCAATATAATGATGGTTCTCCATTGTCAGAAGAAGTTATCGAATACATGAATAATATAGGATTTACTAAAGTTTCTATTATTGAATCTATAAATCATCCAGAAACAGGAGCTCATATACAAGATAATGTTCTTTTCATAAAAAATAATTTGTTATAATGGATAAATACGTTGTACTTCATATTGAAGGTGGTATTGGAAAAAATGTAATTGCTACAGCTGTTATTAGAGCAATTCAAAAAAAGTATAAAAATAGAAAGATAATCGTTTTAACTGCTTATCCAGATATTTTTGAATTAAACCCAAGAGTTCATAGAGCATATCAATTTGGTCAAACTCAATATTTTTACCAAGAGTATATTGAAAATAAAGACACTATTGTTATGTCACATGATCCTTATAGAGAAAGTGATTATATTTACCGAAAAAAACATCTTTCTCAAATCTGGTGTGATATGTATGGTATTGAATGGGATGGAGAACAACCAGAACTTTACTTTACACAATTAGAAGCTGAGTTTGTTCAAACACTTATCAATAAAGATAAACCAATATTCTTAATCAATGCTTTTGGTGGAGCTGTTAATCAACAACATAAGTACTCTTGGGCGAGAGATATTCCACCAGTTTTAGCACAAGATATTGTTGATGAGGCATCTAAATATTATAGAGTTATTCAAGTAAGAAGAGAAGATCAAATTGCTCTTAAAAATTGTGAATATTTATCATTAAGTATTAGACAATTAGCTTTAGCACTTCTTCAATCTGATAAGAGATTATTAATTGATTCTTATTTACAACATGCGGCAGCTTCTTTAAATCTACCATCTGTTGTACTTTGGAGTTGTAATTCACCAAAAGTATTTGGGTATAAAATACACACAAATATCTCTTCTAAATTTCAAGCTGCTAGTTTAAAAAATTCTTTATATGAAGCTTATGATATATCAGGTGATCCTATTCAATTAGCTACACCACCTGGTGTGATGTTTGATAAACAACAAATATTAAAAGCACTTAACTTTGACACTACACTATTAGAAGTTGAACATAAAAAAGAATTAGAAAACGTATGAAAAAAGAAGTAATATTAATAGCCTTATTAACATTTAGAGATTCGGTTAATGTTAGTTTCTTATGGTGGTTAGATAACATAAGAAAGTTAAATAATGATCCAAACCATCCAAGAACATATGAAGTTATGTATGTCCCTGGTTTAAGACCAGTTGCTTACGCTAGAAACGTGGCAATTACAAACTTCTTAAATAATAAGACTGCTGATAAATTGTGGTTTATTGATGATGATTTAGTACCAACCGAAACAGCTCTAAATATTTTTAATTCAGATGCTGATATTGTTTCAGGACTTTACTATCTTCTTTTAATGGAAGGCTCAAGACCTACACTTAGTTCAGCCATTTATCAAAAAGATGGTGATGAAAATAACCCAAAAGGATTTCAAGCAATTAATCCAAAAAACTATAAAGGCCAAAGTCAAATTATTCCAATTGATGCGGCTGGTACTGGTTCACTACTAATTAGTAGAAAAGTTGCTGAAGATCAAAGAATGATGTTGAGTAAGAAGTATGTTTCAGCTGATGGTAAACCAACCGAATTGGGTGATGATGAGGCACTTCCAATTTTTAGAACTCTTTCTAAAGCAAATGGTTCAGAAGAAAGATCAGAAGATATTGATTTTGTTTGGAGAGCTAAAGAATTAGGTTATAAAGTAGAAGCTGTATTAGATGCGAGATTTCTACATAAAAAAGAAATGTTAGTTGACTGGTCAGTATGGCAAGTTAACGGTGAAATTAGTTAATATGGAAAAAAGTAAAGGTGGTATTGGTGTAACGTCAATTTTATTTTTAATATTCTTAACTTTGAAATTGACTAATAATATTGATTGGTCTTGGTGGTGGGTTACTTCACCAATTTGGATACCAGTTTGTATTGTACTTATTGTATTTTTATTTGCTTTTCTTTTCTTTTTTGGATGGGCAGTTATACTTCTTTCAAGAGGAGTTGATGCTGATACAATCAGAGAAAAGTTTAAAAATATAGCAGATATTAAAAACGAAAAACCTCAACAATAGTTGAGGTTTTTTTATTAGATAACTTCTTTAATTACTTCACTGACAAGTTTTCTATCTACTGGTAGAGTAGAGAACTCTTTCATAATTTGTCCGATATTAGTGATACCCGCTAATTTCAACTCAGTTACCTTAGCAACAATATCTTCTTTAGATAACTGTTTTGGTAAATAAGCTTCGATAATAGCTAATTCCATTTTAGCAATTTCACCACCTTTTTCGATAGTTTCTTTTAGTGATTTAACTGTTTTGTTAAGAATTTTTGTCACTTCTTCATCAGATAAAGAATCGACACCGGTATTCTTTTCAAGAGTTTGAATTTCACCTTTGATTACAGAAAGTAAGTTTTTTGATACTACGTCTTTTGCTTTAAACGCAGTCATGTAATCAGTACTGATTTTTTGTTTTAGTGTCATAATACTTATTTTTTAATTTAGACAAAATTAAGGATAAAAAATAAAACCACCAATTTTTTGGTGGTTTTTTATCATTTATTATATAATAAATAGTCTTTGTTATCATATATATTATCTCAAGGTAGAATTTGAATTTCACTAACTTTATTAAAGACTAAAATTTATTTATTAGCTACTTACTACAATAAAAATTATATAAAAAATGAGAGTATAAGTTTAATATATACTTTTATGAAATACCTTAAATATAGACAAAGTTTTTTAAATGAGAAATTTGAATCTCAATTTTTAACAAAGACAACTGGGTGGTTATCTAAAATGAAATTAAATAGCAAACCTTTTATTGAAGATTTAAAGAAAATATGTGAAAATAATTCAATTCCTTTAAGTTCTATAACTGATAACTTTTTTGATGTTAATATATTAGCCAATAAAGCTATTAAGATGAGAGCACCAGAAGATTCGGTTAATCATACTTGGGCTATTAAATTTTGGTTTTCCGCAACTGATGGTTATAAAGGATTTAGTGTTACTCCGAATAGAAGTGGAGAAAGAGTTAAAAGTAAAAGTGAGAGTAGAAAATTTGAACCATTTGAACCAGAAGAAATTTCTCTATTAAAGGAGAAAGCGGTTGACTCCGCTTCCCAGTTAATAGGTGTCGATTTAACAAAAGGAGAATTAAGTATAGTTGATAATGATTATGTTAAAAATCTACATTTAAAAACAGGTGATATTATAGCCTTTTATAGTTGTAGTGGTGATATAAATTATAGTAGAGACTATTCTTATCACTTAAATTGGGCTAAAATTTTCTCATCTCATGATGAATATGGTCGTTTTAGATCATATGTTGCTTATGGTAAAAATCTTAGTGGTGGATCTGCTGATTATTATTATGATGAAAACGGTGTAGAATATGCTAGTGTAATTGATCATTTATATAGTAATGTAAGTGATAGAGAACGTAATTATATAGGATCTTGGATTTTATCTGAGAGTGGTGTTGGTTTACAAAGTGATAATTACAAAGTACATCTTTATAAACATACAAGTGAAGATTTACATGTTGTTGGTGATTCTCCCAAAAAAGCTGAGAATGAAGATCCTAATACTTGGAACTTGAGTGTTCGTAAAGATATTAATAGTCTTAGAACTTTTGAAATACAAAAGTATGATAGAAGTGATGAAAAAAACAAATCTATTTATAAAGAAGATTTAGAAGATTCAGATTTTGCTATAATATTTTACATAGATGAGTTTCTCCCACAGATGGAAGGAGACTTAACAAGTATTAGAAAAGAAAGAATTGAGAGTAAATCCGGAGCTACTGCTTTAATGAGTAATGAAGAAATTAAAAAGATTAATGTTGATAAAAGACTTGATTATTTAGTTGACAAAATGAAAATAGATCAAAATCTTAAAATCGATGAAATGTCTAATCTAAAATCAATCTTGTTGAAAATATTGAAAGATGATTATGTTATTATTACACTATTTAGAGGTTTTAATGCGAGTATTATAAGTGGATTTTATTACTTTTTTGATGGTCTTGAAAGTATTGAAAAACTGCAAAATGAAGAACAACTGAAAAATTATGTTGAGAGTTCACTTCAATCAATTAAAGAACAATATAGAAAATTATTAGAGGATTATCAATCAACCACTCCTAAGTTTAAGAATTCATATGAGTTAATAATGAAATCTGATAACGAAAAGTTAAAAGAAGTATTTGAAAATATATTGAGAATTGGTAAAAAATTTACAACTAAAATTAGATCCAGAGAAATAGTAAATCTTTATGATATTTCAATTATTATTAGTAATCTTCAAAATATTCACAATATACATGATACTAATAGATTATCATACAGAACCATAAGAATTATGGAGGAATTTAGATACAGCGATGAAGTTGAGAATATGATGCGTAATTTTGATGATGATGATTATAATAAATCAATGAAAGGTATTAAATTCATGGAAAGAATGATTGATCTTATATAGATTTAATATCTTCTATTTTATAATCTAATTCAATTAAAAGTAACTGACATTCAACTTTTAATTGAATTAGTTTATCTACATCAACCTCTTCTAATATAGACCTACTTATTGATTCCATTTCATCTAAAATAGTTTGTCTAATCTTATAAAGATCTTCTAATACATCTTCCTTTATCTCTAATAAGATAGATTTATAAAAAGGATTTTTTGTTAAATCTTCTCTGTAAAAATCAACACTAAATCCTTTAACTATCTTTTCAATATTTGAAATGATATCTTCCTCAGTATTAGACTGATTTAATTCTTTAAGTATTTTTTGATATTCATCAAAGTTTTTACCCATTATCTAAAATTCATTTCTCTTTTAGCATCTCTATCAATATCCCTTTGTTTGATATCTTGCTTTTTATTCCAAAGTTTCTTACCTTTACAAACACCAATTTTCAATTTCAATCTGTTATTTTGAATGAAAATACCTAATGGTATAATAGTAGTTCCTTTATCTTGTATAAGTCTATCTATTTTAGCGATCTCTTTCTTATGTAATAATAATTTCTTTTCACGATTTTCATCATGAACTTCAATTTTATGAGACCATTTGTAACGAGAAACTTTTAAGTTTTTAATCCATAACTCACCAGACTTAAAGTAAGCATACGAATCAACTAAGGTAACATCACCTCTTCTGATAGATTTAACTTCACTACCTGTTAAAATAATACCGCAATCAAATTCTTCAATTACATCAAACGAATATCGAGCCTTTCTATTACTTACTATCATATATTTTTTATACAAAAATAAACAAAAGTTTTATAAGGGGCTACATTATTTAATATATAAATAATGAAAAAGTGTAAATGGTGTAATAAAGAATTGGTTGATAAAAGATCTGACTCTCTTTTTTGTAGAAGATCTTGTAAAGGAATGTTCAGTAGAAAGAAAAAAATAGAAAATGAAAAAAGAGATAGAAAAGTTTAAGTCTATACACGGTGATGCTTATGACTACTCATTAGTTAATTATATTAACAATATAACAAAAATAGAGATAATATGTAAGATTCATGGCGTTTTTGAACAAACACCACATCATCATAAACGAGGTGGTGGTTGTGGTAAATGTACAAAGGGTGCGCCATCTTTATCAAAGGATGATTTTATCAAAAAGTCGGTTAGTAAACATGGTAATTTATATGATTACTCATTGGTGAATTATATTAATAATAGGACTAAAGTCGAGATAATTTGTACTAAACACGGAATTTTTAACCAAACTCCACAATCACACTTAAATGGTAGTGGATGCTCAATGTGTAATGTGAAATGTATAAAAAATGATGAATTAATAAAAAGATTTAATGATAAACATAATGGTTCTTATACTTATCTCCTCTGTGAAGAAAGATATAAATTGTCGGACTTTATAGATATCAAGTGTGAAATTCATGGTGTGTTTACACAAAGAATATCAAACCATCTTGTATCTGGTTGCCAGAAATGTGGTGGATTTGTATATGATAATGATGATTTTGTAGATAAATCGATTAAAGTACATGGTGATAAATATGATTATAGTTTATCAGTATATAAAAACTTCAAAACTGATGTTAATATAATATGTAAAAAACACGGAATTTTTAAACAAAAACCTTATTTACATACATCTGGATCAGGTTGTGCTAAATGTAATGAGTCAAAAGGTGAAAAGATTATATCTTGGTTTTTGACTAAAAAAGGTATAAAATATGAAACACAAAAAACTTTTGATGATTGTGTTTATAAGAAAAAATTAAGATTTGACTTCTATTTACCCGAATATAATACTTGTATAGAATATAATGGTATTCAACATTATGGAGAAGTTAAAGCTTTTGGAGGACATTCTTATTTATTAGATATTAAAACTAAGGATAATATAAAAGTTAATTATTGTAATAATATGAATATAAATTTAATAGTGATAAAATATACAGATTTTGAAAATATATCTAACATAATTAGTAATTATATATCATTATAATTCATTTAATGAAAATGTTTCGTTATCCGCTCCAAATCTATTTTTCATTAGTTTAGCAACTCCCTTATCAATCATAAAAGCCAAATCAGCAATATACATACTTCCACTCCCTCCCTTTAAATTTTGAGATGGTGTTACTTCTAATGAAGTGTATGTTGGTGCAGTAAAAATTACTTTTAATCCACATTCTACACACTCACTTCTTAACTTTTCAACTATTTGATTTAATTGTATTGATTTATATACATCACTTTTTTGTAAATGTGGTAAATCGTTGTAATCAATCAATATGTATTTAAAGTTTATTTTTGATAAATCTTCCGAATCATTTAGAATAGAATCTAATCTAATATCTCTTATCTTTTGTTTAAGACTACCATTAAAAGAAAAAGATGGATCTATTTCTCTTAAATCAATATATGATAATTTAGAAATAAATTCATTTTTTAAATTTTTATCATTTGAAGTATATCCAATTGTAGTAAAGTTAGATTGATCTACTAAACTATATAAATACTCAATTGATTTCATAAAAATTAATTTAAATGGTTATTAATTAATTCTTCTATTTTTTCTTTTGTTACATTTCCTGTATTTCTCTCAACTATTTCACCATCTTTATAGACAAGTAAAGTTGGAATATTTCTTATTCCTAATTCTCTAATTAAGTCTTTGGCTCCATCAGCATCTAATTTACCAACACTTAAACCCTTTTCTTTGTACTCTGAAGAAATTTGATCTACTAAAGGACCAACAACCCGACACGGTCCACACCACGTCGCTAGAACGTCAACTAATACCAAACCATTTTTAGTAAAAGACTCATAGTTTTGTTCATTTAATTCAGTAATATAAGCTATCATAATTTTATTTTATTTTTTATTTATATCATTTAAATATAAAAAAGTTTATTATACAAGGGAAGCACCACCATTTTAATAACTACCAGTTTATAAAATATGGAAAATTTAACTTGTGAAGTTGCTTATATCTATGGATTGGTTGATCCTAGAAATGATGAGATAAGGTATATTGGTAAAACAATTAATCCACATTCCAGATTAGAAAGTCATTTAATAGAGTCTAAAGATATAAATAAAAAAAATTATAGAGTTAACTGGTTGAGAAAATTAACATCAATTGGTTTACATCCCAAAATAACCTTTTTAAGAACATGTCCATCTCATGAATATGAGAAGTATGAGACTGAGTATATAAAAATTTATTCTTGTAATAGATTAACTAACTCTGATGAAACTGGACAAGGCAATACAAATCGCAAGAGAGAAGTTTTAGATAGACAATCTGAAAACTCTGGTAAAAAAGTATATCAATATGATTTAGATGGTAATTTCATAAAGGAGTTTAGAAGTGCGAGAACAGCCGCTTCTGAATTAAATCTAAATCATGGTAATATATCAAGATGTTGTAATGGTAAGTTTAAACACACAGGGGGATATATTTTTAGATATGAAATGAATAGTGATATAAAATTAGAAAACCCCAATGCTGTTAAAAAAATAGTCATTGAGGTTGATTATAATGGATTGGAAATTAATAGATGGTTATCTATTATGGATTGTTCAAGAGATACAAAATTAGATCAGGGTAATATTAGTAGAGTTTGTAATAATAAATTAAGAAGTATTAAAGGTAGATTTTTTAAATTTCTTTAATTTTATTCTCTAAGTTTAGAACTTTTCTAACTTTACCTTTAGTATCATTAACAATTTCTTTTCTAACCGATAATTCCAATAATAATTTCTCACTATCATCAATAATATCAGGCATTTTAAACCCCTCTTTTTCTAATAGAGAAATTGCTATAATTGGATCATCAGAAAACTCATTAAATAAAGTTTTAATTATATTTAATTGTTCTGATAGAGTGTAACCATTGAGTGAGTTTATTGCTCTTGTGTTCTCAACAAGTCTTTTAAGTAAATCTAAATCTTCTTTACTCGGTTGACAATCTATATAATCTTCTGTGTTAAAATTATAAGACTTCCATATTTTTTTAATCTCTTCATTTTCATAAACATTTCTTATATAGAATAAGAAGTTCTTACAAGTTTGAATAGATGTTATATCAGAGTCACTCCAATATTCAAATCCTTTATCAACCATGTTTATAACATCAAATAATACTTTTTCTTCTTTAACATATTTAACTGGTATCAATTTATATAACTTATCATCAGAATTAAACATAGTTTTTATATACATCTCATCATCTAAACACCTAACTATATTAAAGTAATTACTTAACTTATCTGAGTATTTTTCAAATATTTCATAATATCTTTCTTTAAACATTCTTTTTGAAACATCTGAGAAATAGTAACTATTACTGATTACATAAGACAGGATCTTATACTCAAATTCATCTAATTCACAACCTAATTCATCAGACTTTTTAATTATTCTGATAGCAGTATGTGATGGTGTGGTTAAGTTAACTATCTTCAATTCACCGGTTTTCAAGAAATTCTCAAACTCTTTAGTCCAATAAAATTTATCTTCATCAATTGAATAACCAACTGCTGTACAATTTATATCAAATGAGTCTATAATAAACTTTGGATCTTCGATATTTGAATCGTATTCTATAATATTAAATATTCCGTCTTTTTCAGACGATGCGATTGAATAGAAATTTTTTGTGTAAGTACTCCAGTTTATACCAGTATAATCTTCATAAGCTTTAATATCATCAACTTTATATCTATAAAGACTATCTCTATCAACATTAGAGAATTTATCTATTTTATTTCTAAAAATAAAAACATCAATATCATTTACAACTGCTTTTTTACCGGAAACTAATTCCCACGCAATATTAGCAATAGAACCACCAGCAATAAATCCTGTTTTTGGAATACCCCAAGTATCTTTAATTATTTGTAGAGCTGATCTACAAAGACTTTCTATATTCATTTTAAAAGTTTTATGAGTTTACTATCTCTTATTTCTTCTACTTTTGTGAAGAAACTTTTATCTATACAAAATTTATCAGCATGGATTTTAGAAGGGTTTTCAAATATCAGAAGTTTTTCTTCACCATCTTCAAAAGTATCCAAAACCATTAATTTTTGATTTCTATCAATACCAAATGACTCTAAAAGATTTTGACTGTCCTTTTTGAAAAGACGGTCAAAACCAGTACAGATAACTATATCACCAATATTAAAATCCATTATTTAACTGTATCAATACAATTTCTCCATCTACGACCTTCATAAACTTCATCAATTTTCTTAAAGTCGTTTTTAGTTTCACCAATAAGAATTGACCTACCATTTCTTATTTGTGATTTGATTGTACTTAGGTTTTTACCTAATTGATCAGAGATTTCTTTGTAAGACATTTTTCTAATCTCTCTCATTTCAATGACTGTTTTATATGGTTCTTTTAATTTAGATATTTGTTCTATCATAATAGAAGCCTTAATATCATTAGACTCATATAATTCTAAATTAGTTTGATAATCTTCAGGTATAAAATCTTTCATTGTTGTACCTTCATCATCATACTCTGTATCAAGAGATACATTTCTTTTATCATTTTTGATTGCTTGAAGAGCAAGATTTTTAGCTATAGTGAATAGCCAAGTTGAAAATTGAGCTTTTTCATCATCATACTTATCAATCTTTTCAAAAGCTGTTAAGAACGAATCTGTTGCTATGTCTTCTGTTTTTTGAGGATCATTACACATTTTAGAAGTGTAATAAATTAATTTTGGATAATACTTTTTGTAAAGAGTTGAAAAATCTTTACCTGTTTTTTCTACGAAAAACTTTTCTTGTTCTGAGAATAAAATGTTTTCTTTCATAATTGCCGTTAAAATTTTATTGACTGCCGTCATTGCCTTATATTTATTCATAACTTAATCCCCTCTATGAGAAGACCAAGTAATATTATACTTATTTATTTATAAAAAGTTTACTACTTTTATAAATTTTTTTGTATATTAACGGACATATTTAGTCTTAGCAGTCATTGTGTTTAAATTCACAATTATATTATAATCCCAACCAGTAAAGGTTAATTTATTATCATCTTCATAGTATCCATTTGACTGATAAACGTTTAGAAAGTAAATTTTCTCATCTTTCTTAATTAAGAAAGAGTCTTCATTTTCAAAAACTTCAATACCATTATCGAGAGTTTCAACTTTCTTAAATCTCATAATTTCATTTTCATTGAAATCATATTCTTTTTGATAATCAAAAATCTCATTAAATGAGTCTTTTTCAATTTCCAATAAATTAATATTATCATCTTTTTTCAAGTTGATAATATTTGGGTTGTTCACTTCTTTTGGTGTAATAGCATTATCACCAACTGGGACATAATCATCCCAACTATCAAAATCTAGCTCCATTTTATTTTGTTTTTAATTAATTCCTAAATCACCTAATTTTTCATCTCTTCTTTTTGAAATAATCATTGAATAAACTTTTCGTAAAAAGTCATCAAAATGATCATCTTCCATTACTCCATCAGATATAGATACATCTAAATCTTTTTCCATTTTCATAATAAGATCTATAACGTCATAAATATCAATATCTGTAAGATTATTTATATCATATCCAATCTCTTTTATTTTGGATTCAATATCATACTTTTTATCCACTATTAACTCAACCAATTCATCAACGGTCTCAATTAATCTTATTTCAGATCTAGTATATGATTGTACTGTTACCTCATGAGGACCATTTTTGAGTTTATTAAGCTCATCAATGTTTATATTGATATTTGGTGGATTTACACTCATTATTTATGAAAATGTATTTTTGGTATTGTTTTGATAATCTCTACTGTGTGAGTGATGATGTTCTCATTATCCATGTGTTCAAAATGGTCGAAAACAAGTTGTTCAGCTTGTCCAATCCCATCAGCCTCAACTAAAACAACGGTCGAATATTTTTCAATTGTTCCTAATTGGTGGTGCTCCTCAACTACATTGATAGCAACCGTGTACTCATTGTGTGTCATATTACTTAATTTAAAATTTTATCTATTTTTTCGTCTCTTATCTCACCAATGAAATGAGAAAGCATAGTATTTATATCCGAGTCAATAAGATGTCGGTTCGATAAAATACTCATTTTATTTATATATTCAAAGAAATTAAACTGATTTCTCTTAATATCTTCTAAGTCTATATCTAATTTATCACAATCCGAAAAAAATGAATTTTTATAATCTGGATAAATATTATTTACATATTTTTCTGATATACTCAATTTTCTACCAGTTATAACATCTTGTGGACTTTTATTCACAAACTCGTTTGTTATTATATCATTTAGTGACTTACCAACTTCTATATAACCAATCTCACCATTAAGAATAACTGAATAGAAATATCTAGTTCCAATACTCTTAACTTTAGATGCGATTTTAGAATTATCAAATTCTCTTTTGTAAAGCCAAATTTTATTTGATAGTTTACCATCTAAATCATAGTATATTTTACTATCAATATAGACGTATCTTGTCGATATATTCAAGTCAAAACTCTGACCGTTCCATATCGGTAAGATCCTAAACTCTTGATTATTTTCAATTTTAAATTTCATACTAATTATCAAAAAAGAAACAACATCTAACAAAAGATGGATTTGTATCCAACTTACTCATTTTATCCAAAGTGGATTTAAAATTTGGAAAATCAGTCCAATCATACTCTAATAACTCTTTTAAAGTAAAGTATGAGTGTGAGTGACCGTCACCATTCCATTGTTCACACATATACTTATATCCAAAAGAAGCATCTTTTGGAATTCCTCTTGGATCTGAGATAGCATTATATTCTCCGTAACCTCTAACATCAGCTAATATTGAAAATAAAGAGTAGTTTCTACCAGAATAAAAACGTTCTTCATATAAGGTGTTCCAATACTCATTAAATCCATCAGTTTCTATCTCCCAACTATCAGCAGATACCCATCTAAAATGAGATGGACTTTCATCTAAAATCTGATTTAATCTCAAATCTCTTTCTTCTGAAAGATCTCTTGGACCTTCATAATCATTAGAATCTGTCCACCTCTCTACAAAAAAATGACAATCACACCCCACATTATTTATTTTTATAGTAATTTAACATATCTTGATATTTTTCATATTTTCTATCTAAATGAGTGGTTGTTTCATCATACAACCAATCTAAAACCTTAATTATTTGTCTATTACCTCTTAGATAAACTGAATATATCGACTTCATTTTTCTTAATTTAATATTAACATTATTTTTAGAAAGTATTAATTGTAAAGTCTTCATCAAATCATAAGAACCAACAATGGAAAAAGTATATCTTCTATAATTTTTATCCATTGAGTAAGTCAAACAACCATCACCATCAAAAATACCTTTTATAAAAAATCTATCAAATTCCGAATCTATATTTGGATAAGTAACAATTTTGCTTTTTCTCTTAACTAATCCTAAACAATCAACATCAGATAATAACTTTTTATCTTGTATTGTTAGATAAAAAATATCTTTACCGTTTATTATATTTTTCTTTTTTCTAACCGGCATATCACAATTTACATAAATTTTATCTCTCAATTTTTCCAAATGTCCCTCATCTTGTATATCCACTCTAATAAACTTACCACTATTATAACCATCAGCCATCAAAAAACCCAACCAATAAGCTTTATCTTCCGAATCTATTACTTCAAAATAATCTTTGTTTATCAAATATTTTCTATGAGTCTTTTTAACCTCAATATTATTAACTTTTAACCTGTTTGTTATAGTAGCGACATCAACATTAAAAAGTCTTCCTATTTTACTAGCACTAAAATTCTCTTCGGTATAAAGTCTAATAATCTCTTTTTCATCAATTTGTTTTTTCTTTCCCATATCTTATATATTAAGATATGGGTTGTTCATTTCACCTTACCTTAGAATTATCTATTTGATACTATCTATTATTTTAATAGATCCTCTAATTGTTCAACAGTAATAACTTCTACTCCCAAATCAAGAGCCTTTTTCTCTTTAGAAGAACCAGAACCAATCGCTTTCATAACTAAGTGTGTTGTGTTTTTACTAACACTACCACCAATTTTACCACCACGAGATTCAATAACCTCTTCTAATTCTTTTCGACGAACTCCTGTGAATACAAACTGCTTACCTTCTAAGTCATTAGAAACTTGTACTACTTCAACTTTCTCAGAAATAGTAACTGGTAAATCAGAAATAAACTCGAAGAACTTATCATAATTATCAACATAAGTTTTAGCAGAAATCTCAGCAAATCCTTCAATTTCCATAACTTTTCCAACAGTAGGTTTTTCATTGAAGTGTTCTAACAGAGCTAACTTTTTACTTCCTAATCCAGAGAAGATGCCAGTAGCGTGTTGTAATTTAGATAATTGAACACCAGTGATAGACTTTTGAATTGAGTCATAAACAATTTTAGCTTTACGTTTACCAAAACGATCAATCTTTTCTAAGTTTTCTACTTTAAGATTTAAAATATCTTTAATAGTTTTATAACCAGCATCCCACAATTGTGTGATAACACCTTCTGAAACATTATCAGCTTCTAATATCTCAAAGAAAGCGATATTCTTTTTTAATTTTTGCTCTTCTGTTTCAGTTAATGTGATTAACTCAATACCAGCCTCATTCCAATCAATCTCAACACCTTCGATAGTTGGTAAAACAAATTCAACTGTTTCTAATACGTCAGCAATAATTGGAATAACCATACCACTACGTTTAACAACAACTTTAGCACCAACTCCCAATCCCATATCTTTTACGAAACGAGCGTTATTACCAGTTACATTAGATACAGTAACTCCGTCTAATTTAACAGGTTTGATATGTAATACCGGTTTTAATAAACCTTGTTTAGAAATATTCCAAGTAATACCAATTACTTCTGTTTCAGCTGATTGCTCGAAACTTGGGTGTTTGAATGCTCTTGCGAATACTGGGTTACCTGATGAAGTTTCACGACCTAATGATGATTGTGTTGCTAAGTTATTTACCTCTAAGATAATACCATCAATCTCATATTCTTCAGACCATTCTTTAAATAAAGAGATAAGTAATTCTTCTGTTAAATCTAAAATGCCACAAACATGATAAGGTACTTTTACTTTTTGATTCTCATTTAATTCATCTAATATTTGTTGTTTAGTGGTGAAATGATTTCTGAATTTTGATGATGGAATAGCACCATATTTAATAAAGTTACAATCTTTTAAAGCTTCTCTCGCATCTGGTGAGTTGATAAGACCAGCCACGAAGTTTCTTGGGTTAGCATAATCATTTGAGTATTTATCGATAAATACTCGTTTAGGCATAATAACTTCACCATAACTATGTGAGAAAGTAATAGGTGCGAAAGGATCTATATCATTTTCAATGTCATATAACTTGTTTCCTATAAGTTTATAGTGTTCATTTGATTTTTGACCATAAACACCATCTCCACGAGTGATAGCATCACCGTTGTTTTCTTCATCTTTACATAAAGAAAGACCATCATATTTAGGTGTACAGATAATTTCAACAGAGTTTGGGATAAGTTTAAGACGTTGCCAGTCTTTAATTTCTTCTAAAGACTTAATTTTGTTCATAGAAGCCATTGGAATAGGTAGACGAGTTTTTCTCGTTTCGTCAAGAATTTCATGTCCTACAACAGATAACAATTCATCATCTGGTGACATATCAGATAACTCTTCTACAAGAATATCATATTCTTTATCAGACATAATTGGTTTTCCAATTCTATATGCCTCGTTTGCTTCTTTAATCTTATTCTTTAATTGTTCTATCATAATACAAATATAATAAAATTATTATTAAATTCTTAATTGATTTAATTTATAATCTCTAGTTTCTCTAATCTTTTCTACTCCTTTTAAGTGTTTTAGTTTAGTTTTATATGAAGCTGCGCAAGACTTTGAACAACAAAGCCCCCATCCTCTTTTCAAATTTCTTTTATCTGGTATAAAACTAGATTTACAATAAAGACAGAATGACTCTTCTTTTTTACTTTTAGCTTTATCAAATAAATTCTTCATTCTACAAATATATGAAAAATTTTACATGAAAGAAAGCATTTTTTTAATATATACTAAAAAATCAAATAGAATAAGATGCCAATTCAAAGTTCTTTTCCTAAAGTAGCTGATCAGATATTAAACTTTAATAAAAATATTGTTGATATATTATCAAAGATAAATTCGATAACTACAACAACTGATCCTACTGTAAGTCTTCAAATATTTAATGAAAATGGTGTATTAAAAAACTATACACTACCTAGTATTAATTCACTTAAATCTGAAATTGATAGACTAAATAATAATATCAATTCACTTTATAGTATTGATGTAACTGGTTCACTAATTCAAACTTCACCTAACTCATTTAAACGAGTTATAACAGTTGACTTAAATAGAGAGCCTAATCCAATTAGTAGTTTAGGTTCAATAACAACTTTTAATACAACAAATAATTGGTTTTTTGACTCTATGTTAAATCCGATGTTAAATATTGAATTAGACTTAACTGGTCAAATTGAAGATAATGTTAGAAAAGTACAAATAAGAAGATATATTGTTGAATTTGCTAAAGATAGTGCTGGAAACTTTACTAACTTAGGTCAATCAGCTTTAAATAGTTTTAATACTTTATTTAGAGGTAATACAAATATTAATATTACTGATTTTGAAAATTGGCATAGAACAACACCTGGTGTTGTGGATCCATTAAATCCACGTATTGATGAGCAAGTATTTGATTTAGATCCTAATGAATTATTGTATGAAGGTCAATTCTCGGTTTTAAGAGTTGATGAGGATAGAATTAATAGAAAACTTTGGTATGTTTTAAACACATTAGATTATCTTGATATTTCTCTGAATCAAATTCAACAATTAAAAATTGGTAGTGAACTTATTGTTAACAGAGCTCAAACATCAACAAAGTATAGAGTTACTGAGATATCAACAGCTGATACTAGTCCAAGAATAAGAGTTGAGAGAGTTGAAGGTTTAGAGGCTATTCCAATTGGTGTTGGAACTATGAAGATATATTCACCAATTGTTTATAAAAAGTCTGTTAGAGTTAGTATTGGTTATAATGAAAGAAATATAATATTTGCTAAACCAATAAATACTGAAAATCATTTACTTTCGAGAGAATGGTCTTTTGGAACTGGATATTGGTCAAATGATTTAAGATTAAGTGCTAATTCACCAGATGATGGTATAACAATGGAGCAGTTTTATATTGACTATGTTTATGATTATGGAACAGTTTTACAAGATTTAGTTGCTAAGAAAACACCTAATAAATTGGCTGGTACTCCGGTATCACCTACTCTTAATGCGACTAACTTTAAAGTAGTTCAAATAAATAAACATTTAACTGATACACCAGATGCTAATTTGATTAAACAAAAACATAATTATCAACAAAGTTTAAAATCTCAATTAGAGCAAATATCTAAAGGTATTATATCTAGAAATAGAACTTCTAAAGTATCAAGATTTAAATCAGAATCTCTAAGAGTAGAAGCTCAATTTGAAATAGAAGAATTGGGTAGAAAAAGAGATAGTATATCTAACTTATTAAATTCCACTACGAGAGAAATTTTAGATCTTAGTAGAACAAGTTTTAGTGAAGTTCAACCTGTATTTAGAATTAGAGGTTTTTGGAGTATACCAGAAGCTGTAATCACTAGAAGTACTAAACCACAAGAAATTGTACAATTTAGAGTTCAATATAGATATTTAAGTAAGGATGGTAAAGAAACACCGGTTGAAACTTTCTCATTAGATAATACACAAACAACAGCAGCTTTCTCAAATTGGAATGAGTTTAAAACAGATGCTAGAAAACGAGTTTTTGACGCTGCTACTGGTGGATATACTTGGCAAATAGAAGATGTTACAAGTGCTGATACACCAAATATTAACCAAATAGATATTCCAATTAGAGCTAATGAGAGAGTAGAAATTAGAGTTAAATCTATTTCAGAAGTTGGATGGCCTGAATCACCAGTTGAGTCTGAATGGTCGGAAGTATTAACTGTTGATTTTCCGGATGATTTAAATAATGTTTTAAATGAAAATCAATTTATTTTACAAGAGGCTACCAAAGAAGATTTAAAAGTTTCTATGAATAGAGAGTTATCAGCTAAAGGTTTAGATGAACACCTTTCTGATACAGTTACTATAAATAATAAAATCTTTCATCACGATTCTGATAAAATATTATCTGGATTTAAAGATGAGAATGGAGTAGCTTTAGATTTATTTGAGTATTTACAAAAACTTGAAAATAGAATTAAAACACTTGAAGAAAAAATTACAAGAGCTAAGGGTGAACTTGAAGTTGTTGTACTTAGAAATAACCAAGAATATCCTGTTAAAAATGGTACAGAAATAACATTCAATATTGAGTGTGAAGATTATTTACAATTATTTAAAGGAACTGGTATACCAACTGGTAGAGTTTATGCTAATAATATTTATGTTATTAAAGATTTTCTTGTTAAATTAAGAAATAAATCAGCTGACTCACCACTTGGATTACTTTCAAATAAAACATATTTGAATAATGCTTCTGTTTATAACTCAAGTGCACCACAAATATTTTGGGTAAATGATAGAGATGAGTTGATTACAACTGAAACAACAGGACAAACAAGAACTCAGTTAAACTATCAGTATCTTTGGAGTGTTAATTACGATTCAATTACATCAAACTCCGTTCAAAAGCTTTCTGAAAATATTGGTAATACATTTAATAATATTGGTAATAACTCTTTAACATCTGTTTTGGGATCTACTGAATTTAACTTAGGATATTATGAAACAACACCTTTGAATTTTGTTGGTAATAATAAATCTGTTTTAGATAGATCTAAGTGGATAGATAGAGCGGTATCGGTTAACTCAACAACTAAATTATTAACATCTGTTCATCCAGTTATTAAAAAATTAGAAAACATTGTTGAAACAAATTCTGATCAAGTTAAAAGTATTTCACCTGGAGAAGCTAATTCTGTTATAATACCAATTAATATTTATTTTAAAATGAATGCTTTGGATAACAACCAACCTGGTTTAAATTACCAATACATAAATTTGAACAAAACAAGAAATACTGTTAAACACGTTAAAAAAGTTAAATTTTTACTTGATAATGAGGCTGATGGTAAAGAGTTTACGTTTACAATTAAGTTTAATATAAACAGAAGTAAAGTAATTAATTATCAACCAGACTTAAACATCGCTCCTTATATACAAAGAGGTGTAAATACAGATTTTGATATATTATCAAGTAAAGCAGCTAGATTTACTGATTTTACAAATACAAATTTCATATAATAAAAAATTTATAATAAATGAAGAGTTTTGGTATTTTAAGAACAAATGTGGGTTTAACAACAAATGTTAAAATAATGGTTGATAGTCAATATAATCTTTCATTAGATAGTATTGATTCTGTTCCAGAATTGAAAAATTCTAAATATAAAAAATTATCATTTAATAAGAATAATTATTATGATGAATTAGTTCCATATTTATGGAAAGATTTACCATCTCAAATAGCATACTCTATTAAATATGATAATGATAATAGCACAATGAGTAATGATTTTTCCAATCAATACGATGAGATATATCAATATGGCGCCAGAAATATTATAGATAATAAAAATTACTCAGAAGAGTTTGAGTATTTTGCACCACTTTATTTAATAAAAGATAAATTACCAAATGGATTTATAATATTTAGAGTTGATGGTCCTGGTCTTTTAGACTTAGATAGATTTAATTTTAAAAGAGAAATTATTAATAAATTTAAAACTGTTAAATTATTTGACTTTAGTAAAAAGACAAATTTAGGAGAGTGGTTAAATAATAACTTTGTTGATAACGATTTTTTTCCTGAATCTCCATTTGAAATGAGTTTTGATAGACTTGAATTCAGTGAGTGGAATGGTATAGATTATAAATCTGGTGGATATACAACTAGATCTTTGTTTTTAGATGATTTTTTAGAAAAGGAAAATGAGATTTTTGAATTTGAAAAATTCGTATTTGATAACTATAAAGAATCAGGTACTATATTTCCTAATATATTGAACTTTTCATTCTTATTTGATGATACCCCAGCGACTGGTGATTTATTGAGAAAATGGTCTATTAATAGATACTATGGATTTTATTTAAATGGAATGGATTTAGTTAAAACTATTTCTCCATATTCTACACCAAAATTAAAAAACGGAGTTAAAGTATTAATTGGTAATGTTTTAGAAAGTGTTGATAACCTATCACCTTTTATAGATGGATGGGATTCCAATAAAGAATATTACATTGAGTATTTAGGTCAATACTATAAAGTTGAAAAATTTACACAAGATATTAGATATAGTCTTTTTAACTCTAGAGTTAGAATTCCTTTAAACTTTAGATTTTTACCAAAAGTTGGATCACGTGGATCAGGCTTATTTGGTAGAACAGTTAATTCAATTCCAGTTTCGAGAAATTTATTCACCGATGAAATAATTACACCAATTGTTGATAAGTGGAGAATAATATCTTCAGTGGATCTATCGGGAAAAGAAAATTTACTAAATAAAAATACTGCTATAATTGATTCCAACAAAAGAATAGTTGATTATAGTGGTAATAAGATAGAAATAGATGATTTTGAACTAGCAGATGTTTGGATTATAGAAATTGATGGGGTTTATCATAATATAATAAAAGAAGATGGTTATTTAAAATTGAATACTGATTATGAATTTAATTTTAAAGAAAATACTTATACTTATTGGATTAATAAAAACGATCCTTCTTATACTAAAGAAGTTAGTTTTATATTAAATATAGGAGAAACTCCTAAAAAGTTTAATATTTATAGACTTAATTTTACTGATATTAAAGATTTTGATGATAGGATTGTTGATACTGAATATTCTAAATTTGAGTATGAGAAGAGAGATGAGATCACAAACACTGATGAAACAAAAATGTATTTTATCAATCTAAACGAGAGTCCGGCTTCTCCAGAAGACTTTGTGTATAAAAATGAAACTGAGAATATACCAATCTCATCTGAATATACGGCTAATCATGAGACATTTAAAATACAAGACAATGACTTAACACCTCTTTGGCGAAAAAACTCTGTATATTGTAGATGGGTTTACAATAACTCATTATCAGCTAATGACTATCCATATCTATTAAATAATTCTAAATTATTTGAAAGATTTAATAGAACTGCAAATACTTATGATGCTGACTTAATTAGAAGTGAAAGAACATTAGATTATTTTTATACAATAAATTCATCTACCTTTTCTTATCTACATCATACATTACATGTTGAGAACAATAATAATAATGGTATTGATTTAAATTTCTTTTTTGATTTTGATAAATATTTAGGAAAAGATACGTATGTAACTGGTACAAATTCTGTAAATCTATACAATTTTGATTACTTTAAGTGGTTTTTTGAAAGAAAAACATCATTCTTAAATAATACGTTAAAGAAAAATGTTGTTAAGTATTCTTTATTTAATAGAGGTAGTGAAGATTATCCAAACTCAACTTTATTCAAGGGTATTAAATTTAGTTTATATGATGTTCAGGATATCAAAAAGAATAATGACGGTAATATTGATGTTATAAATACTAGAAATACAAATAATTATGAAGACTATAAATTTAGTATTTTACTAACTTCGGATAGTAATAACATGGAGTGGGATATTATAGAGAATTGGGAAATGGAAAAAGCTTATGCTACCGGATCGATAGTCATTTATGATGATATATTATATCAATCTTTGGGTTATAATCAAATAAATGAACCATCTTATACATATAGATATTCTACATTACAAACTTCTGGTAGTGTAAATATTAAATCTAGTCCTTACTCAACTTTAATAAATACAAATGGTGTTAAAGTAACTAATATTTTAACCGATTCAAAAAGAGATCAATATTGGTCATATTATTCAAATGAAAATTCCCCATTTTGGAATCCTTATAGATCTTTATTATCTGGATTAAGTCCCGATGTTAATGGAGTTTCTAAATATACTGACAATACAATTATTTATAATAGTGGTGAGTGGTATATAATAAATTCAAATACATTCTCAAGTGTTGACTTTTGGAATCCTTATAAGAGTTTACTATTTGGTGGAACTGGTAGTCATGCTAATGATTTTGTTGGTGATGAACAAAAAACACAATATGGTACTTTAAATGGATACAACAAAGGTTCTATTGTTATTTATAAGGGTGATTATTATGAATCATTAATTGACTATAACTTTCAAAAACCTGATTTTAATCAAGAAATAAGAGTCTATTCAAATCAATATTTTGAATATGAGATAAATGAAGATTTTATAAGTCCGGTCTCTAAAAGTGGTATGACCTGGACAACAAATTGGAAGAAAATTGAATCTCTTCCAACATCTATAAATCCTAAATGGTTAAAAATATCAGTTTGGAATCCAGGAACAGTATATGATTATAACTCATATGTTGTTCATGATGATATTGTTTTTGTTGGTACTTTTTCAAATCCAGAAAATCAATTTATTAAAAATAATGAAGAGCCTGGTATATCTCTATATTGGAAAAGAGTTTATAGTATGGAACCTGATACTAATTTTGTTTATGGAACCTCATCAAATCCTTATATAATAATGAATGATGAAATATATAAAATTAAGTCAAATCCAAATAAAAGTACATTAGAAAATGGTATCAGAATTTATGTTAATAAAAAATGGAAAAATGTTTTAGTAAATATTGTTGTAAATGATAATACACTATCAAATTTAGAAAATACTGATAGAGATGATCTTTATAAATCTATCTATTCTAAATTATCTGCTAAAAACTTTATAGATTCTATAAATAATTTAACAAATAAATATGATTTTACCGACTATGTTAAATATATTGTTATTGATGAGAATTTAAATATTAAGGAATATGACTATAATAATATTGAACAGTTACCATTAATTATATTTGCTGATAAACCAAGATCAACTTATTTTAAAATGAATTCTTTATTAAAATATCCTATAAATGTCGAAAAGTTAAAATCAAAAAAGAATTTAAATAATGGATTTATAGATAATTTATATAATTTAAATTACTATAATCAAACACCAGTTGCAACGACAATAGTAGAGAATTTGAGTGAGACACCGGTATTATCTTTTATGCACGGTATTAGAAATCAAGTTAATAGTTATGTTTATAGATTTAGTGGTAATTATATGCCACTATTTTATGATATTGAGTTGTTTAAGAAGGATAATAGTACAAATTATAATGAGATACAATTCATATTCTATACTGAAATAGATGATGAGTTTACATTTACATTTGAAAAAGACGGAACTATTGTTGAACAAAACTATAATATTAAAGCTAATTCATATTATAATGATATTATGAATATTTTGTATAACCAAAGTCTTTTTTCAGGAGCTGGATTTATATTTGAAGTTCTAAAAAAAGATGATAGTTATATTGATAATACTACTAATCAGAATTATGATGTTTTATCAGTTAAATATAAGTCATCATTTGGGAATTTGAAGATTTCAGCAAAACAAACGGTTCCTACTTTGTTATTTGATATTTCAAATAGTTATTCCGATTCAAATATTACTTTTGTTTTATCAGCAACTTCTGGTCATCCACCATACGAGTATGCTTTTGGTTACAAATCTGGTACTTATAGCTCAGCATTATCATCATTTACTAGTACTGTTACTTATACAGCTGATAAAACATTTGCTCAAAATAGTAATGATACTAAGATTTACTTTGAGATTTATACCAAAGATTTTTATGGTATAACTTCTTCTAAGTCAATATATACAATAAACTCAAATACTGAAACAACAACAGTTGATAGTACTTTTTATTATGAGTTCTTTTAAAATAAATATATAGATTATGTCAGCACCTGTTTTTTTCAGTCAAAGTAATTATTTAAAAAAAGAAAACTCTTACTATAACCCTATTTATGGTAATTATTCTTTTGATACAGATCTAACAGCATTTGGTGTTGTAAAAGAAAGAAAATTTAGAAAAATAAATAGAATACAGAGTGTTTTAAAATTAAAAGATGATAAGGATATTAAATCAATTTATCCAATGTTAGATGAATTTGGATATTCAGTAACTGATTTTTTTATATTTAAATCTACTTGGGATTATGAATATCATTTAGAAACATTTGAATCTACGAATCCATCATATACTTATGATTTAAGTAATCTAAAATTCTATAATAAAAATAGAAATAATTATGAGAGAGTTTTAATAGATTGGAGAGATAATTTTGAAATAAATACTGGTATTATCCCAACCGAAACTATTGATATTGGTAGACCAATTAGAAGTTTTAATATAAATAGAAATGATTATATATGAGAAGAAGTTACATAAGTCCTGAGTTTACACACAAAGATATAAATGGTAGTCTTAATATGGTTGAAGAAAGTAATTTCTTTGGATCCAAAATGCTTGAAATAGAAGACTCAATCTATATTGATGTACAAGATATTATCTATTTTCAAAACTCAAATGGTGAGCAGATTGACTTATCATCAGAACAAATATTGGATTCAAACATCTACTCTTCATCAACTTCAAAAAAAAATTATCACTTATTGGAGCTAGATCAAACTCAATCTACATATACTAGAGATAATGCAACCCGTTGGATCATAACTATTGATTTAAGAAATATTTTAATAGATTATATTTTTGCAGAAATGAAGAGATGGAGAACTTTTGAAGGCATTAAAAATAATATGACATTGAATAATGATGTTAATTCATCTCTTAAAAATTACATAAATAATAATGTACTTGATAGATACAAGATCAATAGAGTTGACTTATATGTTGAGAATAAAGATTTGAGAAGTCAAAATCTACTTAGATTTAAAAATAATTGGAATTCATCAGCGTTCAAACCCGAATTTCAAATGAAGAAACTTCAAACTGAAACTAAATTCGACGGAACATCAATAAAATTATTCTTTAATCAAGAAGTACCTAGTACACTATATAACTTTAACTACTATTTTAATTTATTATTCACTAAAATATAAAACTTACTAAGTACCCAAAATATAATATTTAAGTATGGAAAATGAAGATTTATATAGAAATTTTGTAATCTTATTAAAGATGTTCAAAAATAGACCTTTTCATTTAGCTAAATATTTAATAGAGAATTCTGCTTTAACAGAGGATTTTATTAAAAAAGTAATGAATAGCTCTTCTTTAAAAGAACTTATAGATTCAAATGATCCTAAACAAAAAAATCTTTTTTTGGATATAAATCAAATGAACAAATATTTTAATTCATTAACAGATGATATTAAAAGAATTGGTAATTCTAAGAATCCGGAAGAAATTGCAGCAGCACTTAATGAAAAGTTAGAAACTCTTATAAATGAAGAGAGATACGAAGATGCTGCGAGATTGAGAGATTATATGATTAAAAATAATATTAAAAGAATAAAATAATTTTTTAAACTTTTATATAAGTTAGTCAATATAATCATTAGTTAGTAACTTTTAAATTTATGAATATGATAAACAAAATCGGTAATGAAGAGTTAGATTATCTCTTCGAAGACAATACGTTTTCACCAAGAAAAAACAAAAACAGAAAAATAGACAGTAAATTATCAGCACTTTACGATTCTATTGAAATTAATGTACCTAAAAAGAATTCTGTGGTATCAGCAGTTTATGTTGGTAAAACATCAGAACAATTTTTATTTGAAGTTTCTGGTTATAAAGACTTCATCAGAATTGATAACAAGGGTAATGAAGAAAAATACCTTAAAAATGCTGAATTTGGTGATGTAGTTGATGTCTTAATCTATGATATTAGTGATAAAAACTTCATGATCAAAGGATCTATCGCGAACTTATACGAGTCAAGAGCTCACGCTAACTTGAAATCTCTTGAGGAAGGAGAATCGGTAACAGCCTATATTAAATCACTTAATCCAGCGGGATATGATGTTGATGTATTCCACGGTGGTGTTACTCTTCCTGGATTTATGCCAAATACGTTGGCTGGTATCAACAAATTATTTGATCCAAATTCTATTGTTGGTGAAACATTTGAAGTAGCAATTGAGTCTTACTCAGACCATGAAGGTACTTATATTGTTAGTAGAAGAAAATTCTTACAATCACTTATCCCAGCAGCTATTAAAGAACTTAATAACGAAACTGTTTACACAGGAAACGTTACAGGAACAGCTCCATTTGGTGTGTTTGTTGAATTTAACGAGTGTTTAACTGGTATGATTCACAAAGCAAATGTACACCCAGACTGGCAAGAAAAACTTAACGATATTAAACCTGGTTTTGAAATTGATTTTTATATCAAAGAGATCGTTAAAGATGCTAAAGGAGACCCTACAAGAGATAAAATCATCTTAACTCAGATTTTAAGAGAAACTCTTTGGGACACTATCAAAAATGGTCAAACATTAAAAGGTTCTGTTAAAGATACTAAACAATTTGGTACTTTAATTAATCTTGATGATGAGACAGTTGGATTAATTCACACTTCAGAAATGGAGAAATTGAATAAGAAATTCAATGTTGGTCAAGATTTAAACGTAAAAGTTTTATCTGTTGATCGTTCAAGTAGAAAAATATTCTTAACATTAGCTTAAGATTATTTAAAACTCTTTAAAAAACCTCTGAAACTTTCAGAGGTTTTTTTATATAAAATTTATGGAAAAAAAGTTACCCGATAGTTATGTACCTGATAGGTATTCTAAAGCATATCCAACTGAAATTGGTTCACAACCATTTGAACCCGATAATATTGAGTTGTTTAAACTTGATAAATCCAATAGATTAAAACATCATTATACTCAAAGATTTAACGAAATTAAATCTCAATATGAAGATTTGATGAATAGTATAAATTTAAATGAACGTATTTATAAATCTAAGTATAACTTTCAACCAATTGTTGGAAATAATTATTATCTTTATTCGAATGGTGAATATGAATTTTTATCTATTATATCACCAGAAGAATGGAAAAATAAATATGTATTCATTGGTAAGTATCAATTACTAACTGATGGGATGTGGCTTCAAATAAATGATTAGTACAATAGAAATTATAAAATCATCCTTAATAGAAATTAAAAAGTCTATTAAAATATTATTTTGTCGTCATCAAATGAGAGGTTGGGATATGAAGTGGTTTGTAGAAGATGAAACATCATACTTCTATGATAGATTTAATGGTAAAGTCTGGAAAGATGTATTTTGTCAATGTCAAAAATGTGGTGTTAAATATAAAAAATCTTTATTAGTTGGTAAGTTTGGTAAGTGGGAGCGTAGTAATTTCACACCAACTAATAATTCATATATTGAAGTTGAAATTATTGAATCCGGTAAAGAATCAAAAAGACAAAAAAGAGATAGAATACTTAGAGATTTACTAGATTAAACCACAATAACATGCTGACCTGGATATGTTGTGAAATTCGGTTTAGTCATTATAGTTATTATAGTTAATGTAAATTCCCATTCTCCTGGTTGAAGAATACAAACAATATTTAAGTTATTCTCTTTGTTTTTTATAACAAATCTATTAAAATCACCAGCTTTAACACCTCTTGTTGGATAATCATCCTCATTTTGATAGATATCAAATTCATCCTGCATTAAATCAATAGTAAGTTGCTCAATAGCCTTTTCAATAGTTTCTACTATATCATCATCTGTTATCTTATCATCCACACCATGTCTCCATTGACGATCTGATGTGTGTGTTGGTTTTTCAATCTCAACTCTAATCTCAACTGGTTGTTTTAAATAGCCAATCTCAACAGGTTTTCTAGCAGCCATAGCTCTTCTGTCTATATAAGGTCTACCTTTAAATGCTTCAAATAATTTAATATGTTTCATAAAATAAAAAAAATTCTTAATGTATATATTAAGAACTCAATTTACTTTTTTTATCCATAAGTAGGTTCGGAGACCTAAGACTATTTTATATATACAATAAAAAGTATATTTGAAAATGTATTATATTGTATATAAAATAAAAAATATATTGAATGGTAAAATTTATGTGGGAATACATAAGACCTATGATATAAACGATTCCTATATGGGATCCGGTAAAAATTTAAAATTAGACTTAAAGTTATATGGACGAGAAAATTTCACAAAAGAGGTATTATACATTTTTGATAATAGAGATGACATGATATTAATGGAAAAGAAAATTGTTAATAGGGAATTCATAGAACGAAAAGACACATATAATATTATACTAGGTGGTGGGTGGAGACCAAATAATGGTTCTATTTTAGTAGAAAATGAGATTGGTAAAAGATTTAGAGTTTCAAAAGATGATCCAGATTTTATATCTGGTAAATTAAAATCAACATTGAGTGACTTTATAATGGCAGTTGACTCAGATGGTAATAATTATCGCGTTAAAAAAGACGATCCAAGAATTATATCAGGTGAGATATTCTCAAAAATTAAAGGAAAGACTTTAATAATTGACAAAAATGGAATTAAAAAATGGGTTTCAGTAAATGACCCAAAATTCTTAAATGGTGAATACAAGCATATAACAAAGGATCGAGTAATAAGCGAAGAGACAAGAGAAAAATTTAAGAAAATTCCAAAAGGTGGTGGGAAAAATCCAATGTATAACAGAACATTTGTTACTAATATAGAAGATGGGAAAACTATAGCTGTATCTAAAGACGACCTATCAACCTATTTACAAAATGGATTTTACCTAGGTCGCCCAAAAGAAAAAACAAATAACCAATTAAACACCAAGTGGATTAAGAATGATATATTAAAAAAATCAAAACAAGTTAGTTTGGACCAATTAGATCTATACTTAAATGATGGTTGGTCATTGGGTAGAAAATTCTATTAATCGTGATCGTATTCATCAACATCAACACCATTTTTAGTTACTGTTATTTCTGTATGATCTCCATATTTACTTAGATAAAAATCATCATCAAATAATTGTAAAAAATCTTTAATCTCAGTAACTAAATTATCCAATCTTTCATCATAGTTTGGATTTTCAAACTCTACTCGATTATCATACTTTTTAGTTACTCTGTTCCAAGTACCCCAATTTGTTACTTTTATTTTTTGAATATTTTCCAATTCATCACAATAAACATCATTTACTTTTATGTAATCTGTGTTTGCTGAGAACACTGTCGCGTCCCCGTCGTTAAAATAGGGTGTGTATTGGTTCCAAGCGAATGACTCAATCACATCTGAGTTTTTAGTAAAAAAATCTTTACACCAAGAGTCAAAAAGATCTGATGAAGCATCATCCAATTCAGTTCTTTTAGACCTTAACTCCTTTTTAAGTTTTTTAAGGTTTTCTAGTTTTTCGTTTATTTCCATATTATATTATTTAATTGTTGTTAAAAAAATATCCAGGTTTTATATCAAAATTCTCATTTTTGTTGTTTGAACTTACTAATTCACACATTTTGAAAAAATAATCCTCTGGAAAGTTATTCTTCATTTTATTTATATCTCTATGTAACCATTGAACATTACCGACTATATATCCTTTATTACTATCAATTCTATCTAAAGTCGCGGTTTTGTATTTTTTATCACTACACTTTTCATTTAAATAAATTGGTATCTTTGATAAAGCACACTTTCCATCTTGTTTTAAAAATAAATCCCAAAGAAATTCAATAGTCAAATCAAAAGTCAATTTTCTATCTCTAGCATTTAATTTTATTGTTGTAAAAAGATCTGATGATAACTCACCACATCCTTTCCATGATTTGTGATTTTTACCTCTATTTTCAATATGATACTCATTTATACATCCTTTGCAATGACTTTGTGATCTTATTTGTGATGTTCTGAACTCATATACTCTACCACATTTATGTTCAGCTTTCCAATAACCTTTCTTTTCAGATCTTTCTAATAATTTAAATCCATTTATAACATCATTATCTTTCCACTTCATATTAGTATTTTATTTTTATATATAAAATACAAGATACTCCCTTTTATCGTAGGGTGTGTGTTGTTATTTGTTTGTTTCTATTAATTCTAATAAATCTTTAAGAGGCAACTCCAATAATCTTTCAAAATCTTTATTTTGTATTCCTAATTTTCGATCATGTTTTTCACATGCCCAATCAATAATTGATAATTTATGTCTATTAGGATCTAAAATTGACATTGCTAATGATTTAATTAAATCTAAATCAGGATTTTCCGAGTAGTCTAATTTTCTTGAAATCGGTTTATCAAAAACATTAAGTTTCTCATTATTTAATAATTCATTTAAGTTAGCATCTCTTAACTCCTGAGTAGTCATTTTTCTGAAATTCCAAGAGTTATATTTCATAACTCTCTTAACTCCAACAAACTTAATTTTATTCTCACTACTTGTGTAATTGTTACCAGTCCAACTTTGTACTTGTTTAGTTTTAGTATCTAAACTTTCAATTTTATAATAACCACCGTTTACAATAGTTTTATAGTTATCTGTTTTACAAACAAGTATATCACCAACTTTTAATTCTTCAAACTTTGCACTATCACTGATAAAAGTAGTCATAACGTTATTGATATCTGTTCTTGGAACATCATTACCATTAACATCAGTAAATTGAGTTACTCTAAACCATCCTTTAACTTCTTTTAAGACTATTCTACCCTCCATCCAACGATTTTGGTTAGTACCACTATTGAAAAGTTTATCAACTTCATAAGTAGAACCTTTAATTAAACGTTTTGACGTAGATTTGGCTATTACATACATATTAATCCATATTTACTTTAATATTGCCCTTTTCACTTAATTTTTTAAATGATGATGGGCTACCTTTAATACCATTTTGCATCCAATCTTGAAACTCCATATTTTCTAAATAGTCTTGAGCAGTTGGAATAAATCTCATACCAAAATCTTCTAAAATATGTTGTTCACAAATATCTTTTACAGAAACTACTTTACCAACAGAGTTTGTAATAGTATATCCAAAAATTGGAATCATAACTTCATGAATCCAGAATGAATTATGCGTCAAGCATCTGTGTCGATTATCTGAAATATAAGCCTTTGAGCAATCCATTTTGATATGAATTGGTAAATAATCTTCTACTTCACCACCGAACTTTCTAGCTGAAGATTTTGAATGTACATAAGCGTTTGCCATAATTAAAATTTTTGAATATAAATAACTTCTTTTCCTATTTCTTTAGCGTATTTAATCTCGTCATTAACACCGACTGAATTTTTAGTTGCTAAATCATTAAAGTTTATAACATGGACTTCATCACACCATCTGATAAACTCCATATCTAATTCTTTCCAAGTGTCCCATGATCCATCCAAACCACCAAGTTTTGATATTGGATGTGACATACTAATTGGTGAAAATACAAAGTGACCCTCATTAATTAGTTTCGCTGCTTCTTTATTAGCCAAGTCGAAACTAAGATCCTCATAACCCGTGTATGCGATTGCTAAATATATTTTTTTTCTCATTATAATAAATTAGGATTAAAATCTTCTCCGTAAGTTGTTTGTTCTTTCAATAAGTACTTATCAACAATTTTTTGATCAACTCTACTTATTTGGTCTATAATATCACCATAAGATGGAACTGCTCCTAAGTAATTACTTAATACAAAGTCTCCATAAGAGTTTTTACATAACTCGTCTAACTCAGAACTTATCAATTGTTTGATTTTATGCTCTTCTAACTTTGTTGATTTTTTACAACGATCTATTCTTTCGTCTCTTGAAGAGAAAACAGTAATGTTATAATCCATTACTTTATGCCATTCTCTTTCATATAAAATAGAAGAGTGGAAGATAGTATAGACTTTTTGTTTATGACGTTTATTGAACTCGTCATAAGCATTTAACAATTCATACTCGACAATATCAAGTAAATCATCAAACTTTCTCTTTTCTGAAAACTTATTCAAATCAAGTAAATCACCTTTTAGTGAAAAAACATCACCAAACGCACTTCTGATTTTATAATTAATCTCATAATTATAATTAAGAATAAATTTAAGTACAACATCTGCATTAAATACCGGAACACCGATTTGTTCAAATATTCTACAACAAACATCTTTACCTGAATATCTATTACCTGATAAGCCTACTTTTATCATATTTTTCATTTTATAATACAAATATATAGATTTTATTAAACATTTCAAAAAAAATATATAAAATTTAACATAAAAATTATTTATGTATTCTAAAGAAGATTTGAGTTTTATTTTATTTAATAATCGCTCTGTTAATGGAGTGGTTAAAAATTTCCTACCAAGTAACATCAATCCTTATAAACTAATTGAGTTAGAAGAGAATCTATCAAAGATTAAGAGTATGTATAACTCACAAAGGTTCATTGAGGTTAATTCAAAAGAACTAGATTTAAGTTCAGGTGATGTTTATGTTACAAAACAACAGATTACTGAATTAACACCATTAGTATCCAACTTGATTGGTTCTTTTAATGACTTAGAATATGAGTATTTAGTTAATAGAGGAATTGGCGAACAAACAATTCTTAAATATCAATTATTCGGTTTATCATCTGTTGAAAGTAAAGAACACTTGGAGATTTTAGGAGCAACCGTACATCCAGTTCTTAGAAAGTTTTTAGATGATGGTTTAAATGTTGGTGGAATAGTTATTCCACTTTTTGAAGGTGGTGAATTAGTGAATTGTGCTATCAGAAAAATTTCAATAGAAAATAACGATACTAAAACTTTAAAATACTCTTTAGCTTGTCCTGATGTGCCTGTTTGGGGATTAGATACTATTTTAGAAGGAAGTGAAATATGGATAACCGAAGGTATATTTGATATGGTAGCCATTAATAATATGGGTAGGAATGCCGTTTCTTGTTCAAGTGCTATGTGGAGTGGAATTCAATTATACCAAGTTCTTAAAAAGAAGCCTAGTAAAATAACTATTGTGGCTGATAATGATCCGGTTGGTTTAAGAACAGCTTGTATTCTAAGAGATCTTTTTGATTATTATTTAATACCAACCAAAGTTGTGGTAAGTAAGTTTGCTAAAGACGCTGCTGAGCACTATTTTCAGAAAATGAGAAATATGGATGATTTTATCGAAATTGATATAAATGATGATATGATTGTAAATTCACATGAAGTTAGTTTTGACTTTATAAAACACCTAAAGAGTAGAGTATTTTAATTTAATATATACTTTATGAAAAAGAGTATTAAGAATTTATTATTTTTTCAAAATCAGTATAGTCCTTATCTATAATGAAAATAAAGTTATAACCATTCTCTATTGTGTATTTCATTTTTGCTATATTTTCATCATAATCACAATAAGTATAAGTTGACTTTACTTCAACAATTAGATTAATATCTCTTATTAAGAAATCCGAATAATAAACTCTTTCTTTTTCACACAATTTATATTTTATAGTTGGACCATTTTCTATATTAATTTCATTTTTTATACAATATTCTATAAAATCTAATTCATACGTTCCTTTATAATATAATTCAGTTTCTTTATATTTTATAGTTCTATATGAGTTTTTCTGAGCTTTATTAAAAATTTTTTCATTTTTCATAGGGTGATCTACACCATACTTCTCTATAAAAATATTTTTAATTTTATCTTTTATCTTTTTTGATTTTAAAACACAATCAACACCATATTTTTCCATACAAGTTTTTTTAATTTTATTTTTAACTTGATCTAAAATTTGAATATTATCTACCCCATAATTTTTCATAAAGATGATTTTTGTCTTATTAAAATGACATTTATGACATGAATATATTTTCTCTTCCGCTTTATTCATTTGTAATATATAATTTGACCAAGTTACATCATTTATTACTCCACAATATTCACATTCACATTTTACTTTTGTTCTATTAGAATCATTCATATCCTCTGGTAAAACCATAAAATAACCATTATCTTCAATATATCCCTTTTCAAGGAAATATTTTTTAGTTCTATTGGAAACTTTAACTTTTATAAATTTATTTAATAACATAATTTATATATAAAAACTTACCACTTTCCTACATACTTTTTATAAACTTTTTTAAAATTTTTTTTATAAGTAATTATGAATAATAAAATACCCGATGATGAAAAAAGGATTAAAATTTCAATAAGTATTGATCCTAAACTAAATCAAAAAATAGATGAACTACTAAAATCTAAGTTTTATAAAAAATCTAGATTTGTAGAGTATTTAATAAAAAAATATTTAGAAGAAAATGATAATTAATTTAAAGAGTGAAAATGATCTAAGTTCATTTTACATACTATGGGAAGGCTCAACTAACCTTGAAAAGAAAGGAAATTTCGGGATATCTCATTTGGTAGAACATTTGCAAACAAAAATGATTGATCACTTACAAGAAGATTTTGACCGAGACGGTGTCGAATGGAATTTATGGACAAGTTCTAATGATATATGTATGTATATCCAAGGGCTTGATGAAAAAGTAAATAAATGGAAACATATTATAGTAGATTTAATTTTCGATTTTAAAATAACAAAAGAAGATTTTGAGAATGAGAGAAAGATTGTAATGGAAGAATATATGGATAGCTTCACAGATTTAAGTGAATCTCATATGTTAAATCTTTCTAGAAAATTATTTAATGACTATGGCCCTATCGGTTTAAAAGAAGATTTAGAAAGTTTAAAATTTTTAGACATAATAAACTTTTGGGAACTACAATATGCTAAACCAACTAAAGTAATTAATGTTTCTAAAAACAATCCTTATAAGAACAAGACTTTAGATTTTGCTGAAAGAGAAATCATTAAAAATGTTGAGTATGGTGACTACAAAGTACCATTTGAGTTAAATAATGATTTTAAAGATAAATCATCTTTAATTATGTTATCACCTATTATCAATGAAGACTTTGCTTATGTTCATTATATCAACGCAATGTTATCATTAGGATTAAAATCTCCACTTTATCAAGAAATTAGAGAAAAAAGAGGTTTAGTTTATTATGTACACTGCTATCAATCAAGAATGAATCAACAAGGAATCAATGCTATCGCAACTCAAACATCTAATAAAAACTTTAATGCTGTTGTAGATGCTACTAAATTGGTTTTAGACAATCCTAAAAAGTATTTAACAAAAGACAGATTTGACTTAGTTAAAGATTTCTACTCAGTTAGACAAAAGAAAGATGAAATTTTAAGATATAAAAACGTAAATCAATTCATAAATCCAGAAGGTTGGAGTGTTTATGACATCTTAGATGAAGTTAACTTTATGAAGGTTAAAGAAGTTTATGATAAGTACTATCAATTTGATAATTTTTATGTATCAAATGACAAAAATGAATTTAAGAAATAATTATGAGAAAATTTTTACTAACATTATTAATAACATTAACAACTTTATTTTCTTTTTCACAATCAGGTTGGCAATCTGGTAATTATTACCAATATCAAGGTCAAAGAGTTAAAGAATATGACTATTATTATCAATATAATTTTCAAGGTGGTTATCAAAAAAGATACAGAATTTTACAATGGGAACAACAGCAGTATTCTGGATATATTTATGTTTGGACTGTAAATGGTTGGTTAGCACAATATTGGAATTCTTATGCTTGGTATTGTTATTGGTCTAATTGGTATTATGAAAATTACTATTACCCAAGACAAAACTATAATTATAACTACAATTATCAATACTATTATTGGAATAGATGAAAAAACTAATAATATATGAGTTTTTGGTTATATTTGGTATTTGGTTTTTAATACACACATTTTGTAGAACTTATCTTGAGCCAAAAATTAATAGTTATAATAAACCAACAACTGGAAATATTTCTGATTATAGAGATAAAGATGATACTTTATCTGAGATAAATATTTTACCAGAATATATTGATTCTGGTAAAGTTTTATTCTCTAGATACTGTGCTAGTTGTCACTCTTTTGATAAAGATTTTGCTGGTCCAAAATTAAATGATAGTATTTCTTTTAAATACTTTAATGAAAGTGTTAAAGATATAAGTGATTTATCAAAAAAATATAAACATACTGAAGTATTATTTAATAAATGGATGCCAAAATCAATGATTATGCCAAAGTTTAATGAAGTATTGAACGATAGTCAAATTGAATATATAAAGTCATATACAATATATAGTATAAAATATAGAACTGATTAATGTTAATACCGTATTTAGGTGAAAAAAGTAGGTTATCAAATTTTATAACACCAAATATACCAACCGATATAAAAACATATATTGAGCCTTTTGGTGGGGCAATGGGTGTTTTCTTTTCTTTAAACTTTAGTAAGTTTAAGGGTGTTGATTATATCTATAATGATATTAATTATTTGAATTATAATTTATTTAATCAACTAAAATTTAACAAAGATTTTATTTCGGAAATAAAAAATATCAAAGTAGATCAAAACTACTATTCTGATGTTTTAAATAAACTTAATGATGGTGATGAATTACAAAAGGCAATTCAGTGGTTAATAATTTTAACTTGTTCATCAACAAATAAAATAGGTAAAAATTCTTGGTTAGGTGATAGTGAGTTTGAGATATTCAAATTAAAACTTAGGGCTTATAAACCACTTTTAGATAAAATAACTAAAATACATAACTGGGATTATAAAAAGATTTTTACCGAATATGATTCAGAATCAACATTTTTTTATATTGATCCACCTTATATGGGTAAAGAGAATTACTACATAAATCATAATTTTAATAAAGAATCTCATAAAGAGTTATCTGATATATTAAAATCTATTAAAGGTAGATTTGTTTTAAGTTATTGGCAATTTGATGATTTGGAGAATTTATATAATAACTTTAGAATTGAGAAAAAGATGACAATTATGGGTACTGAATTTATAATAATGAATTATTAAAATAGAATATTTCTAGTTAAATATTCTATTGTAATTGTATCATTCTCATCAATATCATATCCTAATTTATTTGGATTTATATAGAGTATAGATCCCTCTTGTATATAATCAGTAGCTGTTTGCATACCATCATTTGAAAAAAATGCGATATTCTGAATTGAATTACTCGGTTTTAAATAAATTCCATTTATTAAAATTGTTACAGGTCCTTCACTCAATTCATTAAAAGTTAAGTTTAATATATCAACAGGTTCATTGCCACTAAAAGTGTTTACTGGGTTAAATGAATTTGAAATTTTTTCTTGTTTTTGATTTAATGTGTAAATATCCTGAGCTATATGTTCTGTAAGTGTTTTTATTCTTTGTGTTAAACTATCAGTTGTTGAGTATGTTGATAGAATTGGATTATATTCTAATTTCTTTATATCATACATACTTATAAAATCGGGACCAGCATCTGTAATACCGATATTTTGTTGTAGGGTATTCATACTTTGACTGATCATTTTAACCAAGTCAACTATTCTACTCTCAATACTACTTTGTGTACCACCACTTTGTGTACCACCACTTTGTGTACCATAAATAATTTGATTATAAATTTGGGTAAAGTCGGTACCAGATTGTACTATTTCAACTGCTTGAGCCTGAGCTTGAGCTTGTGTTGTGATTCTTTTTCTGATTATATCGAATTGTCTTTGTAATTCAACAAGTGCTAATCTAGCTTCATTATTATCAGTAAAGTCGAGATTTATAACTACGTTTTTGTTTGTAGTTAAAACAACTAAATTATTTTGAACTAAAACCCTAGTTATAGAAAGTGGGTTAACTGTATAGGTTGGTAAACCATTGATATTATATATTGTTACTAAATTATCTGTTGGTTTTGCTTCCCTAACAAATTTATTTAAACTATAATTACTCATTTATTATATATTATTTAAGTTAAGTTTGCTAAAACAGTAAATACCGTTTTATTTTTAACTAGATCAGATATTTCAAATTTGATAAAAAACAAACCAGTTGTTGAGATATTACTTACTTCAGTTCCGGTAATAGACCCGGCATTAATAGTTATATCATTATCCATCATATTTATACTAATATCTCTATTATCAGTAACTCCCTTTACTAAATGAGTTCTTATATCACCTTTAGAAATTGGTAAAGTTCCTGTAAAACTATGAGTATTTATATTTAAGATTAATGATGTTGTTGCATCTGATGAAAATGTACCGGTTTGAAAATTATTATCCAAAACATCAACATTATAAAAATTACTATTAAAATGTATAATTGGACCGGATGAATCGACTGTTACATTATTAGTATCAGCATTTGGATCATCCAATAGGAGAATTATTAAGGAGTAAGCCTGATTACAATCAAATTCTGTTTCAAATACTAAAGCAATCGGATTATTTGTAGTATCTATTACCTTTAATTTTGTTGAGGTTTCTCTTTGTATAGAGTCAATATCAGCAATTGTAAAATAAACATATGGAATTGGTGGTGTTCCTCTATCACTGATATAAAATGATTTACCAACAATATTTGTTTTTATATCAAACCATCTTAGATTTTTAAATATTATTTCGGTTTGCTCGTATCCATCACGTATTATACCATAATATCTTTCTACAAAGAAATCTTCATTATTATTGTTATAATAAAGTATTTTTTTTCTTGTTTCAGTAATACCATTCACTGTAACATTATAAGTTTCTATATCATATCTACCAATATTCTTCATTTTTGTGAATTAATTTATCTAGTATATATTAATTTTTTTTATCTTTTTTTATGTTTAATTAAAAAAGAAATTAATTAATAATATATATACATAAATTAATTATTATTAATTATAATGGAGGGAAGAATTCATGGTAAACAAATTGTAAGTAATACGGTTTTAAGGAGTATTAATGGGTCACCAGGATCCACTCAATATCTTATTCCAAGTAGTGATTCTAACATTTTACTTGATATTGTCACATCTACTAACTCATCAACACATTCCTTTGTTGTTGGTTGGCAAGGTCAACTACCAATGGAAAGAGGTGGTTTAAACAATTCTAATTTTATAGAAGGTGAGTTATTAACTACTAATTCCGAATCTGTTATATCATCTGGTTATAAAATAAATGATTTTGGGTTAACAAATAAAGATATTTGGACAGCTGATAGAATTATTAAACAGATAGAATCAACAGTAATAAATAAAGAGGTTCCAATTGGTGATATAGATGGTTTTAATAGAGTATTTACTCTTTTATATAACCCCATAATAGGAAGTGATCATCTATATTTAAATGGATTATTACAAGATGAAGGTGATTATATAATAACTGGTAACCAAATTGTTTTTGATGAAGCTCCACTACCCGAATCTAAAATTAGATGTAGTTATATGAGTGTTGAAAAAAACTTTTAAAAAAATTAAAAAATATAGAAATATACAATTTATTGAATAAAAAAATAAATATATAAGATATAAATAAAAAAAATATTAAAATGGACGAAAAAAAATACACAACATCGGATTTATATTTAACAGCATATTTAAAAATAAAAGGATTCAAATTTATAGTTGAAAAAGTAAAATCCAAATCAAACTTTATATTTATTCAAACTCCTGATCTAATGGATGTTGTGAATGAGTATTTAACTGAAAATGGTTCTTGTGATCCATTAAATTATTCAAATTCTATAAAAAATATAAAAAATTTATTATACAATATGTAATTTTTCAATAAAAAAAGGGGTTTGAAAAAAAAACAGTATTTTTATTAAATATATAACATATAAAATATTTATATTAAAAATCGTGGATAATATAAAATCCACAAAAAACTATTAAAATTTATATTTGTATTTAGCAGAAAAAAATATTGACGACACACTGTCAAATAACAAATAATTTTTTTTATGTCAAGTACAAAAATTGTATTAAATAGACAGTCCGATTTAATATTGGACAACGCACAGATTACCGCTCCTGTTGGTATCGTTATTGATGATATTAATGGATTGGTTTCAACTATCGCATCTATCGATACTAAAGAGAGTGTTGAAGCTTCTTTAAGAGTTTCCAGTGATTTATCTTTACAAACTGCATTATCAAATGAGGAATCTTTAAGAACTGCTGCTGTTTCTTCTGAAGCATCTTTAAGAGTTGTTGGTGATTTATCTTTAGAAAACGCATTAGCTGATGAAGCAAATTATAGAGATATTGCGGATTTATCTGTAACTGCTGCTATGTCTGCTGAGATTTCTACTAGAATCGTTGCTGAACAATCTTTACAAAACAACATTTCGATCGAATCTTCAGCTAGATTAGCTGATGTTGATGCTGAACAATCAAGAGCCGAAGCTGCTGAATTATCATTAGCAACAGATTTAAGTTCAGAAGCATCTAGAGCAATTGAAGCAGAAGCTTCATTGAATACAAAAGTTGATTTTGTTATTTCTAATACAGATCCTTCAGCTATTGACTCTTTAACTGAAATCGTTACTGCATTCCAAAATGCTGATAGTGATATGAATAATGCCATCACATTATTATCTGGATCAGCTAGTAATGCAATCGCTGCTGAGGCTTCTACAAGATTAGCTGCAGATGATTCAATAGCTGCTAACTTATCAACTGAATTAGTTGATAGAGCTGCTGCTATCTCATCTGAAATCGTAGCTAGGATTTCCGGAGATACTTCTATTGCTTTAGATCTTTCTTCTGAAGTTGAAGCTCGTATTTCTGATGTTGATGCTGAGCAAGCAAGAGCTGAATCCTCTGAGCTTTCGTTAACTTTAAATTTATCAACTGAGTTGTCTAATAGAGTTGCTGGTGATTCATCTTTAGCTACTTTAATTAGTAATTTAAATGTTAATAACTCATCCGATTTATCTGCTGAGGCTTCTATTAGATTAGCTGCTGATAATTCAATAGCTGCTGGTCTTTCTTCTGAATTAGTTGCTAGAGCTTCTGCTGATACAGCTGAGGCTTCTATTAGATTAGCTGCTGATAATTCAATAGCTGCTGGTCTTTCTTCTGAATTAGTTGCTAGAGCTTCTGCTGATAACTCAATTGCTGCTGGTCTTTCTTCTGAATTAGTTGCTAGAGCTTCTGCTGATGCTTCAATTGCTGCTAACTTATCTGCTGAATTAGTTGCTAGAATTTCTGCTGATGCTTCTGTTATAAACTCTTTTCCAATGACTGATGGTTCTACAATTGAGGTTGATGCTACTACTAACACAGTTAGATTGATGGAATCGGTTGGTGCGCCTGCAAGTGGCACTCGTACTTTCTCTGGTTTAATTAACGTTGCTGCTCAACCAGCTTCATTAGCTGGATTTGGTGATTTATCTTTAGTTACTAAGGCTTATACAAGTGCTCAAATTTCTACTGAGGCTTCTACAAGATTAGTTGCTGATAATTCAATAGCTGCTGGTCTTTCTTCTGAATTAGTTGCTAGAGCTTCTGCTGATAATTCAATAGCTGCTGGTCTTTCTTCTGAATTAGTTGCTAGAGCATCTGCGGTTTCTACTGAAACCTCTTTAAGAGTTGCTGGTGATGCCTCTTTAGATACTAAGCTTTCTATAGAAAAAGATCGAATTGATGCTATTTTATTAGCTTCAGATGCTGATAAAGACTCATTTGCTGAAATTGTTTCATTAATTAACTCTGTTGATACAACCAATGATCAAGCATTTGCATCTTATGTATTATCAAACGATGCTGCATTATCCACTGAATTATCAAATAGAATTTCTGCTGACAATTCAATAGCTGCTGATCTTTCTTCCGAATTAGTTAACAGAGCAGATGCGGTTTCAACAGAGGCTTCTTTAAGAGTTCTTGGTGATGTATCAATAGCTGCTGATCTTTCTTCTGAATTAGTTGCTAGAACATCTGCTGATACAGCTGAGGCTTCTATTAGATTAGCTGCTGATAACTCAATTGCTACTGGTCTTTCTTCGGAAATTTCAAGAGCAACATCAGCTGAGTTATCTTTATCTAATTTATTAGGTGCTGATTTATCTTCTGAAGTTTCTAATAGAGTTTCTGCTGATAATTCCCTAGATAGTGCATTATCTGCTGAGATTTCGAGAGCTACTGCTGCTGAGGGATCTATTGCTACGGTATTATCGACTGAGGTATCTTACATTATTGCTAACACTGACTTAACTTCAATTGACTCATTTGCTGAGGTTGTTGATAACTTAGATTCAGAAATTTCAAGAGCTGAGTCTGCAGAAGCTTCTATTGCTTACGACTTAGAAACTATATATGCTAAACACGTAAGTATTGTTGAATCTGCTAATGGTATTATTACAACATTTACATTGAGTGTTCCAGTTAGAAGTGGATCTGAGTTAATCTATGTTAACGGTCTATTACAAGATAGTGGAGATTATACTCCTAACTTTGATATCGATAACAAAGTAGAATCCGTAACTTTTGAAATTGCTCCAGATAATGGATCAAAAGTTAGAGCTTATGGTGTTTATGGATTAATTTAAAAATAAAAAATAAAAGAGTGTTTCATAATAGGAACACTCTTTTCTAAAAAATAAATAAAAAATAATGACACAAACAAAAGTTGGATGGAGGTCAGGTAATTTACAACCAGTATCATACCTTTTAGACACTTATAATGGAGCGGCAGCAGCTTACTCATTACGTAAACTAAGAAACGCATACGCTGGTAGTGCAATTCGTGTTAGACGTTCGTCTGACAATACATCCCAAGACATCGGATTCGATGCAAATGGTAATTTAGATACAACATCGATGTTGAATTTTGTCGGTGCAAATAACCAAGCATTATATTCTGAGGAATTTGATAATGTTTATTGGAGTAAATATATTACAACCATTACCTCAAATCAAACAACGGCACCTGATGGTACAATGACTGCCGATTTATTAGCAGAAAGCACAGCTAATAATTATCACACATTATACAACGCTACATCTTTATCGTTTGCTGTTGGAACAAGTTGGAATGTGAGTGTATACGTTAAAAAAGGACCAGGAACATCGGCACCTGATACAATTATTCTGGGATTTCCTAGCCCAACGGGGAATGTTTTTTCACTTCCTTGTGTTCTATTTAATATATCATCAGGTACTGTATTAGATAGTTCGAACGCATCTAATGATGCTAATTTTGGTTCATCAATTGTTGATGCTGGAAATGGTTGGTGGAGATGTTCAGTGTGGGGTACAGTAACAGTAACTGGAAACCGTTCTCAAGTAGGTGTAATTAGATTTAATAATAATTTAAATACGCTCAATACTTCACTATACCCTGGTAACGTACAATCAAACATTTACATATGGGGTTATCAATTTCAAAAAGCGTTAAACGATACGTCAGTATTAACAACACAACCATATACAAAAACTACAACAACAACTACAGCTGGTAATGGATTCGTATCCATATGGTATGACCAATCATCAACATATGACGCTTCCCAACAAGCATCTGCCAGTCAACCTCAAATAGTAAGTAATGGTTCATTAATAACTACAAATGGTAAACCAACAATAAAATTTGATGGTTCGAACGACTTTTTAGTTACAAGTAATTATCCATTTACTAGTACTGATAAAGTATATGTAGCACATGTGTCAAGTATTGAAACAAATAACATAACATCTCAAGTAATAGGACATTTTAAACAATTCAACATGTCTGTATATTTTTCTGGGTACCGTAGTAATGCAAGGTCAATTATGTCAGTGAGAGATGTAACAACTAGTAAAACTTATGATTTTGGTGTATATAATATTAACACTCAATATCTTTACGAACAACAAACCGATTTATTAAACGTTACAAGTGCTTTACGTATAAAGAGTTATAGAAATAACGTACAAGAAACTATGAGTTTTGATGGTACAACTAACACATCACTACCAACATTTACACAACCGTTATCAATAGGTGCTGATGAAATAGGTACAAACTTTAAATTAAAAGGTAACATACAAGAAATAGTGGCTTATTATAATGTTGACCAATCATCTAACCGAACAGGTATCTCATCAAACATAAACTCATACTACTCAATCTACTAAAAAAATAAAATAAATTATGACAGGATATAAATACACAACAGAAGAAGAAGCAATTATGGCAAGAAGTCAAGCCGCTACTTATATGGGTTTACCAAACCCAACTGGTGATACCTTATATTGGGTAAACTACAACCATTCAGAATTAGATGGGTTCTACTACATTCAACATGTAGAAGGTTTAGAACAAGTCTTAGGAGAACCAATTGAATTCGAGGTTACTCAACCGGAGATAAATTAAAAAATAATAAAAAACTATGACACAATCAAGAGTAGGCTGGAGAAAGTACGTAAGTCCTTACTTATTAGACATCTATAGTGGGGGTTCGGCTGCTGCATACTCACTGAGAAAATTAAATGGATCTTATACAGGACCGGCAGTCAGAGTTAGAAGGTCCAGTGATAATCAATCACAAGACATTGGTTTTGATAATGATGGTAATTTGGATACGGTAGCATTAACAACATTCGTTGGTTCAAATAATAAATTTTATTATTCAGAAGACCTAGATAATGCGTACTGGTCAAAAAACGGAGTTACTATAACACCTAATGCTGGTATAGCACCAGATGGTACACAAACTGCTGATTTATTTACTGAAACAGCAACAACAACGGACCATTATTTCTATAGGGAAGATGTTCAGAGTGGTCTTCTCGTAGGGGGTAGTTGGAATATGAGTTTTTATGTTAAGAAATCACCAGATAATACACTTACTGAAAATAAAATAATGCTCCGTCAACAAAGAAGTGGTAATTCAAGTGGTGGTTCAACTGTAGTTTTTAATTTAGAAACTGGTAATGTTGATTATATTGCTGACCTTAATATTTTTGGAGGTTCATTAGGAGTTTTAGGTGCTTCTATGTCTGATGAAGGTAATGGTTGGTGGAGATGTTCTATGTGGGGAAAAAGACCACCAAAAACTGGTACTGAAAGTCAATCAACAAAAACACCTATAGCAATAGGTAGAGTTCCAGCAACTACCAATGGTGGTGTTCCAATTGTAAACGCACCTAGTTATGGACAAACTTGGAATGGTAATGTGAATGGTAAGTATTTATTGTGGGGGTTACAAATAACTCTTAAAAATGATGATGATAGTTATCAAGAATTAAAACCATATTCTAAAACTACTAATACTCTTCCTGGTTCTGGGTTTGTATCAATATGGTATGACCAGTCGGGTAATAATATGAATATATCACAAACAACTTCTGCAAATCAGCCATCAATTATTGAAGATAGCACATTGATAGCTCTAAATGGAAAACCTACTCTTTCTTTTCTTTTTTCTGGAACTACTAGAAAATGGTTAGGTTTACCATTAAATTCGATAACATTAAATAGACCATTTAGCATATTCATAAATATGAAAATATATGGAAGTATCTACGACTTCCCAATACTGTCTGGATTAGAAAACAATAGGAATTACTGGATAAGATATTTTATTGGTTTAGGAAGATATGCTTATACTCTATATACAGCTGACAATAATTTAATTAACGGAGAAGATATTGTAGATACAAACCAAACACTACATTTTATGAATATATCTTCAAATAGTGCTAAAGTTGGTAAGAATGGTTCAACATATAGTAAAAATCTTACAACTACGAATTGGAAAGGTCTACAATTAGGTTTAAGTAATTCCGGTCAATTTTATGCATCAGAAATGGTGTTATTTAATGGTGATGTGAGTTCTGATAGAAATATCATTGAATCAAGTATTAATTCATTCTATTCAATATACTAAAAAATAATAAAAAACTATGACACAAATTAAAGTAGGTTGGAGACCTTATGTTGATTTAGGACTAGATACTGACGCTACAGCCTTTTCATTAGCTGCAGGTCTTACTGATACAACTCAAAAATCCGCAGTTAACACTTTAGTTAAAGATCTGAAAAGATATGGTCTTTGGACTAAAATAAAGGCTTTCTATCCTTTCGTTGGTGGAAATGCTGAATCTCATAGATTAAATTTAGTTAACACACAAATATACAGTTTAACATTTAGTGGCGGTTGGATTCATGATTCAAATGGTGTTAAATCAAATGGATCAAACACAATTGCTGATACTCAATTAAATTTAAGAAGCGCTTTTGGTGCAAATAGTACCGAACATAATTTTGGTATTTATATAAATGATAATCCGATCCAATCTTCCAATGTTAGAGGATTTAGATCTGATATTTCAGCGTATGATTCTACAAACGGTTCAATAGATTCTTTTGTTTCGAGTCCAACTTTAATGTTTTTTAGAAGTATTCCATCACATGATTGGTTTTCATTTTATATTAGTCCAACAACTGTTACTGGTTTAAATGAATTAAAAAGATATAATACTACATATTTTTGTTGGTTTAAAGATGGTTTAGAGGTTCAAGGTGCTAGACAGACAGTTGCGACAACTAAAATAAATCCGAATTCAACTGTAAAAATTGGATCTTCTTCTTCAACGAATAGATATTCAACTGCTTATATAACAAGTGCTTTAAATACGATGGAATCATATTTAATGTATATCGCAGTTCAAAGATTTAATTCATCTCTATCAAGACAAATTGGAACTTCTATTGCACCATTAACAATTAATACTAATACATCAACCGATGTATTAGTTACAAATGGTTTAAAAATTAATATTGATGCTCAAAATCAAACTCCACCAAATGAAAGATCATTAACATCTGACCTACCAGGATTATATTACTATCAAAATGATGTATTGGTTGATAGTAGTGGTAATAGTAATAATGGTACAGTAATTAGATTAAATCAATATGATTGGCAAAATCGTTTTATAGAATATAATAAATCTGATTTGGGTATACCTGAACTTAGATTTCGAAATTCTGATAACACTGCGGGTGGTACTAAGCTGTATCAATCTGGTACTTCGCCGGATTATTTACAAACACTTTATAAAGGATCTGATACAGGTACATTTACGGTAGGTGGATGGTTTAAAGTTTCTTCAAGACATAATGGTTTTTATGCTATAACAAGAGGACATGATTCTTATGGTGGTGGATGGAGTTTTATTCTGAGTATGTCTATTGGTTCTAAATTCGGTATTAACATTGTTCCAACGTCTGGTTCAATTTCAGGAACATTTCAATCAACAACAACTGTACAATCTGATGTTTGGTATAATGTTTATGTAGTTTGGAAGCCAAATTCGTATGTTAAAATGTATGTAAATGGTGTGTTACAGGCAACAAATACAATGACATGTTCTGGACTTAGAGCATCAAATGCTGGATGGGGTGTTAATTCGGCTACATCTACAAGTTCAGGTAGAGGTATTCTTGGAGCAATGCATATATATGACCGAGAACTTTCTGCAGCGGAAGTTTTACAAAACTTCAATGCTGGAAGAGTTAGATACAACGTATAAAATTATCATAATTATAGTTTTATGATAAATAAAATAAAAAAATAAATTAACATGAAAGGTTACAAATTTATGACAGAAGCAGAAGCAATTGCTGCTAGAACACAATGCGACACCCATTTCGGATATCCGAAAGAAGGATGTGTTACTCAACACTGGGTAGATTATCAAAATGCTGAATTAGATGGATTTTGGTACATCACATTTGACGAATCTATTGAGACAATATTAGGTGCCCCAATTGAATTTGAAATTACTCAACCAGAATTAAAATAAAAAAAAATAAAATATTATGAAAGTCTATAAATTAACTTTAGAACAAAAAGATCAATTAGTTGGTCAAAAATGGGATGGTGAAACTTTCTTCAACCCAACTTTAGATGCAGACGGTAACTGGTTTATCTCTATCGAAGAAGTTCAAGGATATACAGGAACTGAATTCGCTTGGATTTCTGAGTTGGTTGAGATTCCTCACAATCCGATCATTGCTGAACTTCCGGGAGAAGTAACCGAATAAATAAAAGACCTCTTATGAGGTCTTTTCTAAAAAATAAAAAATAAGTAATAAACGATGAAAGTAAGACTTTTAACACAAGAACAAAAAGACCTATTAGTTGGTCAAACTTATGATGGAATTCAATTCTTCAACCCAACATTAGATGCTGATGGAAATTGGTTTATCTCAAATGAGGAAGTTAATCAATGTACACATGGAGGAGTAACTGAATGGGTTCATGATTTACCAGAAATCGATCACAATCCGGTTCAAGTTGAGCTTCCTGGAGATGTAAATCCATAAATAAAGACCTCTTCGGAGGTCTTTTAAAAAATAAAAAAAAACTATGACACAAACAAAAGTTGGATGGAGAACATACGTAGATCAATCTGCTCTTCTACTAGATCTATTTCCAAATTCTTTAGCAGCATACTCCTTTAGAAAATTAAATACTAATTACACTGGTGCATGCATTAGAGTAAGAAGAAGTGGAGATAATACAGAAATGGATATACCTTTTTTAAATAATGTTCTAGATGAAACTACATTAATGAATTTCGTCGGAGCATACAATCAATTATCATATTCACAAGATTTTACTAATGCAGTATATGCTAAGTCTGGTGTTACGATAACTGCAGATCAGGGAACTGCTCCTGACGGAACACAGACAGCTGATCTTTATTCAGAGAATAGTGGATCAGGTAACCATTATATGTATAGATATTATCCAAACACTACTTTACCTACTGGATATAACTGGAACGCGAGTTTCTATATTAAGAAAGCTCCTGGAAATACATCAACTAATAATAAAATTATAGCAAAGGAAGACCTTAATGGTTCTTGGGGATATGTTGAGTTCAATTTAGATACAGGAACTACTTATATTTTTAATTCTTCTGGTATAAACATAACTGGCGCAGCGATGACTGATGAAGGAAACGGTTGGTGGAGATGTTCTATGAGTGGAGATGTTCTTGCTGGTAGAACTGCAAATAAATTTCCGATAAACATTTTCAGGAACGGTAGTAATAATGGAAATTTCTCTTTTACCGGTGATACTGGTGCTAAATATTATATCTGGGGTATGCAAGTCACAGGTACTTTAAATAATGTTTCTGGAAAAACTATACAACCTTATGCTAAAACAACAGTTGGGTCTGCAGGTAACGGTTTTATAGTAACATGGTATGACCAGAGTGGAAATAGTAGACACGCTTCACAACCTACTGCTGCAAATCAGCCGTATATAGTATGGGAAGGGGCTATGCTAAAGAATAATGGTAAAGCAACTTTGAAAAAGTTCACGACTGGTTTAAATTCATACGGAAGTAGCATAGGAGGGGATACATCATATAGAGGTAGAATACTTAGATATCCTTACGGATCGTTTACTATAACAAAACCTGTATCACTTTTTACTGTTACTAGATATAACGATACTGGCAATAGAGTGGCTGTTGGTGGTGATTTGTATTCAGTATATAGCCCTAATTATTTAGATTCCATTACAAATGGTAAATTTTCAATATATACTAGTGGATATCTTTATTCATTATTAAATGCAAATACTAATAACAATATCAAGTTTATGCTTTATGATGGATCGAATTCAAAAATATCTGTTAATAATGGAGGTATTAATTCTACCGCTCTGGGAAATATCGAATTAAGAGGTATATCAATAGGTGCTGCATCTGGAACTCCTTATTTTTTGAATGAGTTTGATGGGGATATTCAAGAGGTTATTTTCTGGAATTCAGATAAGTCAAGTACTAGATTAGATATTCAAGATAACATGAATACTTATTATTCAGTATACTAAACTATATAAATAAAGACTCGTCAAAGGGCGAGTCTTTTTTAAAAAATAAAAAAAATATGACACAAATAAGAGTTGGATGGCGAGCTTTTGTTACTTCGGTAGTCAATGCAGTAGATGCAGATGCTCAAGCATTTATATCAGCTGCAGGAATTACTAACTTAACTCAAGCAGCAGCTATCAATACGTTAGTAAATGATTTAAAGACCTATGGAATATGGTCAAAAATGAAAGCTATTTATCCATTTGTTGGTGGATCTGCAACTTCACATAAATTCAACTTAAAAGATCCGAGGGATTTAGATGCTGCATTTAGATTAGTATTTAATGGTGGTTGGACACATACAAGTAATGGTATAAAAGGAAATGGTACTACAGGATATGCAGATACTAAATTAATACCATCTTCCAATTATCCAACTGAATATGATATGGCTTTTGGTTTTTATTCAAGAACTGATATAATGGAAAATTCTAATGATATATCAGCTTACAATAGTGGTACTCAATGTATTGGTATTGATACTAGATGGTCGGATGGAAAAATATATGGATATATTTATAGAGATGCAGTACCATATAATATAGTAGTCACTAATTCTAGTTCAGCTGGTCTCATATCTTTATCAAGAACATCAACAACTATGATGAAAATATTCCGAAATACTTCTATATTGGGAACCACCACTACTGCAATGTCTGGTTCTGTCCCGAATATATCTATAAGACTTTCAGGTAGTACTGTTGGTTCATATTCAACTAGGGAAAAATCTTTTACTTATATTGGAAATGGACTATCAGATATTGATATAACAAACCTTTATACGACTATTCAAAAATTTCAAACAACATTAGGTCGTCATGTTGGATCTCCGATTGTATCAGATTCAGATGCTCAAGCTTTCTTGAATGCTGCAGGTATTACAGATTTAGGCCAAGCTACTGCGGTTAATACATTAGTTGTTGATTTAAAAGCGGCTGGTATTTGGACTAAGATGAAGGCAATTTATCCATTCGTAGGTGGAACTGCAACAACACATAAATTCAACTTGAAAGATCCAAGAGATTTAGATGCTGCATTTAGATTGGTATTTAATGGTGGATGGACGCACAGTTCAACCGGAGCTAAACCAAATGGTACGACAGCATATGCTGACACTAAATTAAACGTAAACACTGCCTTAGACGGTACAAATAGTCACCTTTCATATTATTCAAGAACAACAGTAATTCCTGGTAGTGGTAAGGATAATTACATGATAGGTTCATATGATATATTAAACTCAAGATATTATGCTATTGATATATACGGTGCAGCACCTAATATATATGCTGGATTAGGTGGTTTTGTTAACCCAATTGATACTCCAGTTGCTGATACTAGAGGACTATTTATAATTAAAAAAGAAGCTAATACTCAGAAAGCTATTATAAATAATAGCGTTATTGGTACTAAAACAGAAACAATAACAGTTAAACCTAATTACAATGTTGGTCTAGGTGCTGCAATATATAATAGTGGTATTTATGGTTATTCTACATTTGAATCAGCATTCGCGTCAATTGGAGATGGTTTAACAGATGCTGAAGCTACCGCATTCTATACTGCGGTACAAAAATTCAATACAACATTAGGAAGACAAATTGGAACTCCAGTATTGGAATCTGGTCAAACTGCTAATTTATTAGATACTTATTCAAGTGCAGCTGCCGCATATTCATTAAGAAAATTAAGAACTGGGTATTATGGATTTGCTATTAGAGTTAGAAGATCTTCTGATAATCTGGAACAAGATATTTCGTTTGACGCAAATGGCAATTTAGATACCACTTCGTTATTGGCATTTGTTGGTAGTGGTAATGGATTCGTAACTACATGGTACGACCAAAGTGGAAATAATCAACATGCAACACAAACAACTGCTACAAATCAACCAAGTATAGTTTTATCGGGTGTTTTAAATACACAAAATTCAAAACCTGTTATACTAACCGATGGAAGTTCATTTATGATTAATAGTTCGGCGTCTTGGAACCTGACAACTAACTCTATTTTTGCAACTATAAAATTAAATGCATCTAGAGGAGCGATGGCCATGATGTCTTCAGTAGGTACTTCTAACCAACACTTCGTTTCTAGAAATGCTAATGGAACTGGTAGATACTATGACTCCGCTGGACAAGAGATTACAGCTGCTGCATTACCAAATGGATTTAATTTAATAAGCATACATGAAAACTCATCTGGCGTTACAGTATTTGAGAATGGAGCTAATTTAGTTACTAATTTTGCACATGATATCGGAGGTGCTGTTACTGGTGTTGTGATATTTAAAAGAGATGCGGGTAATGGATTGACAAGTGGTTCAGGTTTCTCTGAACTAATCATATATGGAAGTACATCGCAATTAAGCAATAATTCTGCAATTAATACTAATATAAACTCGTACTACTCAGTATACTAAAATATATAAATAGAGACTCGTCATTTTGACGAGTCTCTTTAAAAAAATTAAAATTAAATGACACAAGCAAGAGTTGGCTGGAGATCTTTTGTTACTTCGGTAGTCAATGCAGTAGATGCAGATGCACAAGCATTCATTTCGGCTGCAGGAATTACAGATTTAACACAGGCTGCAGCTATCAATACATTAGTAAATGATTTAAAGACATATGGAATATGGACAAAAATGAAAGCTATTTATCCATTTGTCGGTGGATCGGCAACTTCACATAAATTTAACTTAAAGGATCCAAGAGATTTGGATGCTGCATTTAGATTAGTATTTAATGGCGGATGGACACATGCATCGACTGGTGCTAAACCTAATGGAACAACTGGTTATGCTAATACTTTTTATAATCCATCTAGTAATTTAACACCTTTCTTAGGATATTACTCAATAACTAATGGTAATACTGGAACAGATCAGATAGATATGGGTTCTAGTGATTTGAGCAAATGGACATGGCTATCTGCTTGGTATAAAGCAGGAATTTATAATAATATACTTGCTAGAAACTCAGACAGTTCTGTTTTATTAGACGGTGGTATACAGGCAGATTCAAGAGGCTGGTATTGGACTAATAAAGTGAGTACAAATGCTAAACTTGGTAAAAATGGAAATGTGTTGACAAGTTCTGCAGATTCTACGATTGCCGGTTCGGTAAATATAGCAATTGGTGCGATGGGAAGTCCAAGTGGGGCTAATTATTATTCAAATAGAGAGACTGCATTTTCAGTTATAGCTGACGGTATGAGTGATACTGATACTACTAATCTATATACATCAATTCAAAAATTTCAAACAACATTAGGTCGTCATGTCGGAACTCCTTATGTTAGTGACGCAGATGCTGTTAGTTTCTTGACTGTGGCAGGAATTACCGATGGAAATCAAGCGGTGGCTATCAATACATTAGTTATTGATTTGAAAGCAGTCGGTATATGGACTAAAATGAAAGCTATTTATCCATTTGTTGGTGGTACGGCTACATCTCATAAATTCAATTTAAAAGATCCGAGAGATTTAGACGCAGCTTATAGGTTAGTATTCAATGGTGGATGGACCCATAGCTCAACTGGTGCTTTACCTAATGGTACAACAGCATATGCTGATACTAAATTGGTACCATCATCTATATTAACACTAGGTAGTTTCCATCATTCTACATATAGTAGAACTACATGGAGTGTGAGTGCTATCATGGGTGGATGTAATGATAATAATTCCCCACAAAGATATTTATTAATGTCAAATCCTAATGGAACAACATTAGGTAATATTATTTTCAATACCTCATTATCACCTTTCACCAGCCCTATTAATAACACCAGGGGTTTAATGATGGGTAATAGAATTTCAACTACTACTGTTAATGCATGGAAAGATGGTGTAAAAGTACTTATTGATTCATCTAATGGTGTGACCGAAAGACCAACAATAAACTACTACATAGGTGCAAGGAATAATGAATTAGTGGCTTCTGGATTTGACAATAAAGAAACTGCTTTTTATTCAATCGGAGATGGTCTAACAGATGCAGAATCAGCAGCATTCTACACAGCAGTACAAACATTCCAAACTACTTTAGGTAGACAAGTAAGTGTTCCATTAGTTTCGGATACAAATGCTCAAGCTTTCTTGAATGCGGCTAATATCACTAGCTTTCAACAAGCTTCTGCGGTTAATACTTTAGTAACTGATTTGAAAGCTGCTGGTATCTGGACTAAAATGAAAGCTCTTTATCCATTCGTAGGCGGAAGCGCTACTTCTCATAAATGGAACTTAAAAGATCCTAGAGATTTGGATGCTGCATATAGATTGGTGTTTAACGGCGGATGGACTCACACATCTAGCGGTGCTCAACCAAATGGTACAACAGGTTATGCCAATACGTTTTTAAACCCAGTAAATTTTGCAATTGCTTCTGGATTAGGTGTTTATTCAACTACTAATAGTAGTATTTCTTCAACTGATGTTGGTGCACTTAGTTACTTCCCTGTAAGAGCATTCCAAATTGCACATAATAGTACTACAACATTTGGTGGAGTTAACTCTGATGATTTTGTTAGTTTCGCAGATACAGACACCAGAGGTTTTTACCAATCGTATAGAACAGATTCAAATACGGTTAAAACTTTAAAAGATACTACATCTTATTCAAGATCACTTGCTTATTATCCAGTGAATTTAATATGTCTTATAGGAGGTAGAAGTGAAAATGGTGCGGTATCAGATCTAAGTAGTAGAAATTTATCAATTGTATATTTCCAAGAAAACTTTAATGATACAGATGCGCTTACTATGAGAACTATTGTACAAAAATTCCAAACTGCTTTAGGAAGACAAGTTGGAACTCCAGTTTATAACACTAACGGTTTAGTACTTAATTTAGATGCAGGTAATGCAAACTCATATCCAGGAACAGGAACAACTTGGTTCGATTTAGCTGCCGGTAATAATGGTACTTTAGTTAATGGACCAACTTATGATTCTACTAATGGAGGTTCTATATTATTCGACGGTGTTAATGATTATGTTAATTTGGGTTCGAACTTTAGGTTTAACGATACAGACATAACATATGACTTCTGGGTTAAAGTAACGGACAATTCGGATGTTTATCATGAAATAATAACTCTTGGATCTTCTAACCAAACAAATTCTATTTCTCTTTGGAAGTTTAGAAGCGGTTCAAATTCTGGAAAAGTTTTTGCAAATATTAATGTTGTTGGATTTACGCAAACCTGGGTTTCTTCTCAATTAACAGGTGCTGATATTCTTAACACAATCGTTAATTATACGGCAGTATTCAAAAAAGAATCAGGTGTATATAAAATTTACTTATATAGAAATGGTGTATTAGATGGATCAACTACATCAAATATAACTTCTTATAATATGAATAACTGGTCTAATTTTGAAGCGAGAATTGGTAGTGGATCAAGTGTTTTTCCTGAATTATGGAAAGGTAATATTTACTCAGGTAAAGTTTATAATCGATCTTTATCAGCAACTGAAGTTCTACAAAACTTCAATAGTTCAAGAGGAAGATTTGGACTTTAATATATAAATAAAGACTCGTCAAAAAGGCGAGTCTTTTAAACACAAATTAAAATATGGAAAACTTAAAATTTATAGAAGTCTTTTCAGGATATGACTCAGAAGAAGACGTTGATTTATTAAGAGTTGCAGAATCAAATGAAGGTGATGTACTTACTCTAGTTAAAATGAAAGACGAAGAACAATATCAAATAGCTTTAATCATGCATGATGGAAGAGAGGCTTGTGATGTATTTTTTGAACGAGAATTTGCAGATTCTCTTTTTCAATCTATATTACAACTTTAATTAAACTTAAAATAAAAAAGCCACTATTTAGTGGCTTTTTTATTTTTATATAGATTTGTTTTTGGGTTATATTCTAAACCATAATTACCACCATTGAATAAATTTTCGATAAGCATGTCATATGTTTTAACAAGTCTTGGATTATCAGCATAATATCTCATTAAAACCTTATCATTTCTTTCATTATAAGAATCAATATTTTTATCGTGTTCGGTTAAGATATAATCTAATTGTCTAGCACCCTCAACGGTATCGGATCCCTCATAATAATAACCTAAATCCTTACACATAGGAGCATTATGTAAAACAGGATAACCCATATAAGCTGCATCTAAGTAAATATAATTCAGAGGATTTAGTATTTGGTGACAAACTAATATATCCATATATTGTGAAAGTATAAATGCTGTTTGATATCTACTCTCAGCTGTGATTTTATCATCCTTATATAAATCGAAAGTTGAAATCATACCCATAAACTCTTTGTTTTTGCTGATTTTCTCTGAGTTTGTCAACATTAATTTTTCAATATGTTTTCTACCAATATCACCTCTATAAGATTCTTCAGTAATCATTGTTGGTATAAGTGCAAATTTTACAATATTTATATTTGGTTCCATTACACCAATTCTCTTTTTTTCCTTACCAATTTGATAACGATAATCTTTTTTGAATTGACCTCTTTGAAATCCTCTTTCAATGTCAGTTAGAGCTTCTAATAGATATTGATTATGCCAAACAAATGGAACAATTAATGAATTTGTTCTATACAATGTATGATAGTATCCTCGATTCACTTCATCTTGTTGTGGTATATACCAAACTTCATCATATGAATCTTCATATTGGTGTAATTTACCGGGATCATCTTCTTTAAATAGAATATTTTCCATAGTAATAACATAGTTGTTACCACATTTATATGAAATAACTTTTTTATTTGGATTCTGTTTAAATTTTTTTATTTCAGCATTTGATATTTGAGCACCCATAACAATCAACATATCCATATCTAAATATTTATCAATAAAGTTATGAAACTTTATATCTTGTAAATATTTGGGAATTAGAATTTCCCCATTACCATTATCAACTCTTAAACAAGAACCCTTGGCAAAATCTGTTGAATTTTCTTCAGTCCAATCATTAATATTAACAGTATTCAATAAGTATATATCATAGTTTTTTTTAGAATTTTTTAAAAGTCTATATAAAACTAATACATTTTGTTTCATACCATTACTCCAAATGGATTCTGTATTTTCTCTCAATCCAATTGTAATTCCAATTTTTAATCTCTCCATAATATTTAGCTATTTTTTTCAATAAATAGATTTACTATTTTATATTTTTCTTCTATAGTTTCAGCATTAATCCATAACCAGATATAAGAACTCTCTATAGATTTTATTTTATTTCTCTTAACCTCTAAATTATCTTCTAATATTTTTTTCTCATATAAATCAATTGACCATTTTATAGATAACTTATCACAGATAACTAATAAATCATAAATATTTGATTCTTCTGATGCTATTTTAGCCTTTATATAAAGATCATTTAATTCAAGACGATTTTTCTTATTAAAAGTTTTATCGGGGTGTGTTAATTTAACTATCTCACGAAATAACTTCTTAATATTATCGGAAATGTGATCCCTTCTTTTATCCACAACAACACCTTTATCAACTGATGTCTCTTTTGGATTTGATACCTCATTATCAAATCCCCTTTTGTGATAAATTTCTTTTAGAAATGTTTCCTTATTTGAATTTATTAGCTCATTTTTCCATTCTTCTTCAATCTCCAATAATTTATACTCTTGTATAATTTTTCTTATTTCTAATTCAAATAACTTATCACTCATATTCTATATATATATTTTATAAAGTGAATTTTTAATTTTAATATATAATATATGATTAAGAAATATTTAGAATTCATTAATGAGTCTTTTAGTAAAAATAGAGAAGATTTTAACTCATTAGGTGAATGGGTTGAGTATTTATATTCAACTTTAGAAGGTGATGATTTAGAATATATCAAAAATATAGTAAATAGAGAATTTAATATTAGTAGAGAAGATGATTTGAGTGATATACCTTCTGATATTAGATTATCAAATGCGATTAACATATTAGATGATAATACTAAAAATGAAATAGAATCATTAATAAAAGATTTTATTGATAATGGTATACAGGAGAAAGAAACTAATGTAGAATTTTCAACTGATTTAGAACCCCTAACTGAATCAGAAATTACTATGGCTGGTAAAAACATTTTCACATCATTTTTAAAGTGTTTAACAGCACTTGGTCAAAAAGATGTCTTACCAAATAATGAAAAATTACCAGATGACTATCTTTTTTATTTTTTATTCGAATTAAATTCAGATGATGTTAAATCTATATTTAATAGATTTTCATCACTTAAAAGATATGTAAATGATGTACCATATGATAGAAATGAGATTGAACTTTATTATGGTATTAAAGATAATGGTTTGTTTGAATATGGTATTGTTAATCAACCAATAGGACAATTTAAATTATCAACAAGTGTTATAAAATGGATTCTTGGTTTAGATCTTAAATCAGCTTATAATCTTAAAAAGAGCTTAGTAAACTTTAATTTTAATGAATTGATGTTAATTAGTAAAATTAAAAAAGATTTAACTAGTTTCAATCCAGGTTTCTTTGATAAGAAATCAAAAGTGTGTGTAAGTGATAGAGTAATATCTATTGGTTATTATAACATTGGTACTTGGGATAATGGTCAATTAGACTTAGGAGAATATGAAAATATAAAACAAAACTTTAATAACTGGATTATAAATAAAAAATGGTCTGATAAAGTACAATATAATGTTAAACCAAACAATTCTTGGGTTTATTTCAACTTAAAATTAAAATAAAATTATGAAATATTTAAAAAAATTTAAAGAAGGTTTTGACTATAATAAAGATTGGGAAGATATGTCAAAAGAAGAAAGAGAAGAAACTGGTATTCCTGCTTATAGAAACGTAGAAGATGATATTGATTTCATTATTACTAAAATTAAGGAAAAATATCCAAAAGGAGAGGTAAATGATAAATCAGACTTGATTGATATGATTGTTTGGTTTGAGGAGGAATTTCAAAGAGATATTAAAGATGAAGATAAAGTTATTGATATACTAACACATGAATATAACTTATAAACATTTAACTAAAACTTTTCTATAAAAAGAAAAGTTTTTTTGTTTATGGAAAAACCAAATAAAGAAGAATTAATGAAAAAATGGGCACCTATTTTAAATAATATTGGTGTCACTGGATCAAAAGCCGATTGGATGGCTGAATATGCTGAACTACATTCAAATACAAAAATTGAAGAAAATACAACATCACCAGGTGGAACTTCAGAAGAAGAAATGGAAAGAATTAAAAATGAAGTTAAAGCTGAAAATCGTGATAGAATAATAGAATCTTTAATCGAAGATAAGGAATATAAAGAAATGGATATTACTGAACACCCTGATTATAAAGGACCGGTTGGTACTCTATTTCACTTGGATTTTAAATACGGAGACGATACTGATGATGAAGAAGTTAAAAGAAGTGTTAAAACACTTGGTAAGAAGAAAAAGTAATTATAAAAAATTTTCTATAAAGATTGATGAAAAAACTGGAGAGGTTGACTTATCAGGTCATTTTATATCTTTCAATAACTATTGGTTTCCATACAACCCAAGACATGATAAAAGAAGAGTAAAAATTAAAAAAATTTATGATAAATAAAATAGTGGAGTTTGTAAAAAGTCTCTTTGTTAAGAAAAAGAAGAAAAATGTATGGGAGGATATAACTGGTATGTTACAAACATTCGAAAGAAGAAATAAAATTGCTAAATTGTATGGTAAGAAATCACCGACATATCCGATTCCATATCGTAAGACTTTTTATATTCCAATAGGTGAGTTAGATAAAAATAAGGCTCAAAAAGAGATAAGTAAACTAATCTCTTCTTATAAAGAAGATATATTTAAAAAATAAAAAATAGAGACATGAGGTGATTATATATACATTATGATAAATGTATATTTAATCTCATCAGAATTTGGAGGTAAAAAACTTTATAAAATAGGTTACACAAAAAGAAGTATAAATGAAAGAATGAAAGAATTCAAAACTGGTAATGCTTCTGACCTAAAAATAGAAAAGTCATTTCATTCAAAGTGGGGGACTAAAATAGAAGCACATCTTCATAAGAAGTTTAAAGCTTGTAAAGTAAGTGGGGAGTGGTTTGATTTAGAAAAAGAAGATATTGATAATTTTGAAACTTATTGTCAAATAGTACATAATAATTTAGAGATTATCGAAAAAAATAATACTTACTTCATAGATAGAGGTGGTAGATTTTAAAAAATAAATAATTTGTATGAACTCAATGAAAGAAATCGCAATTAGAGATTATATTTCTAAAATAAATTTTAAAGTAGATGATTGGAAATTATCTCAAATCAAGGAAGATATGAGAAGATTTTTAGGTGAAGAGCCAGGTATTGATGTAGTTTACAAAAAAGATGTAATGGTAAACGAATTTACTGGTGAAGCGAGAGAGTTTAAAGATGTTGATAAAATATCAATTATCTTCACAGACTTAGATAATAGATTTAAAAAGATTGAATTTATTATTGATGAAAAATTGTAATAATTATAATGAATGATAAAATTGGAAAATATTTTTTAGATTTAAATAAAATACACAAATTAGAAGATAAAGAAGAAAGACAGGCAATTCACACCTACTATAAAGATATGTTATATGCTTATGGTGATGGTAGAAATGAAATGGCTGAGTCCATTAAGTGGACTTTAATTAATTCTGGTTATTTATTAAATAATGATCAGATTAAAAGAGATGAAAAAATAAATGATATTTTAAATGGAGATTAAAGCCGATATAGTAGATTATATGGGTAAATATGAAAATGGTGTCTTGGTATTAATTAGTCTAAATATAGATAATAAATTTTACGAAGGTACCATTTTTTATTCAGATAAAAATATTGTCTTAACGACTGATGAAACAGTTGAAGATGTAATTGGCATGAATATAGAATTATGGGATGGATATAAAGACTTATTAGAAAGTATTTTAAAAAAATTAATTCCATATGAAGAAATATCTAAAAGATTGGATGAAGTTGACTTTGAAAAATATGTTTCATATTACGAAGAAGACTTAGGTAAAATTGTTTTAGATGAAGTAAAACCGGAGGAAATAATAACAGCAACTAACTCAAACTTATTTCAATAAAATTAGTATAATTTAAAAATTATTTTTATATTATGCTGATTAGCGAAATTGGAATTAGAGGTTTTAAATCATTCGGAAATAATGAACAAGTCGTAAAATTAAATACAGAAAAAGGAGAACTTATCTTACTAGTTGGAAACAACGGAAATGGAAAATCTGTTGTTGATAAAACTGAGATTGAGATAAAATTTTCAATAGATAATTTGAATATAGATGATTTTTGTACTTTTTTGGAAATAATGGATGGGGGAAAGGAATATATTGAATATATAAAAGAAAATAATTATTCTTTATATGAGCAATATATTAAAAAACAAAAATCAATTAGATAATTATCTAATTGATTTTCACCCAGATAAAAAAAATGAGATCTTAAATCTATTTAAAGATTTTAATTTTGAATGTGGGAAGACCTCATTTATATCAAAAATGAAGTCTTTAATAGGAATGCCAAAGTTTGGTAAAAAAACTCTAATATATTGGTTAAGTAGAGGCTGGGATGAAGAAACCGCTAAAATAAAAAGAGTACCAACAATTAAAAATGTTGAAACATCTCCTATGAATATAAATTTTTGGTTAAAAAGGGGATTTAGTTTAGAAGATTCTGAATATAAAATAAAATCTCAACGAAAAATGAACAAGGAATATTGGATGGAGAGAGGATATACATTGGAAAATTCTATAATAAAGTCAAATGAGTTTCAGAAAAATAGTAATAGTTGTTTTATATCAAAATTGGAAAATGATGTGGAGTTTAGAGAAATTATATCATCAAAAAGAAGTAATAATATAAATTACTGGATAAACAAAGGTTTTAATTTAGAAGAATCTAAAATTAAATTATCTAATAGACAATCAACATTTTCATTAGAAAAGTGTATTTCTAAATATGGATCCGATGAAGGTAAAAGAATTTGGTCAGAACGCCAAAATAAATGGCGAAAATCTTTGATGGAATCCGATTACAATGGAATCGATGATAAAGATTCTAGATCCATAGAACATTTTAAAAATAAGTATGGTGATATTTGGTTGGAAAAGTATATAGAAACTACATCATTTAAAGATAAAGAAGATATTAGATATCTATTATCATTTGAGAATTATAAAGATATGATAATAACTCTTATAAATGATAATTTAACTTTAGCTAAAATAAGTTATAGACTTAATTATTCAGTATTATATGAAATATACAATACGAATAAAGAAGATATGTATTCATTTCTTTTGGAAAATTATGAAAAAACTTATGGAACTCCATCATATTATGAAAAAATGTATGGTGATAAATGGGTAGATGAGTTTATAAAATCTAATAATTTTAAAGATAAAGAAGATATTGTTTTTTTATTATCTTTTGATAATTATTTTAAATTAGTAGATTATTTAATGGAAAACTTTAGTATAACTGATATTGTTTTAAAAATAAAAAAAGTTATAGTATCATATTTTTATAAAACTACTTATGAAAAAATGTTTGAATATCTAATGTCTGTTAATCCAAGTATAAAATGCAAATATGGTTACATGAGATATTATAATAATCATCTTTGTAGAAGTTCCGGTGAGTATATGATTGCTAAATTTTTAAAATATAATGAAATTTCATATAAGTACGAAAAATTATATCCAAATTCTAAAAAAAGATGTGATTTTTATTTAATTGATCATGATATTTATATAGAATATACAGGTATGTATAAAATCAAAAAACACAATGATAAATATAATGAAAAAAAATCATTTTGTATTGATAATAATATTAAACATTTTTTTTCAAACAATATAGAAGAAATAGAAAATAAAATAAAAAGTATATATGGAATTTAAAATAGATCTAAAAAGGCTGAATATTCTAAATAATAAACTGTCTATCATCAATAAAGGTGTTAAAGTAAATACTCCAAATGGTTGGAAAAATATAAAAGAAATTGGTATAACATCACCTAATTCCGAAAAAATAATAATAAAAACAAAGGATTTTGAATTGATTGGTTCTCCAAATCACAGAGTTAAATATTTAGAAAATTGGATTTTCTTAAAAAATCTAAAAATAGGTGATTTTATAAATACTAAAAATGGTGTACAGACTATTTTATCAATATTAAAAGATGATAAAAGAGAAGATTTATGGGATATTGAAGTAGATGGTCATGAATACTATTCTAATGGAATATTAAGTCATAATTCATCATTTCTATCTTCCTTTGAATATACACTTTATGGTAAAGTAAGAGGTGGCCGTCAAAAAAAATGGTCTACTTTATCAACTCTCCCAAATAGAATTAATGGTGAATTATTAAATAGAATTTCATTCAATTCTAACGGTGTTGATGTTGAAATCAAAAGAGGTATTTCACCAAATAAGTTGGAACTTTGGGAAAACGGAGTTCACAATGAAAGAGCTGGTAAATCAAATATAGATGAAAAGATTGAAAAGTATGTAGGTATGGATATTGAAACATTCAAATCTTTTATATCTATGTCTATAAATGACTTCAAAAACTTTATATCTCTTTCAAATGAAGAAAAACAACTACTTTTAGATAAACTTTTTAACTTAGAAGTAATCAATATCTTAAATAGTATTTTAAAAGATATAAACAAGTCAAATAAAACAAGAATGGCTTCTTTAAACTCTGAAATAAATACTTTAGAAGAGTCTATTGAATCAATTCAAAGATCAATTGATAAAACTATTAAACTTTCAATTGAAAAAGAAAAATTAAATCTACAAGCTGATATTGATCGTCTTATGGAAGAAATGAATTCTAAAAAGGAAGATTATAAAGCTCTTAAAGAAAAAGTAGAAAAGATTAAAGAAAAAGAGGAAATTTTATCAAATGAAATTGAAAATGAAAAAAAACAATACATTAATATCCAAAATGATATTCGTAATACACAGAAAGAGATCGATCTTTATGACTCTGGTAAATGTCCCACTTGTAGAACAGATTTTAATTCTGATTACTACTCTTCTTTAAGACAATCACTTGTTGAGAAAAAAGAGGGTTTTGAAAAAATTAAGACTGAAATAGACGAGAATATCAAAAATATAAAAGAGAAGCAACTTAAACTGAAAGAAATTTCAACTAAAACAAATGAAACATTCAGCGAAATGAGTTTCTTTTTAAAGAACTGTAAAACTCAAATTGATCAACTAACTAAAAAGAAAGAACTTGAACAAGTTGATAACTTACCAAATGTTGACGAGTTTAAAAAATCAATTGAAGAGTTAGAAGAAAAAATGTCTTTTAGTAAAGATAATGTTACAGTTTGTAAAGATAAAGAATTATACTATAAAGAACTATCTAGAATATTTGGTGAAGATGGTGTTAAAAAGTCAATTATTGCTGGTATTATTAAACCACTTAACCACTTTATACATGAGAATATAACTAAGATGGGTATTGCTTTTGATGTTAAGTTGGATGAAACATTTACAGCGGAAATCAGACAATTTGGTTCACCAATTGAAAGTGATTCATTATCTACTGGTGAGAATAAAAAAGTAAACATTGCTATTTTAATTGCTTACTTAAAGTTAATCCGAACTAAACGACATATCAATATTTTGTTCTTAGACGAGGTTTTCTCTTCAATTGATATCGAAGGTATAGATTCTATTTTAACACTCTTAAAATCGTTCGCAAACGAGTATAACATAAATATATTTGTTGTACACCATGCTATCTTAAATCAAGAAATGTTCGATAGAATTTTAAAAATAAACAAAGATGTTTTCTCAACAATTGAGGAGGTAAACTTCTTAGACTAAAAAATAATAATAGTTATGGCAAATATTTTGGGAAGTTGTAGTACAAGTACATCTAGTTATGGTATTGGAACTAATAGTGTTGTAGGTGGGTATAATAATATCGTAATTGGTAATAGCAACACTATTACAGGTTATTCTTGGGTTGATAAGACAACTTCAATTCAGGAATATATAGAGTTCGGTTTGAAACTAATGGGTATAGATTTATCTTTTGAAGATTTTAATAATATGACTGAAACTGAAAGAACAGCATTTATGAGAAATCACAGATTAGATAATTTATTAAAAAATAAAGAATAATATGTTAATAGTTGAAGTAGATAAAAGTGGTATTGAAAGAGCACTTAAAAAACTTAAAAAGAAGTGGGATAAAAACAAAATGATTAAAGAGTTAAGATCTCGAAAAGAATTTATTAAAAACACTGATAAAAAAAGAGCAGCTAAAAGTAGAGCAGCTTATATTGAGAAAAAATATAGAAGTCAAGACTAATGAATTTATCAAAAAATTATTATGCTATTTTAGGTGTTCCTAAAAATGCAGATGAAAAAACAATAAAAAAATCTTATTATAAGTTGAGTTTTAAACACCATCCTGATAAGAATGGAGATGCTGATATTTTCTCCGAAATGACCGAGGCTTATGATGTTTTATGTGGTGAGAATCGAAGTGACTATGATTTAAAATCTAAATATGGAAATAACTATAATGAATACTATGAGTTATTTAATATAAATATTGATTTAGAATATGATGATGTTAAATCAACTAGAGAAAAATTTAAAAAAAATGAAGTAAATGATATTATAATACAAGTTGATGATGATTTTGATGGAACAGTCGAATTTGAAAGATGGGTAAAGTGTAAATCTTGTGATGGTACTGGTAAAGACTTCTCATCAAAAATTATTATTCGTGATAACGATGGTAATATTTTAAAAGTTTTTGATGCTGATGATGGTTGTGACTTTTGTGAAGGTACTGGTAAATATATGGACCAAGAATGTTCTTTTTGTAATGGAAAGGGTCAAGTTGGATTAAATCATTGTAGTACTTGTAACGGTGAAAAAAGAATTTTAGGTAAACAAAAACTAACTGGTTTAAAACTAAAAGGTGATAAAACAAGAATAGATTCGATGGGTCATCATGCTAAAAACGGTAATGTTGGTCACTTATATTTAATAAAAAAAGAGTTACAACAGTAACTCTTTTTTATTTTAGTCATACGCTATGTTTGTCCAACTCGATGGTGGTCTTGATTCAGGCCCATACTCATCTGCTCCATAACCAGGCACCCATTCCACTCCTATAAATGGTGAATCTTCTGATGTATATGTTGGCCATGAATTGTAAACTACACTCCAATAGTCAGTATTACCACCATATGTTGGTTCTGGTATAACAATATTAACAGGTGGATCAAATGGCACATCAAACGGTGTAATATCAGTTGAATCAACCCATAATTCACTTGATAACCCAGGTAAACCAACATTTTGATAAGTTTCTTCTAAATATTGATTTCTTTCTATTCTATCAAATTTAGGAGTTAATTCGATGAATCTATAAGCATATTGATTTTCTCTTCTATAAGTTCTTTTACTAACAAGTGGTGCTTGTACAGAATTATTAATATTTTCATTTGTAAAATATTTAAAGAATGGTATCATATCAACCTCAAAGAAATTTAAATTATCTATAACAAATTCCGAAATATTCTTACCACTATCACCAGATCCTCTAAATGACATCATTAAGTCTCTTTTATTAAAGAAGTATTCTACTTTCTTCTTATTTGGTGTTAAAATATGATTAACATTTTTATAAACAGGTAAATAAGATGCTTCTACTGTATTTGTTATGAAGGTATTTAATGTTGGATAAATAATCTTTTTAGATATAACGTTTAAGTTACCAAAGTGTAAAATTGGTAATTCCATAGGTCTTGGATTATACTCAGATGATCTACCAACATAATTATTTTCAACTACATCTTTATTAACTAGATCAAACTCAATCATAGTGTATCTATTTTGTTCTAATTTATCAGTATCTCTATTACCAACATCTTCAAGTGGATTCTGTAAATTTAGAACACCTCCATCATATCTGGCTGAAACTTTCAACTCTTTCCCCTTTATCGGAAGAATTGTTGTAAAGAATCCACCAATTAGATCTTTAGCTTCATTTCTGGAGAAGGTAATATATGATCCGGATGATGATGATGTACTCCATTTCCAACCAAGATCTTTAAACTTTTGTGAGTTTGGTCTAAAGTATTCAGAGAATTTACCAGAATCCCCTATGTAATCATTAAAAACTTTATATTTTGTTCCTAATTTATAATTTCTAATAGATGTTGAAAAACTATCTCTAAATTTAGAAACACTTGATAAAACATCATAGGTTATATAACCATATAAATTATTATTTGATATGTTATTATCTGTTAGAGCATCATAATCAGTTAAAGGTTTAAATATATTAGTAGCTGAACTTTGATCATATACAACATCAATCCAAGAGTTATATGCAAAAATACTTCTATCATCTGTATTATTAATAGTAGTCGCTTTTGAAACATTTAATGAATCAAATTGCATATTTTGTATAAGTCCGGTGTTTTTATAAGATCTTACTTTACCAACAAAATTTCTATTTGTGAGGAAATAAACAATTGAGTTTGAGGAAAAGATATTTGTTTCAATAGTTCTACCATCTATTACAGTATTCACCTTTGTTTTACCAAACATAATTGAATCTACACTATCATCTTCAAATTCACTAACATATATCTCATCACCAACATTTAAAGAATGTGTTGCACTTAAAGTTATATTAATAAATCTACCTCTTAATCCAGTTGATGAATTTGTTAGTCCAATATTACCTGATGAATATGTGAATGAAATAATATTTGATTTAAAGTGACCACCAGATAACTCACCATCTATCCATTGAGTATCAACCATTTTAGTAGTATGTGGTAATCCATAGAAGCTACCGTTTGTCCAAACACCACCATTAAAATATCCATTGAAGAAATTACCACTTAACCAAATATTTTTAGTTACGTAAATAAAATGATAAGGTGAATCTTTTTCAACTCTTCTTAATGGAAAATCATATTCAAACTCAACTAATAATGTATTATTAGTTTTACTTATCACAGTATAATAATTTCTAATAAGTTTTCTTTCATTGTTTATATCTATAGCAACTATATTAGAAATAGATATTTTATCTCCAACATTAAAATTATTAACATTATATGATGGTCCAGAGATTGTTAATCTCCATTTTTTATCTCTATTATATGAGTAGAATTGACTCACATCAAAAAAGTTTCTAACACTTCTATCTTCTCTATAACCATTTATCCAATTACCATCCTCCCATATACCAGATTTAAATTTACCGGTTCCAACTTTTGTCTTTATGGTAGAATAAGTTATTGATCTTACAGCATTTAAAGTATTACCAACTCCTATATTATAATAAAACTTTGGAGTTTCTATATAATCATATGAGTCGAATAGTCCAAATCCATAGTTTAGATAACCAGTAGGAAAACTATTTGTACCAACGGATAATAATGTATTATTTTGGATATGATAGGTTTCTTCGATTTTTAAATCTGTTAATGATGCGACAATGTATGTTGCTCCAGTTGTTTGAGGCACTGTATCCCCAACGAATATTAGATATTGATTTCCTTGTAAACCATAGAATGTATAATCTTTATCTGTAACACTATAAGTTAAAGATCCTAAATAATTTTGACTTGAATTATCATCAAATAAAAATTCTATTGTCCATGTATTTAATTTACCAACATCTAACCCAGCGTCATCTTTTATGTAAAGTGTCCAGTTACCTACTATACTATCTGATGAATTTAATAGTTTTCTAATATCCTGTGTATTTGATCTATAAGCACCATATCCAACACCAACATCTTTTTTCATTCTAAATGTATCAGTAAAAGGAGCTGATCCTTTAGATATACTATTTTTAGTATCATCTGATGTGAAAACGGTTGATTTTAAATTATCACTATTTCCTTTTTCTCTATTAAATAAATTTATAACTTTACCAATACCTTGAACATCATTAGCTGCTGGACCTTTTAGATTTAAAATTAAATCACCATCCCAAGTATGATCTATATTAACTGTTACCTTAATCTCTTTTAATGTAGTAGCACTAGTTAAGTAATTATTTGAATCTAATGGTACACTAATTGTATCAGTTGTTGTTCCCCAATCTGCTATTGTTAAATTTGGTGACGATGATGCTATATAAGTAGCAATTGGTCTTTGTGAAGGAAGTCTACTAGATAAATAAAATTTTATACCAATATTATCATTTCTTGTATTCTTATACTTAAATGATAAATTGAATTTATCATAATTTATAAACTTAGCAATATAATTATTTTTTCTAAATCCTTCATGTGGACTTTTTGAATACCCATTCAAACCACTACCAGAGTTAACTGTCTCTGTTGACCTATTTGGTGTAACAAGACCAATTACATCTGATTCATCATCTGGATGAAATCCAAATCTATCATACCAGTTTGGTATATCAACTGTTGGACCATTTGACCATGGTCCACCAACAGGCATATTAAAATAAGGTTCATTTGCTAATCCTTTATATAAAGCAGCTCCACTTGGAAATACTATACTTTGCCAATTTGTTGTTGTTGATTTTGGTCTATCATACCAAATATATCTATTTTGAGCAACATACCAACCGTTACCAAATAAATTACCTCCTTCAGTCCATGGTTTAGCTGAAAAAGTTGATCTTGTAGTAGGTGGAGTGAAAGGTGTGGTAATAACCTCAGTTTTAAATAAACTAACATATGAAAATCCTTGTATTAACCAATCCGTTTCATTTACGGAGTATGATACAATACCTTCACCTGTATTAAGATGATTTCCAGATGTTTGATTACCATTTCCCTTAAATTCCGTATATCTATGATTAGATATAGTTATAAGATTGTTATAGGTTGTATTTGCGTGACTATTTCCGAATAAAATATTTGAATAAAAAGTTGATGGTCTTTCTGATAAAAAAGAACTAACATCTTCTTTCGGAGTCGAGTAATAGTGAAATGTGAAAATTCTACCAGAACCATCAACAGAATTTAGTGTATCTAAACTAGCTTTACTTTCAAAGTAAGCCCAAGGTATTATAAATGTATCAGATTTTTTAAAATCATAATCGGTTAAATCTGATCCATTTATATTTTGTCTATAATCTTTATAAAATGTTTTATCAGCTAATAACTCAGCTTTATCTCCAATTGGAGTAACTAAATACAAAGCTGGTGATCTCCACTGTCTTGCATAAGTTGTATTTTCACCAATTTGTAAGTAGTTCATCATAACAGTATTAAATTGATAAACTTTATCCTTTTTGAAACTTTTTGGAGTCGTATTATAAAAGCCAATAGCTTTTTGTAGCATATGTGCTTGTGTATAGTTTTCAGAAATAGGAGGTAAAGTGGAAATACCCGGTCTATTATACCAGAATGTTATATCACTATTTGATTGTGTGTAAATCAATGGATTTACTCTCAATGCCATGAAAGATGCCTCATTTGGACTATCTTTATATTTCATCAAAGAATAAGTCCAACCGAAGTTTTTTTGAGTATCTGCTATTACTGTTGTTATACCAGATGGTAAAGAACCACCTATGTATGTATCTCTATTTATATTTTGTGACCAACCCATATTCTATATATTAAAATTATATTACTATTATCAAAAATTAATCATAACTAATATTTGTCCAATTTGAAAATGGGTCTGAAGATGGTTCCGAAAAACTTGTGAATTCCCAGTTAGCATTTGGAATAGCCGTATTATTGTTATTATTAACTCCAAATACACTAAAATCTGTACTCCAATTTTCATTCCATGTTTCTGGATTGAATGAACCATCGCCAGAACTTTCGTCGGTAATTACCCAAGGTGTTATATTTGTTTCTGGTCTTGGTGGTCTGAATGTATATGATGTTCCTTCGTTTGGATCATAATATGTTCCAAAATTATAAGATGATGTATTTTCAACTGTTATATCAAAACTAATATCACTAGATCCACCATCACTTATTTGATTAATTACCTTTGATGAATTTTTAAATAAATTCCAAATATGTACTTCATTTCGACCATAAGATTGACCGTCTGGTGGTGGAACCAAAGAATATGTTCCATTTACGTAGTCATATGGTTGTGTGGCAACAGAATTACCATTATCTCTCAATCCACGTTTTAATATATTATAAGTAAATTCATTGTTTACATAACCAACATAGTCAAAATTTGATCCATACCAGTTACCATTTTTCCAAGTACCTCCTTCCCAAATAACATTATAAGCATTCATAAAATTAGAAACACCATTATAAAAAATCATACCCCATGCAGTACCACTAATGAAATTACCATTTAACCATCTCGACATATAAAAATCACTATCTATAAAATCACCAGTTACCCAATTTGATTTATCTGGTATTGAATTATTAGTAGCATTAGTACTATTAAAGTTAGGAGTAAATGAATAATCACTATTCGTAGTATTTAACTTTAGCGGATATTCATCATTATTAGATCTAATTACATATGGATTAAAAGAACTATATTGAAATGTACCTTTATTAAATGTCCCGGTTAACCAAACACTATTTTTAAACGTACCGTTATCACTACTAAATGTACCAGATAACCACAAAACTTTATCAAAATTTATTGAGTTATAAACTTTTGGAATTTTATTTCTAACATAAAAAGCTTTTTCTGATAAATATCTCCATTTATTATTTGTAGCAATTCCATCTACCCACAATCCATAAAAACTTTGCGTATATGAATCTACGAATTTAGAAGCATTTGAATTCTGATAATTATTTATATCTAGATTACCAATTGCTGAGAAGGTTGAGCTACCTTTGAAGTTACCACCAGTGAATAATCCATTATTCCAAATTTTACCTTTGAAGTCACCACCATTAAATATACCGTAATACCATGTTGAGTTATCTCCAGTTGATGAGTTACCAAATTCACCATCGTTAAATGTACCATTCTCCCAAGAGTAAGTTAACTTGTCTTCTGAGTTATTATAAAATAAACCACTTTGGCTACATCCATAAGTAGATATAAATCTACCACCATTAAATGTACCATTTTTCCACTTAGCATAATTTGTAAATTGTCCTCCATTAAATGTACCATTATACCAAGTTGCATAGTTATTTCTATCTATTGTATAATCAAGAGTATTGTATTTAAATGTTAATTCCCACTCAAATAAGTATCCAATATCATATAGTGAATTATCAATGATTATCAATTCCCAATTTCCATTAAATGTATTATCAAAATTTAATAATTCAGTTGAGTTAATTGTATTGGATAGGAAGCTATATGTTCCAAAAGTACCAATACCAAGTGATTTACTCATTCTAAATTTCAAATAAGGTGGGTTATCATTATTGTAGTATTGTGGTAAGACTGATGTTAATATTGGATTTGAATCATTTGTAGTAAAAACAATCGAGTCATTGGATTTAAAGTCATTATCACTTCCTATATTATAGTCTTTAACATTTATAATTTTACCATTTGGGGATTTTAAATTTATCAATATATCACCTATATAAGTATGATTGATTTTAACTTTTAATTCTATATCAAAAGGAAGTTCAGGATTTACAATAACATCATATACTGTACTTGATAAACTTTGAGTTGATACTAAAAATCCCTGTGTTCTTTGATCATTCCAAATATTACTAAAATTAGTTTGGTTTATAGACATACCATTACTACCATTTGGATTTGCAGTTGCGTTTAATGGGACAACATGATTAGAGTATGTTGATCCACCAACATAAATATATAATCTTTCGTAATAAGAACCAAAAACACCATTATTAAATATACCATCATACCAGTTTATATTATAAATATCACCACTTTCAGTTGCTCCTAAATAATTTGGACTTTTAGCATATAGTGTGGCATTATTAACAGTTGCATAAAGAATATCTCCATTATAAATAACTGTTGATTCAGCCGCTGATTTTGGCTCACCAATTTGTCCGTTACTAAACGTACCTTTGTAGAACTTAGAATAATTAAATATACCATTCTTAAATACACCATCCTCCCAATCACTCTTAAAGAATATTCCATCTTTAAATTCTCCTTTGACCCAAGAGTATCTAAAGTTTGAAACAGTTGCTGTTACAACACCATCTATGTGATATGATTTTATTCTATTATCATAATAATATTTCTTATCAATAGTACCATTACCATCAAATGATCTTGAGTTGTAAAAAGTTCCATTAGTAAATACACCATCATACCATTGAGATTCTTTAATAACACCTTTATTGAAACCAAAGTTATTTAAAAATGAGTTTTGTATTATACCATCTTGCCAAACATCATTACCTCCGATAAAAAATGAATTTAAATAAGTTGCTGATGATAATATATTATTATTATTACTAAAAATTGTATCACTTATAATCAAACTTCTAATCTTCTCAAGATTGAAAAAATCTTTATCGGATGAATCATAATTATCATTTTTTATCAATGAACTATTCATATATCCTCTTTTAAATAGCCCAGATTTTATTTTACTCTTATAGAATTTAACTTTGCTTAGATAATTATATCTGTTTCTTGAATTATTTGTTTCAAAATATCCACCAGCTGTTAATCCGGATAATATATTAGTACCAATTTCTTTAAGTGTTAATTTGTTAACATCAATTGATAATACTTCGTATGAATCAGGTATTCTTTTAACTACACCACCATTTATATAATCAACTGAGTTTAAATAAACAACATCACCAATTTTAAAACTAAATTCTTTATTTTTTTCAGATACATATTGTGTATTAGTAACAATTAAAGTACTATTAACGGTATTTAAAGATATTCTATAAGTACCACTTCCTGTTAATGATGATATATTAACATCGTTGTTATAGTTTATATAATAACCACTATTCCAATCAGATGTTTCTAAAATACCACTATCAAAGTTTGAATTTATTATAAATGCTTTTGATATATCAATTAAGTTACCTATATATGTTGATTGTGTACCAGGATTAGAATTATAGTTAAAATTAAATTCTGTTGAATCCACATCTCTATTTATAACATCTTGTATAGATACTAAAATATCAACTGAATAGTAATTTGAGTTTGTATTTGTTTTGATTATTCCAGTTGATTGAGCAACTATACTAGCAGTTGATGATAAAGTAGCACTTATCATCATTTGTAAATCAACAGATGCGGTTAAACTGTTTAAAACATAACTATTTTCTTCAGGTGTTGATAAATAAGCATTATACTCAAATCCTCTTTTATAGAAATTAGCCACTGTATTATCTCTTTCATATGTATAATCATCGTTTATAAAAGACTCTGTATATTCATCGTTAAAATCAACCCAAGTTCCAATTTTAAATTTTTTATCAAAGAAATTTATTGGAATTTTTGAATTATTATTTATGTTTATACCCTTTAAATAGAAATAATCATCTAATTTAAGTTTTTTGTAGTCTTTTTCATCAATATAAAATTTGAATAATTTGTGTGTTGTTCTTGAATTTTGTAAGCTAAATGGACTAGATAGTTTTATTATACTATAAGTACTTGATCCGGTTGGGTTATTTGCTAGATTAGTGTATCTATATTCTGAAACATTCCACTCATCGTAAGCTTTTATCTTAATAGAATCTTCCGAAATATAAGTAGAGTCTTTGACTACACTATCAATAACTTGGGAATTTACAATTCTACTATTTGTTATTTTACTATCAACTAACTTAGAGTTAATTAAAGTTGAATTGTCAATTAATAATGAATTAAATTGTCCATCTTCAAAGTATCCTTTTTGAATAGATATATCAAAACTTTGTGTAGCAGAATTTAAGTGATTTTTTAAAACTTTCTTAGTATTTGTACCACCTAATTTAGCATTTATTATTGTACCATTTTCAATATTAGCTTTTAATATACTAGAATCTATAATAAAGTTAAACCCTTTACCACCATTATTATTAGTATTACTTTTTTGAATTGGATCACCAGAACTATCTAGTGTTGTTGTATAGTTTTGACCAGCAATTGTTATTTTTGAATTTAAATCACCATTTTCCCAAATTGTATTTAATAAAGTACCACCATTCCACTTAGATTTTATACCTTTCCACTGTATTCTCTTTTCCTGTATTCCATAAATACCATTATTAAAAGTTCCAAAAAAATCACCACTTCTAAAGTTAGACTTACTAATTATTGGTTTTGAGAAAAGTTTATCAACTCCCCAATATGAATTTGTAGGTCCAGTAACCCATTCATAAATATTTCCTTCTTTGAAATCGGTTCCTTTATGAGTGAAATCACCACTCATAACCATTAGTCTATTATTTGAATAAGTTCCAAGAGCTGCTGAAAAAGAACCATAAAAGTATAACTCTTTTGATATATTAATCCAATAACCACTACCATTTCTAACAAAAAATCCTGGAGCACCTGTTAAACCTAAACTAACACCATATCCAGCTATATTAGATATTGTACCTGCGGTATACTCTTCGTTATAAACTGGTTGATAAAAAACGTCATTAGAATCAGCATATATCATATTATTTTGATACTTATCAAACTTATAGTTAAGTTGACCTCCTCTTGATGATATTTGTTTATTAACATGTAAGAATTGTTCTCTTGTTGAAATTTTCCAAACTTTTACAAAGTCATCCTTTTTTTCAGTATCATTGAATGGTAAAACACCAGTGTAATCTATATCAAGAACTATCTTACATTTATCAACATAAAGAACTATATAACCATCTCTACCAGATTTATACTTATCATCCTTAATCAATAAATCACTATCATAATATCCATTTATTATAAATACTCTATCACCAACTTGTATATTTGAATTAACCTCTGTATAAAATAATGTTTTATTTATATCATTGACAGTATATGGTTCTACCCAGTTTACCAAACGAGGACTTGCGTAACCATTCGTTCTTTCCTCTAATATTTGAAAATTATCAAAATAAGCTAAATTATATTGCAATGGATCAACAAAAGTACCTAACTGATAATCCACAGCTGAAACTAAATATGGTTTATTTCTAATGATGTTTTGTGAAGGTAATGGCATTCAACTAATATATTTTTTATTATATATTAAAATTTAAATACTTTCTAATAAACTTATTTTTATTATCTTTGTATATTATTTATGTCTATGAAAAAAATATTAATATTTACTGGTGCTGGAGTTTCTAAAGAGTCGGGAGTTGAAACCTTTCGTGATTCTGATGGTCTTTGGTATAACTTCAAAATTGAAGATGTAGCAACCTTAACTGGTTGGAGAAAAGATAAAAATCGTGTTTTGGATTTTTATAACCAACGTCGCGCTCAAATGAAAGATGTCTATCCAAATGATGCTCATAAAATAATTGCTGAGTTAGAAAAAGATTATAATGTAACTTTAGTTACTCAAAATGTTGATAATCTACACGAAAGAGCAGGTTCTACTAATGTAATTCATTTACACGGTGAATTATCAAAAGCTAAATCTTCTTTCCCTGGATCAGATGAAACGTTTGATTGGGAAGGTGATATTAATATTGGTGATAAGTGTTCAAAAGGTTCTCAATTAAGACCAGCTGTTGTTTGGTTTGGTGAAAGTTTGAACTATAATTTATTATCAAAGGCAGAAGAAGCTGCTCAAAAGTGTGATATTTGTATTATTGTTGGAACATCAATGCAAGTAGCTCCTGCTAATTTACTACCAACATTGGTGAAGGATACTTGTAAGATATATTATGTTGATCCTGCTGATGAAATGATTGTTTGGTCAGATTCTTATGGTTTGAGTAAGATTAATTATACACATATTAAAGAACCAGCAACAGTTGGTATGAAAAAAATTGTTGATATTTTAAAAAATGTTTAAGGTTAAGGATGTGGATACTTATTTATCAGAAAGAAGAAAAGATTTTCATAATGAAAAAATGAAAAAACTGGTTGAGGAGACTGAGGTAATGCTTAAAAAGATGTATTTAGTGAGAATTTCTCAGAGAAGAAAAAAGATTATTGAATGGATATGGAAAAAGTAAAATTGTTACAACTACTTATTGATATTTTAGATTTAAGAGATGAAAAGATGAAAGCTATTAAATCTCAAAGATATGAAGAAGGTGCCATACTCAGAGATAGAGAAAGAATTCTCGAAAGAATGTTTTACAAAGAAGTAATGGGGTGTGATGATAACTATCAAGACTTTGTTTATAGTAAATATACCGAATGTGTTAAAGATTACTTAAAATCTGAATATAATTTAGATTATAATCATTATACAAAAACGGCTTTAATCAGAGAGATAAAATTAATTGAGTTGGGTTTATGAATGTAATATTGGGAAAATCAAGACAAGTTGGTAGAAGCTATATGACTAGTGCGTTTTTTGAGTATCAAATGAAAATATTAAACTTTGAAAAGGTTAGTATAAGAAAGAGAAAGTTAAGAAAGATTTTTAATATATAGTATATGAAAATTAAACGATTTAACGAAACTTTTAGTAACTTTACTATAAATCCAATAAAGTTTAATAATAGTAAAGGTATTGAAAAGATTGTCTATCCATCTGTTATTGTAAATGTTAGTTCTGTTACTAGTGAAGTAACAAGTTCTATTAGACGAGATATGATGGATTTAATGCACAATCAAGGTTTTTTAACACCACCTAAATTTATTGACATTGATACTGGGAATGTATTAGAAGATAGACTTAGATATAGTGTTAAAAATCCAAGATGGGTATTTTTCGTTGAAGAGAAAAATTTAAATAAAGCTAAAGAAATCGCTGAAAAATATGGCGTTGATTTCTATCAAAAATAATAGTAACTGAATGGACTTACAACAATTATTAGAAAAGTGGGGAATTAAGTGTGATATAAACACAATTCTTTCTATGTGGAATGAATCACATAGACACTACCACAACTTAAATCATCTTAATGATTTGATTTCTCAAATCAACGAAAATAAATCTAAGTTTTCTGAAAAAGAATATGAAAAACTTATGTTAGCTGCTCTTTTTCATGATATCGTTTATGATCCTATTAGTAAAACAAATGAAGAAGATTCTGCTGATTTCTTAATGAGTTGCGCTGTTGATAAAACTAACAAAGATATTTTAGATGTTAAGCAAATTATTTTAGATACTAAAACTCATAATTCTACTACTAATTTATCAGAGTCTTTTAATCATTATGATATGAATATTGTTGAAAGAGATTTTGATCAATTGTTGGAGTGGGAGAACGGAATTAGTGAAGAGTTTTCGGTTTACCCTAAAGAAGATTATAAAATGGGTAGATTGAAATTTTTAGAAAGTTTATTAGATAAATATACTCATAATACAGAAAACCTACTTAAATTAATTGACTATGTTAAATCAAACTAAAGAGTACGGTGTATTTTATCTAAAAACTGTTTTCCCAAAAGGACACAGACTTGAATGGTTAAATTATTTACATATAAGTAGAGTTATACCAAAAGATCTATCTGATGAATTGGATTTATTAGTTTCTGATATAAACTCTAAAGAAGGTATTGTAATTCCTATGGATAAAGGAGTTGATCCAGGATGTGTTACCGAACCGGAAATAATTGAAGAAGTTGCTAATGAAGTTTATAATAGATATTGTGAAATATTTGAAAGGCTTACAAGTGATAATGTAAAAGATTGTATTAGATTAGTTTGGAGTATTGGGGAAATGGATAGTGTTGATTATAAATCAACTCATGATTTACCAGCTTATCCAATAATGATAAAAGTAGGTCGTTTTTTAGATTCTTCAAAAAAGTCAGGTATTTATAAAGTATAAAAAAAACCACTCAAATGAGTGGTTTTTTTTATTATTCAATTGATATTATAAAATTATGTCTAACACTAGTAGGACTTGAACTAAAAACAGGAACTTCCCATATTATTTCTAATTCATCATTAATAGAAACATCTAATTTATTTTGTAATTCGTAGTTATCTAATTGACTATTCGAATAATTTATATAATTAGAAGTTACTATCGATGATTGTCCAGAAGTATAATTATTTATTATAAAAATTTGAGGATCATTACTACCAACTTCTCCTAAAATTTGAGTCATTATACTAATATGTTTAATTGAACCTCCTATTAATGATTTAATCCTTCTTGATTTTATTGAACCGTTTGATTGAGCTGGTAGATCCGGAATATTACCAATATAATATCTCATATCATCAACTGGATCCATTGGGCAGTGTGAGAATTCATATGTTCCTGCCGGACCCAATGCAAGAATTGGATTTTCTCTTAGAGAAACCCATGCTTTACCAGACCATCTCCATTTAGATCCATTTGGACTAGTATAAATATCACCTATGTTTTTATTTAATGGCCAACTTATTAACATTTTGTATTATTATTTTTTTTTATTTAAGATACTTTTATATATCCATAATAAACCATTTGGTTTTCACTCGTATTATTAGTTATTCCAAATGTAAAAGTATTACTATTTACTGGATTTGGATCGGTCGTGATTATAGAACCAGATGTTCCAATTATATGACTTGGTATTGAATCTAAAACCAATTGATTTCCTGCTAAATAATACCAACCATATTGATTTCCAATAACTGGAACATTTATATTTGAAATAGTAACCGTCGCATTCCAATTAATAATACCATTTGGTATATTACCATTAACCCACATAACATATGAATTTCCAACTGGAACTGTAAAACTAACTGTGTTTGAACCAGGAGATAATATCCAAGATCCGGATGTTGGTGTATAGCTTGTTCCGGATGTACCATCAGTCCCGGATGTACCACTTGTTCCTGAAACACCGGATGTACCACTTGTTCCGGATGTACCATCAGTCCCGGATGTACCACTTATTGATGAGAAAAATGTATCTAATGATCCAATATTTCCCTCGTTTAACCAAACCTCATAAGCACTTAAACCTGGATCTCCTTGTGGACCAATTTCACCAACCGCTGTTACCCAGTTATAACCAGATATATTATCAAGTATATAAATATATAGAAATCCAAATTCGGTATCATACCAAAATGAACCAGGTTCTATAAAATCCGTATATGTCCCATCCGGAATATTACTTTGATAATAAAATGATTTGGATAACTTATTTAGGTATTTTCTACCAGTTCTCTTATTTAGATCACTTATTAATTGTTTAATTCTTGGAAGAGCCATTTTAGCCTCATTTAATGTTGAAAATGGTATAATAACAACTCTACCACTTTTCAAACTAACCTTAACTAGGTTGTTATTAACCATGACATTTAATATTGTACTTGGGTTAATGGTGTGAGTAACAACTCCATCATCATTCATAACCTGAACATTTACATCATTCATTGAAAAAGGTCTTAAAAATTTATCCCAACTATATCTCATTTTTTTATTAATTATTTTTAATTTACTATATCTAAGTTAACAAATACATGATCTAACTTATTTTTAGCCAAATCCATGAAGTTAAATGTAACAGAATACGTACCTATGTTTGTAATTGAGTGAACAATTCCTGATACTCCTGAAATTATTAAATTTGAATCCATAAGATTTATAATACCATCTCTATTATCACTAACATGATCAATTAACAATTCAATCAATCTATCTTTTTGTATAACACTTGAAGTTCCATAAGTGGATAGACTTATAGAAGTAGAAAATGTAAAACCATATGATGTATCATATGGAACACCATAAGTTGCACTATTAAATTCTATATAACTACCCATTGATCCAGATTTTGAATTGAAATAAATAACCGGTTGTACTGAATCCACAAGTGGATCTATATCATTAATATTAACAGTAGGATTTTCTAAAATATAATTTAGAAGTGAATGTGCTTGATTAGCATCAAACTCTGTTAAAAATTGTAAAAATATCATACCCTGACTTTCATCATCTATAATAATAAAGTTACTATCTAATGTTATTGAATTTATATAAACTAATTCTAAGTAAATAAGTGCTCTTGGTGTTGTATTTTTATCATAAATAACAATAGATTCACCGACAACATAAGATTTAATATCAGTGAATTCCAAACCAGTAAATGATGTTCCTGATTGATTTATATAATCATTAAATACCGAATAATTATCATCAATAACAGCAACCATGACATCTAAATAAACCGGATAATTAACATTTGGGTTATTCAAATATAATTGAGGAACTCTATTTGATGAATTACCGGTTAAAACCAATAATTGAGCAAAACTAAAAATCTGAACTGGGTAGTTATAATAACTATACTGAACATAATTATCAGCTTCAACTTTTGATTTTACATCATAAACAGCCTTTATAGAAAGAAAAGTAGCATTATCTCCTAATCCTAAATGATTTAATAGATAATTAGTTTGACCTTTTTTAAGAATAATTCTACTTTTTAAAATTTGTTTATAAGGTATTCTTAAATCAGAAAGCATCAATCTTTCTCTAATATTAGAACCTTCAGTTGCAATAAAGTCACCACCATTTGTCTTAATATATTGACTACTTGGTCCAAATAAAGAACCGCCACATACTACACTCATATTTAGTTTTATATTTTAATGTATATATTAAAATATAAAACCGACATTTATTTTAAATCTATAATTTCTACTCTATATCTTTCAGATAATACTGTGGAATTTTCAGAAATCCTAGTAACAATAATCTTTTTACCTTTATTTAAACTAAAGTATGGCTTATTAGATAACATAGAAGCAGTTGAACTATTCAAAATCATTGGTAGTGAAGCTGTTGTACCAAAACTTTTTAAACTCAAATTATTACTAACATCTAATGTGATATATGAGCTAGTCAAACCAACCGTTGTTACTGTATATTGTCCTGAAAAATCATAAACCGAAGATGTTCCAACAAAAAAGTTATTTAAAGTTAGTGTATCACCAGCCTTTATTGAATTGTATATTAAGTTACTACTACCATCAATTGGTACATCAATCACTGGACCTGATTTTAAAGTCATAGTTTCATTAAAGTTAATATCAAAATTAAAATCTTTCCATAGATAAGATGAGTTTTGAGATCCATTAACTAAGTTATAACTAACTGGTAGATCTATATTACCAAGAAGTAATACCTGTGTAAGAGCAGTCGTTGTTCCAGTTATATCAGAATTTATATAAATATCCATTTTTTTATTTTGAGATGATGTTATTGTTGGATTAATATAAAACTCAACAGATTGTTTGAAATCCAAATCTCTACTCAAATAAACAGTTAATTTATCATTATTTGGTAGTGTAAATGGTACTTCATCGTTATTAGAAATATAAACTAACCAACTTTTATTTGTAGGAACATCTAAACTTAGTGGTATTATACCAGTAGCGCTATATAAATCAGTAGTTTTTATATAATCTATTTTATTATAAAGTGGATCTATACTATTTAATGATATACTTGGTGGTGACCCAGGTAGTGTAGTCACATCAATTGAATCAGATGAAACGATTTGATTAGTTGCATATAATCTTAACAAATCATTTAAACTATTAATTCTGGAATTAATGATATTAATATCAGACTGTGAATATATTAAAGATTTTAAATCTTGTAAGTCTGCTCTTAATTGATTTTGTTCAACTAAAATATTTAGAAATGAATCATTAACAGAAGAAAGTCTTTGCATAGCTTTGTTAAATAAATTCATACTAAACATTGAATTTATTGCCTCTGGGTTATATGTTTCCTGAACATTATCATTAATTATATTAAAATTTAAATTTAAACTAAAAGCAAATGATGTTCCATCTTGATCACTAGTTGAAACTAACTTTTTATACGTAGGGAATTTTATACCAATTTCACTTTGTAATAAGTTATTAGCTGGATTATCTAAGAATGATATTCCATATAAGTTAGTGAATGTATTTCCTTTATCATCCTCAACAGTATAATACCACAAAATAGCATTAAATTCAAAACTATCCGGTGGTGTGTTATTAACTTCAAGAGCATTAAACTGTTCAAAGTTAGTAATTACTCTATTAGCTAAATTCATTTTTACATAGTGACTTGTGTTAAAATCTAATGTGATACCATCCATACCAGATGTATCTACAACTGGGTTGTTTATATCACCACTAACACCAAAATAATCACCACTTCTTCTTAAACTATCACCAGTAGATGTTTCATACGTGAAATCTAATGTATCAAATTGTCCAAAATAAGATCCTGGATAGTTTAAAGGCGAGCTTACTATTGGTGATGTAAAATTCTCAGCTCCCATAATTTCAGCTTGGTATTGACTAGGTACAATTGGGAAAGTTAAATTTGGTTTATAATTTGTATCATACATAGTTCTGAAAAGAATATCAGGTGTCATTCCAGTATGATCTGGAATATGAGCATAAACTTCAGTATATGACCTATTTGCTTCTTGAACATTTGAAACACCATTAATCTCACCAATATATTGAACAAGTCTATGATAAACCAATGCCGCTTGACCAGAAGACTCAGATTGAGTTCCTAATTGAGTGTTCGAAAACAGTATATCAACTACGATTCTTTGACCTCTTGTAGCATTAGATGGTATAACACTAAGTACTTTTGTATATTTACCGTCTTCTGTTGCGGAATCTAATAAATCGTTATTATATAAATCATTATTATAAATACTCGAATTAGAAACATTATAAATTCTTATAGTATCACCAACTTTGAAGTTAGTTTCACCATTAAATTCTATTTCTAATTTATTAAGAAATCCAGACTCACCAGTTTCATAAAATGAAATAGTGTCCCAATCAACAACCTCTCTTTCTTTCCATAAATATTCAGGAAAGTATTCATCATCATTTAAATTTCTTCTCTCAAATACTGGTAGATTACTAAAGTATTCATCATCAGGAATAGCAGGTTCAAAATCAATTAAATTTAATTTTTTACACCATTTAAAAAATAACTTTTCAGTTGTTGTTTCGAGTGAGTTTGTATTATAATAATAATCTGTATTATTTAATCTACTCTCTCTTATAACTACTTCTTGGTTAGCAACATAATTTCTCAAAGACTCTACAATTTGATCACTAAATGATGATGGAGCCGAATAATTTTGAGATTTTTTAAAAGCACTATCAAAATCAAAATATATTTGACTTGATTGTGTACCAGCACTTAAATTTCTTTTAGGTAAGTTTAATAAAACATATTTAGAAAAATACATTTTATAATTACTATTTTGATAAGCAGCTGATATATCTTCTGCTGCTCCTGGAAAAGCGTAAAAAGAAGTTCCGTTTGATTTTAATCCTTTATAAAGTGGTGTACTTGCCATTTATTTAAATTTTATTTTATATTCTATATATAAACATTTCATATTTCCGTTTTTATTTTTATATTTGTATCTCAAATTAAAAGCTATGATTATTATTCAAGGTGAGATGTTAAGTGGTAAGTCAAGATTAGCAATTGACTTAGTAAAAAATAACAAGAGATCATTATATCTGACATTAGATAAGGATAATTCTGTTATTAAATCTTTAAAAGAGAATAAAATAGAATACACATTAATGAATAAATGTCTTTTAATGGATATTAAATATAGAGTTTTGGAAAGAGGTGGTTTATTAAATAATGACTTAGACTTTGTAGTAGTAGATTCGTTAAATAAAATAACCGATAAAAAAACGTATATTGAGAAAATAAAATATTTATTAGAAGTTGAAAAAGATTTCAAAATAAAAATAATAGCAACTATGAATACATTAAGGATGTTGGATAACATACAAAAGAAAATTGAAAATATTCCTGGTGTTGATTTTATAAATATTTAAGCTTCTGGTGACTGAGCTTGAGAATTTACCTCTTGAGCTTGATTACCTTCACTACCAGTTAATCCTTTAACAACTTCTTCTATCGCTCTTTGAGTTCCAGCTACGACATACTCATATAAACCTAACTTACCAATTTTAGTAGGAGATTGATCATAGAATTTAATATCATTTAGAATTGGATCTACATCGTTTCGCCATTTAAGATAAAAATCAAATATATCACTATCGTTTATCAAACCTTCAATTTTAGTATTTTCTGGTTCTTTGATAAATTTTTCAACAAATGAATTGAAATCACCACCACTTTTCTCAATAGTTTTTTCAATCATTTCCTTTAAATTGTCTTTAATCTCCTGAGAAATTTCAGTGTTAGACTCATTCGCTTCTGTAATAAATTGTTTATATCTCTTAATCATAAATTATATATTATTTTTAAAAAATGATTTATCCCCAAGTTCCTTTAAATATACCATCATACCAAATACCAGTCTCATATAAACCGCTTTCATAAATACCATTTGTCCAAATTCCGGATTTCCAATTAGCATTTGTAAACTTACTAACAATTCTTAAACCAGTATCAAATCCGTTTGTTATCGGATTGTTTAATTGAGCACCAATTTTATCAGAGTAACAGAATTCTAATCTTAGATCATTAACTTTAACATCTAAACCATCAAATGATTTTATAAAGACTTCCCAATAACCCTTTGTTGTATTTTTAAATAAATCTTCAACGTTATTGGTTGTTACCAAATAATCTCCAACTCCGGTAGCTCCAGTAGCCCCTGAAAATTCATAAACTCCATCATAAAGAGGTGATCCTAAAGAAAATTCAGTTGATTGAGTACCAGTAAATACAGTATTTTTCAAATAAATATCGGTATCACCAACACCCAACTTTTTAACATTTATAACATTACCATTAGGAGCTTTAAGATTTATCATTAGATATGATAAAGACTGTGTTAAACCTGGATTAGTTTCTAAATTTATTTTAACTCTAACATTATTTATTTTATCCTCAATTTCATCCGTGTAGAAATATTCTACAATAGAACCAGAGTAACCAGTAGATATACTTGAATTACCATAGATGCTATTAACCATTGTACCATCTTTAACATCAGATTTGAAAATACCAATATAATCACTTAATGATATATTATAATCAATATAAATCTCCGTAATTTTATTAACCTCATCTAATACACATCTTAAAATTGTATATTTTTTTGGTTCACTAAGACTTCCATATGTACTTAAACCAGAGTTGTTAAATTTATCTGTAACGTAGATAACATCTCCTATATTAAATCTAAATATACCATTTAATATAAATGAGTTATTAGTTTCATTTAGTCCTATAATTTCAATATCTTCTAGTATACCACCATGCCAAACACCTGATGTAAACTCCATATTATATGCAATTCCACCATACCAATCACCATTTAAAAACTTACCAGTTTTCCATATTGAATACTTGTTTGTTTCCGAAGCATTTGATAATAATTTTAAGTTTGAATAGAAACTACCACCTTTAAAAGTACCACCATTCCAAGTAGCTGTTCTACTGTTATAAGCATTTGTACCAAATCTAGATAATCCATTTCTTTGCTCAAATATACCATTATACCAGATACCATTTTCAAAGTCACCACCATACCAATCGCCATCGATCCAATAAGCTGGTTCATTATCAGTATTAAAATTACCTGAATTCCAAGTACCTTCAACCCATATACCACCAATGAAACTACCATTATTCCAAGTTCCATCATTCCAGATACCATTATACCAAGAACCTTTATTCCAAGTTCCATCATACCATCTACCTGCTCTCCAAGTACCATCATTCCAAGTTCCATCATACCATCTACCTGTAAACCAAACAGATTTTGTGAAATCATCAACTTCATCAACTTTAACAGAAAGTTTTAAGTCTCTTACATTTCTTGAATACCAGTTACCTTCATACCAATCTCCATATCTCCATTGACCAGAATACCAAGTACCACCAAACCATCTACCAAACTCCCAAATACCTTTGTACCAAACTATACCATTCTCATCTTCACCAATTAAAGCATCTGAGATTTCAGCCTCTAATACCCAAGGATATTTAGTATGTAGATCATCAAATGTTAGATTATCAACTAATCTAAATCTATATCTATTGTAATCAACATTAACTAAGCTATAAGTAGATCCTTCAATTTTTGTATTATCGGTATCTAATTGAATAGATTGTTTAGCTCTTTTATTTAAAGAAACATCAATTAAATCAACAGGCTCATAATTAAAGAAAGGATCTTTTTTGACATATTTAACATAACCTATATCATTACCTAAGTAAACATTTTGTCCGTAATCAACTTCTGTTAAGAAATCATATTCATTATAAACTTGTGTAACTATATGATAACCAAAATATTGTTGATTTAAATATTCAGATGAATATGTACCACCAATAAACTCTAAAATAACACCATCACCATTTCCCAATTCATGTTTTTCGTTACAACGAACATAAAGTTTACCATTCACATTAGCTGTATTATTAATGGAGATTTTATAATCTTTTTCCATTCTAGTTAAATTCATAGCCAACTCATTCTTATAATCCGTGTAAATTAAACCAGTTAAGTTTTGATATGTATCAACATCAGAAAGTAATATTTTTGCATATGAATCTGTTGATATCTTAAAATTAAGTTCTCTTTCATAATTATCATATGTTTGGCCACTATGTATTTCAGTTTGTTTACTAAGTCTTCTTTGAATATTATTCAATTCTTGTAAATCATCACTTATTTGCTCTAAAGTTCTTCTAGATGTAATGTTTAATTTTGATCCACCTATAGCAGTATTTAATTCGAAATTAACATTTCTATGAAACTCTATAACGTATCCAGATTTGATTGAATCATAATACTTATTTGTAACTAATAATCTTTCAGAAGAGAAAGTTCCACCTGTTGATAAATTTGCTAATGGTTGATAGATTGTTAAGTCAATAAATGTATTAATAAAAATACTTTCCCACTCTAACTTCAAATTATCACCAAAATATATCTTATTATCTTTATAACTATAATTACCCTCAGATGCTGTCAATCCAGCTGAATCCAAATAAACATTAGATGCTGTTAAACTACCAAACTCTAAATCATTATAGATAGGCATTGTTAAATACTCTTTTGTTGCGTAGAATGTTGGGTTAACATAATTTGTTTTATTTATACTAGTCATATAATCAAGTAGATTATATCTTGGTGTGTATCCAAATTTTAAGAAACCATCCGTATAAATTAACGGTTCTTTTATCTCTCCTTTGAATAAAATAGACCAATTTTTCAAATAACCAATATAACTTGATACACTATCCTCTATTACTAATTTCCAATCACCCTTTGCATTACCTTCTATTAACAAATCATTAAAATCAACTGTTGTACTAACATAAGAATAAGAACCAGCACTTAAACCCATATTCATTTTAATTACATCCGTATAAGGAGATGAAAAAGTTCCTAATGTACCAGCTGTTGATTTAGTTGTAAATGTTGTGTTACTAAATGTGAAACCACTAATTGATTGTGATGCTCCATTCATAACATTTAATATTTCACCACTTGGACCAATTAGGTTTATTTTCAAATCAGATGGTCTTAAATGATATAAGTTGAAATTAACTCTAATCTCAGTTGGATAAACATTTGAATTACAATTAAGTGTTTGTGGGACAGAGCTTGTTCCATCTGGAATACCATAATATAAAAAGTCTGATGAGTTAAATTCTAAATAATCATTATCAGAATTTACATGAATTTCTGTTGCTAAATTATAATAAGATGTGTAGTTATTAAATTTAGGATCAATTTTTAAGTAACCATCTCCATAATCACTCATTTTATATCCTATTCCAAGCGGATGTGAATTAAAATTAGTGATTAAGTCATCTGAGTTATAAAATTTATTTAAATTCTTTAATACAATAGATGATGTTGATGTTTTTAGATTTTTTATTATATCTCCACTAAAATCCGAAAACATGTAAATATACTTATTACTATTGGTGAAATTTTCAATTCTATTAACTATGAAATTTCCTTCAACAACACCAGATTCAATTCTTAAAACATCACCTAAATCAACATCAAAAGATTTATTATTACTAACTGCTGATGTACTATTTGTAACACCTAAAACCATCAAGTAATCTTTTAAATATAGTGTGAAATTAGATCCACCTACTGATGATATAGAAGCACCGATGTGTTTATATCTAGAACTTTGTGTACCAGTATAATTAAATGATGGTGCTAATTTTAACAAATCAACTGTGTTTGTATTCACAAAACTGACAGTAGCCACCGTAAATTGAGTAGTTCCTGAAAATGTTTTTGATATTAAAACTTTTGATGAGTTAGAAAGAGGATTAACAGAGTAATACTCAAATGTCTTTTCTCTATCACACCAATAGTCATACCAAGTTACTTCCGACTGCGTCATGAAACTTGGGGCAGTAGCTCCATAAACTAAATTATTAAATGTTAATTCTGTACTTTCCGAAAAAACATTTTGTTTTATAATTGTTGAATTTGGTAATCTATAATTTCCTTCATCAGTAAAGAAATTTAATTTACTACCCATATCATAATCTATAAATAATAGCTTTGATTTTAATTTTGAGAAAAAAGTCGAGTCTAAATCAACAAAATCATATGATGATGAATGTGTAGATGATTTAACAAGAGTATAATTTCCACTTATTAACAAATATTCACCTCTATAATCATATAAACTATTTGCGTATAAACTTGATATTTTCGAAGGTGCTGTTGCTGATATTATTGTATTTGAATATGTATTACCAACACCATAGTATTTAAAATCACTAATATCAAATTTATAGATACCATCATCATTACTAAAAAAGAAATTATTAGTACCTTTTTGTTGTGTAATATTTTTTATATCACCATAATTTTTATCAAAATCAAAATATATAAAGTCACTATCTATAAAATTATTCTCATTATATGCAATTATTTTACCACCATCAACAGCCATAAAAACTAAATCCTTTGGTGATGAAATTGATTGTGTATAGTATGAGTAACTTAATCCCCAACCACTTATTGATGTTTTCCATAAATCATTTATGTGATCTACTAAAACATACTCATCTTCATCATCTATTTGTCTAGATACTCTTCTCTTCCTAGCACTCCAACCATTTATATCTTCTGAGATTTCTAAAAATACACCACTCTTACCACCAATATAAAATTTAGTATCAGTCACAAAAATAACCTTATTATAATTGTATTCTCTAAAACTTGTAAAATCTAATAACTGCCATTTTTCACCACCATCATTAGTTATATAAATAGTATTGTAATCACCTACGATAACACCTCTCAAATTATTAACAAATGATATTGATCTTAAATTTGTATAGGTATCTAATTTTATATTTTTTATTTCGAAATCATGTTTACCTATTCTTAATAAAGTTGTATTATCACCACAAATCCAGTAATAGTTTTCAGTACTTGTTATACTTCTTAAATTATCTTTATATTTACAAGGTATTATATTTGAATAACCATCTTGAGTATTAACTATTGTACCAAATTCACCAACTGCAATTGTTCTTTCCGGTATACTGTAAGTTACACCACTTATATAAATAGATTGAGTGCCATGTCTAAAAATATCATAATAGTTAGTTTCAAATAAGTTATTATAATCTACTCTGTTTCTTAATAACCAATTATGTTTTTCAACGAATTCCATTGGCTCATTTCTGAATGATGTTGGATAAAACCCGTTTAATAATCTTCTAACACTAAACTGTTTATTTTGATTTGTTGTACCCATTTTAACATAAACGCTTAATCTAGAACATTTTTCATAGTCATCCAAGTCATTTAACTTAACTAATTTTCTATTCCTAAATTCATATAAGCCGTTCTCATTACTATAATATTGATATTCTATATCTAAACCTTCCTCATTAACTATTGTGTAAGGTCCTTTAAAATATTCATCTGGATTAACAGATATATCTAATATCTCAAATGTTACTTGGTCTTTAACTAAAACTTTGTGGCCATCTTTTAACTTAATATCATCTATATAATAGTTATCCAACTCTAATGTTAAATCAATTTGTTGTGTAGTAGCTACATCAACTTGAATATAATTAGCTAAAATATCTTTCATCAACCTTTCCGGTGTAAAAAGATTTTTTAAAGTAAGACTATATTCTTTTAAGTTTTTTGTGTAAAAATCATATTGAGAGTTTGTATCAATTGGAGTTGGAAATTTTGTCGGTTGTGGTGTATAAGCAAAATTAGAACTTAATGTACTAACAAACCAGTTTCTTGGTTTCCAAGCATTAATAACATCATATAAATTATTCACATCATCAATCGCAACATAAGCTGAACCACTTAGGGCTTTTGAATAAAACCTAGTAGCAACCAACTCTTGTTTATAAAAATCAAAATCTTCTTTTAATAAAGAATCTGTTTTTGTAAACCATTTACCATAATCACTATTGTATTTCCACATATTACTTTTTTACTTTTAATTCCCAAGTAGCAGTCTTACTATCTACCTTTATTATACTTTTTATGATAGTTACTTTCGATTTTTTCATAACCAATTTAACATCATCAACAAAATCTTCATAACTATAAATATCACTTACATATTCAGATAAATTTATTATATAGATTGTTTCATCTGAAAAAATCAAATCATAAATTAAATCATCTTTTGTTTTCATATCAAAAAAATATTTTTATTATATATTAAAAACTTTTAAGTCCTCTAAATTTATAATGGGTAAATAGGGAGTAATAATATATACAAAAAACTATTTTACAAATGGCTAAACGAGATTTAAAATCAGAAATCGACGAAGGGATTCAAGATTATGAACACAGAAAAACATCAAGAAAGAAAAATTCATTATCTAAAGATGAATTTAATAAATCAAATGTTCAGTTAACTCCTAAACAACATGATCTCTATAAGGGTATTAGAAATAATATTCTAAGTGTAGTTCATGGACCAGCTGGTACCAGTAAAACATTCACAACTTGTTATACAGCTTTAGCTTTATTAGCTGATAAGAAAGTTGAAAAAATTATTATTACTAAACCAGTTCAAGAATCCGGTGAGAATTTAGGTTCTTTACCTGGAACTATAGCTGAAAAAATTGATCCTTATAAACAATCTTATTATACAACGTTTTGTAAAATAATTGGGAAACAAAATACGGATTTTCTTTTTTCAACTGAAGAGATAAAATTTGAGCCACTTGCTTACATGAGAGGTTCTACTTATGATAATTGTATAATGTTACTTGACGAATGTTTTACTGGTGACTCAAGAGTAGTTACAAACCATAAAAAAAGAGGATCTTTTAATTACCTTAGAATGAAAGAAATTGTTAATTATTTCAAAATGGGTAAAGAAATTTATGTATCCAGTTGGGATGAAAATAAAAAAATAGTTGAAAATAAAAAAGTAACGGGAGTTTTTGAAAATGGAATTAAAGATATTGTTAAAATATCGGTTAAAGATAGAGTTAAACCATTAAAAACAACAATAAATCATCCATTTTCCGTATTCAGAGATGGTGAAATTAAATGGGAAGAGGTTAAAAACTTAACCATTGGTGATAGAATATGTAGATATAAGAATACCGGAACGAATGATTCAACTATATTAACTAATGACTCTTATGATATAATATTAGGTATGTGCTTGGGTGACTCATCATTATTACCAAATAAACAATTAAAAAAATCATATAGAATTTCGACAAACCATTCTATAAAACAAATTGAATATATGGAATTTAAAAAAAGTATATTTGAAAATATATCATCATATAGAAATTCATTGAAGTCTGGATATACAGGTGAACCACAATGTGGGTTTCAAACTAAATCAATTAATATATCTGAAAATTTTTATAATTCACTATATAAAGACTCGAAAAAAACAATTAGTAATGATATTGAGAGATGGTTTACATTAAGAACATTATCCATATGGTATATGGATGATGGATCGGTTTCAAAATCAAATGGTTGTGTTACATTTTCTACCAATTCAATGAGTTTCACAGAGGTCCAAATATTATCAAATATAATTAAAAATAAATTTGGATTAGAAGGTAGTGTTTATAAGACATCTAAAGGTAATATTTTAGTACTAAATAAAATAAACTCATTGAAAATGTTTAATTTGACTTCTAAATATATACATCCCTCAATGTTATATAAACTAAATAATAGTTTAGAAAGTAATTTTGATAGAAATTTATACAATATAACATATAATGAAAATTTATCAGTAGTCGATATTGTAGATATACAAAATTCAGAACCTGAAATTGTATATAATATAGAGGTTGATGGTAACCATAATTATTTTGTTGAAAATATATTAGTTCATAATTGTCAAAATGCAAATATTAAACAACTTATGTTATGGGTTACTCGTTTGGGTAATGATTCAAAAGCTGTTATGATGGGAGATACATCACAATATGATGTGAGAAGAAGAGATTCTGGTTATGTAGATTTTATTAAAATGGTTAATGGAATGGATGATCTTTTTATGTTTGAATTTGAAAATCAAGATATTGTTAGAAATAAATTCCTAGTTGAAATAGCAAACAGATATGATAAATATCGTTTTGAAGAAGAAGAGAAATATAAAAATAATAAAAGAGATTAAATAAAAAAACCAGTCATTTGACTGGTTTTTTTATTATAGACCATCAAATGGATCTAAAGGATCTAACTCAATTCTACCATTCTCTCTATTCTCTCTATTTGAAGATTCAATTTCATCGAAAAGTTCCATTATCACCAGACCATCAACACCATTGACACCGGATGTACCGGATGTACCGGAGACACCATTGACACCTGATGGACCTACATCTTCTAAAGAAATACCTCTTCCTCTACGAATCCTCTCAGTAACACGAAGAGGTCTTGGAATCTCACGAGGTTCTTCACGAACTAGTCTTGGATTTTCATCTTCAATTGGAATTTCACTCCAATTAAAAGCATCATTATCAAATGTGAATGTCATATCATCATCACTAATATCCTCATCTTCTGGTAAGAAACCTCTACTCGACGTTAGAATATAGTCAAAGTATTTTAAATCATTATTTGAGAATCTTCCTTCTTTAACATTATAAAACTTAAATGTATCTAAATAAGGATAAGTTTCAAAATTTGATTTTTCCAATTTAATAGAAAGATTTAATCTCTTCTTTTTACCATCAACAAGGAAGTATAACTCAGATTTAGCATCCTGTCTCCATTTATAAATGTAACCATTTTCATCAGCCCATTTTTTAAGGATATCAACTTGATGATCAAAGAATGAATAAACTCTATCCATTACTTTCCATTCTGTTCCATTTTCATCAAAAACTTCACTCTCCCAAAGTATAGCACGTGCTTTAACCTTTTCTTCATCATCAAAAAGAACCAACATCTTGATATTTGGATTTACTGTATAGAGTTCCATAAATGAATTTCTTTCACTTTGTCTCATACAAGAGTTCCAAAGAGTACCATTTATATAACCATTATCTCTGTAATAGTTATCTTCTAAGTAATACTTTTGAATATCTTTACCCTCAACCACTTTAAGATTTTTACCATCTTCTGAAAAATATGATTTATAAGCATTTACAAATTTTTCAATCTCAGCATCATTAATTTTAAATTCACTCAATGAAAACTCAGTATAGAATTTTTTAATAAATCTACCAATCTTTATTTTAACTCTACTTCTACTCTCAAATGGATTTTCATCTTTATCCATTTTAGATTTTGGTAAATATGAAATAGTATCATACTCACCTTCTACGGTTGAGATATAATTACCCTCATCTTTTAAGTGAGTACCAATAGCACCACTCGACATAATCTGTGATATTATAAATCTATTGTTAGCAAATCGTAAAAAATCTAACAATCTATCTTCTAAAATCAAATTTGTAAGTCTTAACATTTAATATATAGTTTATGAAATTTATACTCGAATACAAAAAGTGGAAGCCTACTTATGAAGTAGGTGACATAGTATTAGTGGAATACTGGTACTTAAATGAAGATGATTGCTCACAATATTTAAATAAAGAATTACCACTAACACCAGTCAAAATCACTGAAAAGTTATCTAAAGTTTCTTTTAAAGTTACACATAATATTCCTAATTCCAAAATTAAAAACGCTCCGGATGAGGTTATAAAATCAACCGATATTATAGACTATCATCGTTAATATATTCTACAAGATAATGATAGAATTGTTTATCATTTTCATTATCCATATCTAAATATTGACCTTTGATAATAGCCAATTCCTCAACAGTTAACTTACCAGTAAATTTGCCTAAAATCCAACCGTAGTGAGATTTTGGTTTAGTAATATCAACTAGACCACTTCCGTTATCAAAGTACTCTTTTCCATTATTTTTTTGTAATGTTGTTGATCCAACCCAATTAGGACAAAATCCATCTTCATCGAAAACTAAATTATCATCCCCATAATCATCGTGGTGATTATCATACCAATCATCATGGTAACCATAATCTTTTCTTTTATTTTTATTCTTTTTCTTTTTATTTCTTCTAGAATATCCATAATCAACTCCGTGATAAGAGTCATGTGTACTATAAGATGATTTACTTGAACCATATGTCTTATAGTCAGAAACTTTTGGATCTCTTTTTGTTGGTAAGTTCTCCCAATCAATTTTTAAACAAGCTTTAGCCAGTCTTTCTAAGTGATTTATATCTTGACTTTCGGTTACAGTGTGTTCTTTGTAATAACCAACTGAAATATTTGTACATTCTGGAATAATATCAATAAACTCAGCAGAGTCAGTATAAACACCACCATCATCCTTACGATAATTCAAGTCAAATCCACTAGCATTCAATTCTGATGCTAATTGGTCAGCAAAATCATCTGAACAACATCTTGACCAAGATTGGTGAGTGATAACAGAGAAAACATCACGTCTATCAAAAGAAATTATACGATCATATTTACCTTGAAACTCACTAATTGATTTAGCAGCCAAACCAGAACCAATACAACCAACTTCTTCACCAATAAAGAAATAGTAAAGACCTGGGATATTGTGTTTCATCATATACAACATAACAGTTGTACCCGCTTTATCATCAGCACCTAATACAGTAGAACCATCGGTTTTGATAATATCACCATCAAAAACGTGATTTACTTTACTTGCTGTTTTTGTAGCCGTATCTAAGTGAGAAGCAAAAATAGTTCTTGATTCACCTATCTGATAGTAATAGTTACCATGAACATCTTTTTGTAAGTCTTTTGGAAAAAGACCAATCTTCTTCATATCAGCAACTAAAGTATCTTCTAGTCCATAAGGATATGTTCTCGAAGTAAGATTTAAGAAGGTATTTAAAATAAAGTTTTCTTTTGACTTGCTCATCTTTCTTAATTTGTTTTACAAATATACAAACAATTTAGAATAATTCAAAATAAAAACATAAAAATTAATATATACATTATGGTTTACAACGTAACAGGTGATTTTCAAAATGATGATGTTTTTACATTTACTACCGACTTAGGTGGTGAATATAGAATTGTTTTGAAAGATGGTGGTGAATATAGATTTGTTGAAATATCAATAGTATCATCACATAAATATAATGAAGAGACATTTTCTACATATAATACCATTAAAACTATTTTATATAGAAGCAAATTTAATAAATTTATTTTAACTATAAATACTGGAGATATTTATTATAGAAGAAGAATATTAGAAATATACAAAAGATGGTTAGACCAATTTGATATGGTTGTGGTTGAAAATCCACATTTACCACCAATGGGTCGAGATCATTACAATACAGTTTTAGATATAACTCAAGTTTTTTTAACTAAAAAGAAAAATATAAAAGTTAAAAAGTATTGTCCAAATTGTGGATCAGAGAATAATGATTATAAATTCTGTCCAAGTTGTGGTACAAAATTGTAAACAAAGAAGATATTTAATTATATATAAACAAAGTTCTTAAACTTATGTCAGGTAATTCCGGGTTACCTCTGAAATTTAGAAATGAATTGAGATATAAGTTAAAAAAATAAAGAATAAAAATGGCAAAAATTGCAAACAACCACGTTTCTAAGCCAAGTGCTTGGGTCGTAAATTCTACTGATAGAGGTAGAAAATCTATTAAAAACGGAAAAGTTTATCTAAAAGATTCCGAAGAATTCCAAATCGAATTATATAATCCACTTACAGACTGTGTCTTAGCTGATATTAAGTTAAATGGTAATTCAATTTCAAAAACTGGATTGGTTTTAAAACCAGGTCAAAGATTTTATCTTGATTGTTTTATTGATGATAAAAAGAAATTTATTTTTTCAACTTATGAAGTTGACGCTTCATTAGAATCGATAAACGCTACTCAAAATAACGGTAAATTAGAAGTTTTCTTTTATAAAGAATCTGTTGTTTCTATTAAAAATTGGAGAGATAGATTTAATACAGTTATAATTGAAAGATACTATCCTACATATCCAACATACCCAAACACTTGGATAACTTACGGAAGTGGAACATTAAGTGGGAATACAACTGGTGGTTATTACACAAATAATATTATTGGTACAAACACAAGTGGTAGTACAACAACTACTTCATATAATTCTACCAATGCAACATATACAACTGGTGTGGATTTATCAAATTGTATTGGTTCTTTATCTTCTGGTCATAAGATTAACACTTCATTTGAAACCGGTAGAGTTGAAAAGGGATCATCATCTTCACAAAAGTTCTCTGAGATTGATATGGACTTTGATACATATCATATTTCATCAACTATTTTACAATTATTACCTGAGAGTGTTAAACCAGTATCAACATCTGATATAAAAAAAGAACCATTGAAAAATAAAGTAAATGAAACTGAGTTGAAAAAAGAATGGGATAAAATAAAAGAGATTGATGGTATCTTAGATTTAATTAAGAAATTAGATGATTTACACAAAGCCGGTGTTTTAACCGATGAAGAGTTTTCGGAAAAGAAAAAAGAATTATTATCAAAGATATGTTAGAACAGAATGAATTAAATTTAGATAACCCAATATTCACCTATTATGTTAATATTGGTGGCATGTCTCGACAAAGAGCAGAGGAGACATTATCAGAAATAGCAAAATCGTTTAATTATCAAAATGTAACTATTTGGTTTGTACCAATCCAACAAGGTGATTCTAGAATTGATTGCGTTTATGATGGTCGTATTAGAGAAAGAAGTGAAGAACTAAAATCACTAATAGAAGAATTAAATGAGAAAGTTGACATTCTATCAAGAACCAATTCATTTGAGGACTTTAAAATTGAAGTCAGAGATTGGAGATTGAAAAATCTATTTAAATAAAAAAAGAGACCTTTCAGTCTCTTTTTTATATCATTGTTTTTAATGCTTTGAAGAATTCCATTGAATCTTCATAATTCACACCATCAAAATTAAATGTGTGTAATTCATCTCTATTTACTCCCGCAAATGTTCTAATATAGTTTAAATCATTATAACTAATATCAGTTTCAATTGTTCTTTTAATATTATCAAGATTTCTATTTAATATTTTAAGTGAGTAAAGACTCATAAATTCACTTGATTTAATTTTATTTTTAAAAACTGAACCAACTTCAATGATTTGTTTTATCAAATCACCAAATCTACTATCCAATTCTGAAACTAATTTTATTTTAGAATCAATTTCAGTGTTAAACTTACTTTTTAATGACTTATAACTATTCAAATATGATTCAATATTTTTAAATCCACTTTTTATATAATTCTCATCTCTATTTTCTTTTATATAAATGACCAGGTTTCTTATTGATGATATCAAACTCAAAAAGTCGTAATAAGTTCTATCCTGGAGAATTATATTTAATATAAAATAATCAGATAATAAATTACTGAAGAAATCATTTAATTTACTAAAATCAACACCTTCTATTGATATACCAGATCTTTTAAATGCTAAGTCTGTATATCTTTTGATATTAATTTCTTTTAATTCCTCATTGGATAAACCATGTGGTCCTCCAATAATACCAGATTTCAATTCTGTTCTTTTATCTTTAATATCTTTTATTGATTTTGTTTTTAAATCAACTAATTCTATATAGATTCCAAAGTCAGCATCATTTATAATATCTTTCATACTACCAGAAGATGATAAATAATCACCACTTACTTTTAGATTAAAATTATCAGGATTTGATTTATCAACTTCAACACCCTCCTTTCCATATGAGAGTGGTTTATCAGAAGGTGTATATAAACTTAAATAATAATGGTCACCAAAACACGTAGTTGGATTACCTATACCCCAGCTATAACTACCATATTGATTCCACTCCCTACTATCATCATCTGTTGATCCATCAGCCTCCTCATTATCATGTATAATAAAGATTTTTCTATCTCTTTCTCTTTTCCAAATAGTACCAAATGTCATCGGACCTGTCCAATCTGTTGCTTCATCATTATGAACTAAGTCTCTATCTTCACTAAACGGCATATCATATAAAAATGCAATTACTTTATCACCTCTATTCAATTGATTATAATTATCAACCGTTTTTTCAACAGAAGTTAAGTTACCAGTTTTTGGAATATTTGAAAAATAACCATTTCTAACACGTTCTAATAATTCATCCGGAATTTCATTACCCTCTGATAATGAAATAAGTTTGTTTCCGACACCCGAATAACCAACATAACTTCCATCACGATTAAACCAGAATTTTAATCCTGAAATATTACTATCTCCCTTTGGGGAAATTTTCCAAATTTTAATTTTAGAACCATATTCAACATTTTGATCTGGTATATCACTAATAGGAATATCTAAATTTGAAAAAACTTTTAATAGGTCTGATTTAAATTTGGATAAACTCGAATTACTTATATTCTCAGACTTTAAATACTTAATCATCTTGTTTAAGATGTCTGATGAAAAAGCTTCATATAATTTAATATACTTCATATCTTATATATTAAATTATTTTTATAAAAATAAAAAAAACTCACTCTAATGAGTGAGTTTTTTTATTAACCTCCATAAACATCAATAACTAAACCTCCTCTAACTCGAAAATTTAATCTATTTGTTTTGTTATCTAAAGCGTCAACCATAATAGAATTACCATCGGTTTCAGTAACTCTTACTATATACCCTCCTTCTTCAGCATATTTAGTAGCTTCTTCCAAAGTTTTACCTTTATATTCTGAAACTGAATATAATCCATTATTTCTCAATCTACTTTCAAACATAATAATCTTTTATTTTTTATATAAAATATTTATTTTAAGTTTAAATATTCTTTAACTTTTAATAACATATAATCTGTAAAAATATCAGATGCGTTAAGAGAATCTAAATATTTAATATCAACTTTGACTGCCTTACTCATAGCCTCTGCTTTAGAACCATCACCTTTAGCAATCACTTCATGATAATCTCTTTCATTAAGTGGTAAAATAAATGGATAAAATTTAGCTGTTTGACCTTTACTCGCGAAAAGTGGTCTCAATTCCTCTGGTGAATAATCTTCTCTAACTACAATACCAGCTTCTTCTTCCAATTCTCTAAAAAGAGCTGTAAGTGGATCTTCTCCTTTTTCAATACCACCAGCAACTAAAGTTAAGTGATATTCAGTACCTTCAACATATTTATATGTTGGTACATATTCATATCTCAGAATAATTTGATTTGTTTCAATTAAAATTGGAATACAGATGATAGCATCACCACCTTTTACAATACTCCAATCTTCATACTTAATTATTTTAAATTTATCACCATCAAAAACTACATCATCTTTTGGTTCGGAATTAGTCTTTGGTTTTAATCTCGAAAATTTCTCCATTTTAATTATATACTATTTTCTTATATATTAAAAAATGAGTATTGGTTTACTATAATTTCATTTAATAACGAAGTAGTCAAAATTAAATATATAATATATGAAAAAATGTAAAAAATGTGGAGAATATAAAGATCTGATAAACTTTAATAAATTAAAGATATCAAATGATGGATTAAGAACTCAATGTAAAGATTGTGAAAGAGAATATAGAATTAAAAATAGAGATAAAATGAAAAAATATCTCAATAATTATTATAAAGAAAATAAATATGATTTACTTGAAAAGTATAAAGAAAAGTACGAGTCAAATAAAGAAGAAATTAATGAAAGACGAAGGAATAGATATAATACAGATCAAGAACTTAGAGATAAAATTTCAAATGCTGGTAGAAAATATAGAAAGAATAATTCAGAAAAGGTAAAAATATCTAAACGGAGATACTATGAAGAGAATAAAGATTATATTAGAAATTGGAAAAAGAAATACTATGAATCCATTAAAGATCTACCAGAACATAAAGAAAAACACAGAAAGTATATTTATAATTGGTCAAGTAAAAATCCACATATAGTAGCTTGGAGAAACTCACTACGTAGGGTACTATACTATTTTAATATTAAAAAATCAGAGAGTACTATTGATATATTAGGATACTCATCGAAAGAATTTAGAGATAATATTGAAAGTAAATTTTTAGAAGGCATGTCTTGGGATAATTGGGGTGAATGGCATATTGATCATATAATACCAGTTAGTAAATTTGATAAAGAAACACCACCATCAATAGTCAATTCTTTATCAAATCTACAACCATTATGGGCAATTGATAACTATAAAAAAAGTAATAATTAAAATTTATAGTTTTTAGTAGTCACTCTACATTTAATTTGACTACGTGAATTGTTTTTTGGAGTGTTTCCTATTTCTAATCTAGAATTCTTTCTTTTCAACACAAGACCCTCTAAAAGTTCGTTATTGTATGTTAGTTTATCAAACAACACACTAAAATTATTTTCATATGATTTAACACGATAAACATTATCTGAAATTGAATAAAGATATTCTTTTTCTGATTCGTTTTGACCAAACATTTCATCTAACAATTTAATTCGCTGTTCAAATGTTTTACCAATTAAATAATCACCATCATTAACCAAAATATCAAACAAAATCAATTTATGATTAAATGATTTTCTGTTTTCATCTTGTTTATTCTTGTTTAAGTATTCACCATTTAATACAGTCCATCCACCAGTACCTTTATATAAATTGAGTACTTCTTCATCTTTAATTTCAAATCTAGTAAGTCTATCATTATGTCTATTCATCTTATAAACAACTTCACCATTTGTGAAGATAAGACAGTTTGAACCATTTAATTTTGGTTGAGCAACCATCGAACCATTATCATGATAATAAAGTTCAGAACTAGGAATTGCGTTCTCTGGACGAGGCGGGTATAAGTATCTAAATGTTGCGTATTTCATAATGATTATTTTTTACAAATATAATAAAAAAATCCACACCAAAAAAATTAGTGTGGATTATTTGAGGTTGAGGATTGGATTCGAACCAACGTGCTTGCCTTTGCGGGGCAATCTCTAACCACTCGATACACTCAACCATTAAAAAGGTAAATCATTGAAATCTTCATCAGAAATAGTTTGAACACTATTCGGATTTAGTTGTTCCATATACAATTTATTTTTATGATCTTCCATCAATCTTAAAAAATCATTATATTGATTGATATCCAAAGTTGTATTTTCAATCATATCATAAACTATACTATCTACTGAACCATTCATAACTTATCTCTTTTGTTTTACAAATATAAGGAATTAATTTGAATGTTTATCAATTCTATCAAAAAAATCTCCAAGAGTTACAGTTGTTTGGTAATTAGGTTCTCTTAAACCTAAAATCATATCTATCTTACGATTTCTCATTTCGGATTTACCATAAACACTTTCCATATCAACATAAGTTCCAGGTACACTTGGATCACTGATACGCCAGTTACGAAATGATTTATTGATAACTTTATAACCCCAATCAATTTCCGGTATTTTTATATAATCCCATTCAATATACTCCCACTCATACTCATAATCATCATAATCATCATCCCAATCATAATAAAATCCCCACCACCACTGACCATTACAGTGATTATATGGTCGAATATCAAGTTTGTCAATATCGTTCTCGATTATATCAAATTTACTTTTATATTTTTTCAAAGACATTATAATATATCATCTAATTTTCTATCTCTTCTAAAAGAAATTATTTCAGCAATTATCTTACTTTTATTTCCAATAATGACAAACTCTTTCATTAATTTATCTAATACACCAAGTGGAAAATCATCATCCATCATATTATACCCACCTGACTCAGTTAATGACTGTTTTAAATAACCATCTTCATCATTATAATCTGTATCATCAAATATATACTCTCCTGATAGCTCCGTTAAATCAGAAAGAAATGGACTTTCAAATAAATACCCTGTCGGTGGTCTTAAATCAGTCAACCACTCATCAACATAAGTTATGTATATTTTATCCAATTTGTGTGATGATGTGTAAATCTCATATATATCAGATATATTATCATTTATATAAGTAGATCCTAAACGATGGTAAATTATATAATCACCATTCTCACATCTTAAATTATTTAAGTATTCTCTTCCTTGTTCTATACTAAATAACTTTATTGGACTTTCCTCAGTTCCATAATTCATATTTTACATCAAATTTCTTATATCTATATGCGACAATTTTTCTAAGTCGTCATTAGATTTAAAAAGTAAGAATGGAGTTTTAAAATATTTAGAATAAACCTCTGTATCATCAATATGTAAATCTATTCCCCACTTCTCACAATATTCACCTTTAATACTATCCCACAAATCATTATCAAACTTTCTTTGTGTTGTACCATCAGGGAATTTAATTCTACCCATTTGTTTAGCACCAATACTTTTCAAATGATCATAAACAGAAAATGAGTGTGTATAGATAACACCACTCTGTTCAACTAAATTTTTTAGCTCATCATTCCAAGTACCACCAGTGATGATGTGTACTTCTCCACCCGCATCAATAACACTCTTACTGAGAAAAGCAAATATTTCAGGCTTACTATCAATAACTCCGTGTATATCCAAACCTAATTTCATTACTCTAATATTTGGTTTATTTTATTATCTCGCTCTTTTAAAATTATAATAGCCTTCACTTCTTCCAAGTCTAAGATGTAATCCATTATATACCTTGGGATTGCCTCTTTTTTATTTGGATCAAAATAATCTATTCTTTTACAATTAGCAAAAGGACTCTTTCTTATCATTTTTTTGAAATTCTCACCTTCTTCTAATTGAAAAATTTCATGTTTAAGATTCCATGGTGAACTAACAAGTTTACCACTCTCTTTAACAAAGACTCCTATATTTTCAAACTTCACAAAATACATATTTACAAAAGTAATGAATTGTTTTATTATATCCTAATCAGACATTGAAAGTTTTATATTATAAAGAATAACTAAGAAAGTATGTGCTATTTCAGCAATAGCCATACCCTTAAACATTGATATTAATATCATTGGAATTATAGCCATGCCAACAGAAAGTATGACATAATGTAACCAATCCTTATAAGAAAGATATTTTCTATTTAAGTGAGAAAATGAAAAAATTGTTAAAGGATAAAAAAAGAAATATAAACCAGCGGAATAATTATGAATAGCACCCCAATCCATATTATAAAACCCAACCATAAATAGACAAATAGAAACAAATGTAAATAATAAGTAAAATATATTTTTATATCTTACTCTTAAATTATTTCTAAGGTATAAAACCGAGTTTATGAAAATAGAAATGGCAAAAGTACAAACAGCTGTGTTCCAAACTCTACCCAAAAATCCACTTCTACCCCAAATAGATATCTGAACTTGAGTTATATCAAATTTAGTAAATTTCCAGCAAATAAAAAAAACTATAAAAAATAGTAATATTGATATGAATGTCTGTGTTCTTCTAACAACTCTAATTAACTCCTCTCTACTAGACATAATAGTAATATGAAAGGTGGTTTATCCACCTTTCATATATATTACTATTCAAATACCTATTTTGTCATAGTATCATTATAACAAATTGATACACATTTAATTAATCTACTAATAGTTTCTCTCATTCCTAAGATACTCATAGTAGTCATTAAGTCTGGTCCAGAGATACCACCCACAAGAGCCATTCTCAACCCTGGCATCACTTTACCCATTTTGATACCATTGTTATTACAAATGTTGTTAATCAAATCTTTGATATCCATTGGAACATCAAAGTTAACACTTGTACAACTCTTGATAAATCCATCAACATCATTAGAAAATACTGTGATAAAATTATCATCAATTTTTTTAATATCTGTAATAACCGGATCATTAAAGAAAAGGTCAACAATTGTATTCAAATCATGTTTGAATTCAGATCTTTCTTTAGCCAAGTCAATGATTTTATTCAACTTATCATCAGAATATCTATCATCCTTAATATTGATAAATGGTTTCAAATCGTTATTTGGAGTCATTCTCAAATAATTAGCATTTATCCATTTTGCTTTATCCATATCAAAACGAGCTCCTGATTTATGAACTCTATCTAAAGAGAATGAATTAATCATATCATCCATAGACATAATTTCAACATCACCTCCTGGGTTCCATCCAATTAACGCCAATGAATTGATAAAAGCTTTTGGATCAAATCCTAAATCTTTCCAACCATCAACATAATTACCAGAATCATCTGTGTAACCAAGTGGAGCAATTGGAATACCATATTTCATTGCTGTTCTTTTAGATAACTTACCTTTACCATCTGGGTTCATAATTAGTGGCAAATGAGCGAATGTAGGTACATCCCAACCAAATGCCTTATAAAGGATTACATGGAATGGTGTACTATTAACCCACTCGTTACCTCTAAGTACGTGAGTAACACCCATATCATGGTCGTCACAAACATTACAAAGATGATAAGAACCAATACCATTTGATTTAATCAAAACTTTATCATCTAAAGTATTGGTATTGATTGTGATACTTCCTAAGATAGCATCATCAAAAGTAATATCAACATTAGGTTCAACTGCGAAACGGATAACATACGGAACACCACTTTGCAACATTACATCAGTTGATGGATTAGTCAATGAGTTATTCATAGACATACGAGTAGTCGCATCATATTTTAAACCTTTTGATTTAAGAACTTCTAATTCATCTTTAGTATCAAAAGCGTAATAAGCCAATCCGTTATTTAACAAAAATTTAACTTTATCAGAATAATCTCTTTCTGATTGTACAAAAGAACCAATTGATGGATCTGGGTTCCAATAAGAACCATCTGGAACTATTCCTAACCAATCACACATATCCTTGAAATAATCGAGAAAAGAAGGTGTGTAACGATCTCTATCAGTGTCTTCTAACCGCACATAGAACTTCCCACCATTTTTCTTAGCAAGAAAATAGTTATAAATTAAAGTTCTCAAATTTCCAAGATGCGAGAATGGTCCCGTGGGTGAAGGTGCTATCCTTGTTACAATTTTTGTCATATAGGTAATGTTATTTTTTATATATAATACAAATATAATAACTTTTTTATGAATACAAAATTTATTTACACACTTTCTGATCCAAATACTGGATTAGTTAGGTATATTGGAAAAACAAATAATATAAAAAGAAGACTAAGAGGTCATCTATCTAACAATAGCCTATCCGAAAACACAAAGAAGAACAATTGGATAATCTCACTACTAAGAAACAAATCTATTCCGATAATAGAAGTATTGGATGAAGTAAACTCAGAAGATATTGATTTTTATGAGGTTTTTTATATTTCACTATTTAAAACATGGGGATTTGATTTATTAAATGGTACTGAAGGTGGTGATGGATACGACTGGACTGGTAGAAAGCACAATGATCAATCAAAACTAAAAAATAAAATAAACAGCCCACATAGAAAATCTGTAGCTCAATTTGATTTAGATGGTAATCTAATAAAAGAGTATCATTCTTTGAGAGAAGCTGCTTTATCAGTAAATGGTAATAGAGCTCATATATCTAGAGTTTGTCACGGTAAACAAAAAACATCAGCTGGCTTCAAATGGTCATTCATAGATAGAATAAATAATTATGATATACAAGAACAAAAAGATAGAATTATAAAATATGAAAAACCCAGAATTGATAGTAGAATGAAAAAGATCCAAGTATTCGATTTGGATGGTAATCTATTGGATATTTGTAGAAGTGTAAATGAAACATCAACTAAATATAATTGCCACCGACTTTTGATAGAAAAATGTTGTGTATATAAAGGATACTATCAAACAAAAAATCTAACCTTTAGATATGATGGTGATATATTTGATTATACACCTTACAAACATTATAGAAAAAACAAATCTTATAAAATCGGAATATTTTCAGATAATGATGATTTAATAAAATCATTCAACTCATTAAGGGAAGTTGTTGATTACACCGGAATTGGTAAGCAATATATATCAAAATCTTGTAAAGAAAATGGTATCAATGGACAAAAAAAGTTAAAAAGTTATATCTTCCGTTTTATTAATTAAAAGTTTTATTTAATAAATCTTCAATCGCTTGAACACCATCACTATTTATCTCACGAGTACCAATTCCAGCAAAATTCTCTTCTGTTATTTTTGGAGTATCTTTTAATTGAACAAATCTTAAAGCATTATAAGACCATCTAAACCAAGACTTCTTATTTTGTTCATAAACGTAAACTTCTTTCTCGTTATTGATAGCCATTTGAACAGCATAACCAGTACCACCCGAAACGATATCATATTTAGATTTATTATAATAACCCTTACTATCTTTACTACCAGGATTTACTATACTACCTATTGCAAAAACTTGATTAGAATATTTAACTTGAGACCAATTTCTAGCTAAGAGATTCATATATTTTTGAATACCAAATCTACCTAAAACCTTATTAGCACGGTTTATCTCATTAACACCTTCATTATAATCATCATCTGATATCTCAACTTTATTAGGTGAGTCATGATATTTAGTTTTATAGGAAAAAGCCCTAACCTTAATACCTCTTTCAATACATTTATTTTCAAAAACAGTATCCGTTCCAACGGCACCACCAGAGTTACAAGTCATTCTATCAAGTCTAATTGGTCTTTTATTAAATAAATCGTCTATCATTTGTTTAAAATATTAGTTAGTATCATTTCTCTAGTTAGTTGTTTGTCTGAAATCTTTAATATAATTGAAAATTTTTCTTCACCAAAGTTTCTATGTATAGTTACTTTTGTATCCTTATCAAAGGCTTGTATACCAAATTTTTTATTTATAAAATCTCTGCTACGATTTTTAGCTTGAGTTAGATTTTCACCAGAAAGAATTTCAAAATCAATATTATGACAACCAATTAAATTATCATTTAAATCATATACAAATAAATCAGTCATTTAGTTCAATTTTTAAGTTTTCAACTCCCCAGATTGCTAAGTCACCATCACATCTAAAATAAAGGTCTCTTATATCAATAGGTTCATTAAATATGTATTTTTTTAAGTAAATAAAGTATTTTCTACCATCACAACCAGTTAACTCCTTATATAGTTCATTTTCAAAAAAGTCTAAATAAGTATTTATTCTAAAATCTTCTGTTATTTTAGTTTTGAATATTTTAACATTATAAGACTCATTTTTAATAATATCTAATAGAACTTCTTTTTGTAATTTTTTTATATCATCATAAGAGAATATAACCTCATCATACTTAATAAATTCCAATGTTAAACCATCAAAACCACTCAATTTATTAATAACATCTTCAATCATAACTCTTTGAGCTCTAACTTGTCTTTTTGGATTTATATTACCAAAGATGTATTGTCTGAAATGTTTAGACTTGTGAAATATTGGATGTATATCAAACTTATTTAAGAAATCAGAATAAGTATCTCCTAATTCATTTAGGAAGAATGGATCATACTTTTTAAGAACCTGCCAATTAGCCATCTTCAAATCGATAGATAAATATTTTTTATCTTCTGATAAAGTAACATTTTTATTGGTTGGTAAATCAGTAATTAAATTATCATCATTTAATTCATTATAAGCTCTCGATTTTTTAAGAAACTCAATAGCCTCATTTGATTTATCCAATTTAAACTGGTAAATATCTTCAATCTCTAATTCAGCTGATTCATATAATGTTATTAAATCATCAATATTTTTCCACCTCCACAATTTTTTATATTGATTGATATAATAATCAAATTCATTGAAATTTGGAACATTCAAATCAAATAACTTACAAAAACTCTTTATATCTTTCATAATAACTTTTTTAATTGATAATCTCTTAGTTCAGATTTAAAATTTCTTTTCATTTTATTGAACCGACTTTTTAAATGATCTACCTTTTTCTCAGCTTCCAACAATTCATCAAACCAATCCTTAAACATTTGTAATGATAACACACTATCGAAATCAATTTCATACTCATTGGAAATATTACATCCAATAACAACCCAATGATCATTAAGTATTTGATTTCCTAATACTTTATTTTGTATTCTAACATGAGTATAAAAACCTTTAAATTTATTATTATACTTCTTTATACGAAAACTAGTATAGTTAGGTTTACCTAAAAAAGCATACTTTGCTTTATTTATTTCAAAGTTTTCTTCAAAATAGACATCCTTTATAATATCAAAAACTTCATCTTCTGTCATATACCCAATTGTTTAAGTTTTTCATCTCTTATTGTAGTCCTGTATCGACTTAATAATTCTTCATTTTTTTGAATAAAATTTTTTAACTCACTCATTTCTTGATAAACATCTATCTGACTTGGATAAATATTAAGTCTTGAATCATTTTCTAATTTTTTTAATTTTTTCTTAGCATCTAAAATATCATTATATAAAGACATTACCAACACCTCAATAGTAGGAACTTTCATATACCCAACATTTTCAATTTATCATTTCTATAAGAAGACTTATTTGGTTTATACTCAACTTTGATATAATCGAACCATTCTTCCCAAGACTCAAATACTTTATGACTATACCAAAGTGATTTCCTATAACCTTCATCTTGTAAAAGATAATCTAACTGGTTATTATAACCTCTACAAATTTTTTCTTTATCAGATGTTTTAAGATTATTCCACCATAACTTTTCAATTCTATTTGAAAGTTTTCCCATATAAAAAATAGACAATTTATGTTCTAATTCTCTCCTCTTTTGTCTATCACTTTTATCTGAATAGTAATCAAAGTTACCATTTCTTTGTTTATCTTGATAGTTTACAAAATTATTATCTTTATACTTCATATACCTAATTGATTAAGTTTATCTTCTCTTCTATCCGCTTTCAATTTAGTTTCCCAATATTCATCATAAGTTATGAAATAAGTATTTAACTCATTTAAATCTAAATAATACCACTTAATTCTTTCTGAATATGGTTTTTTCCACCAATCTTTTATAAGATTACCTTTATCATCGTGTGATCCGTACCAATCATCTTCGATACAAATACCCCAACCTTTTCTACCACCAACTTCTGGGTCAGCATTAAAAGTCAAGTTTCCTCTACCTTTTATGTTATAAGAACCACCAACTCTATAATTTAAGTATGGTTTTATACAAACTACTGATTGTGCGTCTTCCCACTTTTCCATATCTTTTCTATTTTATGAAATCTTTTATAAAGTATTTTTAACTTAAAAGTTTCTGAATAATATTCATCATCTATATTTAGAAACTTATTAGGCAAACCATAATTGGAGTTTATAATAATTTTTCTGAATTGTAAACTAACTTCTATAATTTGACTCTTATTCATGATGATCAACACTAATTTTATAAAAATAAAAAAGTAATATTAAATTACAAATTTTTTATATAAAGATATTTTTCATATTTTCTTTTCAATCCTATAAAATCATCACCATATAAATAATCTCCAAATTTTAAAACATCTTTTTTATTGGATATTAAAACCAAAGAGTGTGTGTGAATATTACCACTTTTATTTATAGTCTCTCTCTTTTTAATTTTATATTCTATACCTAAATAATCAAAAATATCAGAGATGTGTCTCCAATCCTGATTAATGGTGGATGATATTGAATATTGTGTATTATAATGTTTCGAATTATAATAAAAACAACCATCAGCATCCGACAATCCCATATAAAAATACCTTTTCATATCAAAACTTAAATTATCTAAAATTATAGGATAATTATAAGATTTCTTATGATAGTCTAAAGATACTAAATATTCAATTAATATTCTATTATATATAGAAAAACAAATTTGCTCTTTTCTATTATTTCTTTTTCTATATGAAATATTCCAATTTATAACCGACATCATCTTTTCATAAATATCCAAACCATCATCTTTAATAATTTCTAACGATACCGAATTTGATTTACCAAGACCACCATTATGAATATAACCATCACCCCATATATAACCTAAAATATATAAAAATGTAGGATTAGTATAAATGTCATCAATTGACACGTTTAATACCTTATTTAGGTTTTTTTGTGAGTCATTTCTTTTCTCCCAACTACATTTTACAGTTGATGATCTAAGAGACTTAATCGTTTCAATGTCAACTTTCAATCCAAGTTTTGAGGCCTTTTTTTGAACACTTCTTTGTGTTCTATTAAGAAAATTAGAACAAAAGCTAATTCCCTCTTTAGCATAATTAGATAACAAAAAATCCAATTCATCATTATTCCACTTTCTCATAAGAGTTTATTCTTTTAATTATATATTAAAAGTGAATAACTCCCTAATGATGTGCTATCTGAATTATTTTTTTCTACTATTAAAATCAATAACCTCTTCTATACTAAAAGGTCTATATTCACCTAATACTATTTTAGCGGAATCGACACCAACATCCATTCTTAAAGTGTTTTTATTTAAATGATCAAAATATGAGTGTTCATGACCATGTAGCATAATAACCCCCTTATGACTCCCATCCCAAGATAAATGTGGATAATGACTCATGAAAAATTTATGTTTTCCATGTGAAACTTGTAAAACATCTTGAACTGATGAAAAAAGTTCAATTGGGTTAAAAGAAGAATCGTGGAATTTTACTTCTTTATCAACTATATGCTGGTCGTGGTTTCCTAAAATAAGATGAATTTTTTTACAAACAATTGAATCTCTAAATAATTTGATGTTGTGAATTCCACCAAAGCTCCAATCACCTAAGTGATATAGTATATCATTTTCTTTGACATACTTATTGATACCATCAATAAGAGCCATGTTCATCTCATGAACTGAATTAAAATTTCTATATCCAGAATTCCATCTAGATATTTTGGGACCAGCTATATTTGTATGCCCGAAATGCGTATCTGAAGTAAACCATATATTACTCATTTTCTTAATTTTTTTAATTTCTTTCTCACTAAATCTTCCACAACTTCAGTTCCGTATATTTCACTTATACATCTACCTTCTGAATTATAGAACTGATAACATTCTAACTCACCATTAGAATCACAGAATATCTCACCATTTATCCTTTCACCATTAATTGAAAGTAAGACATAATAACAAGTCTCATCACTAGATTCATCTATTCTCTTGACACGGAATTTAGCTGATGTTATCTCTTTATATCTACCAAAATCTAATATTCTCATAATAATATTTTTCACAAATATACAAAATAAGTTTTACTTTTTAATATATAAAGAGTAAAAATATTATTATATTATGAAGTATATAAAACTTTTCGAAGCATTTGAATCTAATGTAATTTCTAAAACATTAAATTATATAAAAAACGGGAAACCCAATTTCTTAGGTATGATTGATCATATATCAAGAGAATATGATATACCACAATCTAAAATAACTGATGAGGTTTTTGAATACCTACCTTATAAATCAGCTTTAAATTATAGAGTTGAAAAGGGTAAAAAAGGAGACCAGGTAGATTGTAAAGCCAAATCTATTGAAGTATTTGGTGATAAAGGAGTTGAAGATAGTGAATGTAGAGCTGGTAAATTAGCTAAGAAATGGGGTAAAGGCACTAGAAATGTTGAATGTCCTGTTTGTAAAGGAACTGGTAAAGTTGGAACACCAGATGGGAAAGATAAAAAACTTCCACAAAATGTTTTTAAATTTTGGTTAGATGAAGGGGGTAATTTAATAACTATTTCCAAATCTAAGATAGATTCACCAAAAGAAGAAAGTGAAGAACAAAGATTGAGTTATCTATCATATCATGGTGATATTAGAGAGTTGGAAGAAAAAGGAATGAGAAACCTATTCAATCAAAGATTAAAAGATGGAGTTTATCCTGGTAAGATATACTTCAGTAGAAATGATTATCAAAGAGGAAGATTTGATAATGGATATTTATTTGTGCGAGGTGGTGGTAGATACTTTATACACAATAACGATGGTAAGAGTGGATCTTCACCTGATGGTAATTGGAGAGATTATGGAAATTATTCTTGGTCAATTGGTGGTGATTCATATGTAACTATATTTGATTATTCAGGAGGAAAGACTATTTCTAGTGAAACCGAGTTTTATAAAAATGTTGGTGATAGAGCCTTCAGAACAAGAAATTTAACTAAAGAAAGTTTAACGGATGCTAAATTTGCTATTGTATTAGACGTTGATAAATTAAAAGGACTTGACTTACCGAAAAAATCAGAGATTATTTCTGGTAGAAAAACTCAAAAATCAGGAGCTTTATCATTTATAAAACCAGAAGAGATCAAAAAACAAAACATTGATAGATACATTTCTAAATTAAGCGAAATCTCATCTGATAAATTAGATGTATCCAACTTCGATACTTATTTCTTCAGAATATTAGGATTTAAAAATGTTCTTTTCAAGATGCTTGAACAAGGTGAACTATCAGATATATTAGACAACATCTTAAATAAATATGTTAAATTGATAAAAGCAATTGAAAAGGCTAAGAAAAAGAGAGGTGGTTATGTAGAACCTGAAGCTGAAATAAAAAATCTAGCTGATTCACTAAAATCATATTTTAGAAGAGAAATAACTAATAACTCAAACAACTTAAAAACTATTGAAACTGTTAAGGCAGAAGCCGATGATAAACACAAAGTTTTAATAAGTCACATGGAAGAAATCAGTAATGTTATTTATAATAAATTGAAATCTTTTGGTAAACTAGAAACTATCGATGATGCTGAAATATTAGTCGCTAAAATAAAAACTATTGAGGATCTAATTAGAAATAAAAGATATGAATGGTCCAATTTTAGATTAGGTAGTATCCGTCATATAAATTATGTTGGTTTAACAACAAAAACACCGGAAGAAATTAGTAGAATCTGTAATAGAATGAAAAATGTAATAGAAAAAGTATGAAGTTTATAAAATTATTTGAGGCTTTTGAATCCAATATACTACCAAAGACTTTAAATTTTTTATCTGAAGATAGTAAAAAAACTTTCTTAAAAAAAGTAAAAAGTTATTGTGATAATATAGATTTCCCTTATTCAAAAATAAGTGATGACTTCTTTCAATACCTACCATTTAAAAAGGCAGTTAAAGAAGTTATTAGTTCTAAAGAAGAAACTAAAAAGTGTGATGCTACTTCAACTGAATTATTTAATGATAAAGGAATTGAAGGTGTGACTTGTAAAGGTGGTAAAATTAATAGAAAATGGGGAAGTGGAACCAGAAAAGTTGATTGTACTAAATGTAAAGGAACTGGAATGATGACTGTTTCTTCTGGAGAAGGAATTCCACAAAATTATGAATTGATTAAATTCTGGATCACTAAAGATGGTGATCTAAAAGAAATAACAATCACTGATGGTAGACCCACAAAATTAAAAGGTGCTCAATTTGGAAACTTAGATAAAGAGGGATATGTTAGTATTAAAAACTTATCCAGTGTAAATTTTAAAATACCAAATGGAACACCAATTGTTTTCAAAGAGGGTCGTGTAACAACAACTGGTGTTATAGTGTTCGATGAGTATGAAAATGCTTATTTTGCTATACACAATAATCGTGCAAAAGACGGATCCTCACCATCAAGAGAATTAAGAAATCAATATTCACATATTGGTAGATACTATTGGCAATTAACTGCTGGAAGTGGAACGAGATATGATCTTTTTGATGAGCTAAAGGTAAAACTAAATGATGATAAAAAAGATAGTGATGAAATTGACTACTTCTTATACAACAAAGATATAAAAACAGGTAATGCTCTCTCTGAAAAATCAGAAGCTGACTTCGCAATTGTTTTCGATACTGGTAAATTAAAAAACTCTGAATTCTATAAAAGAAGTGATATTAAAAGTGATAGAAGCAAGGCTAGAATGGGAGCTCAAAGATTAAAAGATCCAGAAGAGATTAAAAAGAGTAATTTAGAAAATAGATTGATGAAGATTGCTCAGAAAGAATTTAATATCGAAAGTTTTAATTCTTTATTCAGTAGATTGTTATTCGATAAGTATATCTTATTCTTCGAGTTGAAAGATACTATTCAGAAAATACAAAAACTTGTAAATATTTGGGATAACAAAGACAAAAAGGATCCGGGAATTAAATACTTTGATAGGTTACAAGCACTATATAATACATCATCTACAACAGAAAGAAATAGAATAATTGATGCTTTTGAAAAGAATAGAAGTAAGTATGGGTTAATTAGTGGACACGCTGATGATAGAGAATTACTAGCTAAAATGACACTATCTGATGTTAATTATTTTTCAAATGTTGGGTCTTTATCAAAAAAAACACAAGTAGATGACATTCACAACATCTTAAAATACTCAAACAGTCTTAAAACAGATGCTCTTGGAAGAATAGCAAAGTTACAACCAAATAATAAAAAATTAGCAACTAAACTAATTGAAGTTGGTGAAATAGTCCTTTCTAAAGTTAAAAAAGATATCAATGATGAAACTGATATGGAGATAGCTCTAAACAGATTAAACTCTATTAATGAATTAATAAATAAACCAAGATATAGTTTCAATGACAGAAAAGATAGAATAATTTATTATGCTAAAGGACTTTCATCTGATGATATTGATAATGATACATTAGAAGCTTATATAAAAACTCTTAATGAAATAGAAGAAGTTATAAAAAGAATACCTTAAAAAGTGAGTAGTTAAACTACTCACTTTTTTTATTTGAAAAAATTGCTCATTTTAACAATTCTAACAAACTGTTCATCATTGAAAACATGGTACATATCTTCTAAAACCTCAATACGAGCTTTAATACCATTCCTTTCTAAATATTCAGTTGTGTAATGGTTTGGTATTTGAAAATCTCTAGCACCTAAGAAAACCTCCAAGTTTATATCATTTTTTTCAAGCGGATAGTTAAAATCTTTTATCTCTAATTGAGATCTATCTCTATCTATACCAGGGTTGATTAAGATACAATTTTTTCTTAATTTGTTAGCAATTAAGTTAGCAGTATAGCCACCAAGACTTAAACCAATTATAACATCACAATCTTTTGACAATTCAATAGACTCTTCTGTTATTGATTTACATTCATCAAGATCCCATTCATAATCATAATCAATGTATTGTTGGATGGTTTCGTAACCAAGATACTTAAATAACTCGGTTATAAATGGAATAGGTTCACCACCATACCCATGGAAAAATATTAGTTTCTTCATTAAACTAGTTTTATTAATTTATTATAAATTGTGTGGTATTTCTTTAATCGTTTTAATTCGTAATCTCCTAATTCAGGTAATCGTGTTACATCCATATTATCTTTTAAGTCGGATAATTTAACATGAATTGCTAACTTATTTGAGATTAAATTATTTATATAAGTTTCATAATTTTGACCTTCAACTTTTGTTAAAGCAATAACAGCATCAACAACTTCATCTGGAAATTCTTTTCGTAAGTCTTCTTCAGTCCAATCGGTATCTTCAACTAAATCATGTAAAAGTGCGATTGTAGTTAATAACTCTCTTATATTAGAATTACCTAATACATTAGAAGCCACACGTGTTAAATGTCCTATATAAGGTTTTCCAGCTTTATCGGTTTTACCATCAAATTCTTTTGAAACTATATCAAAAGCTTTCATTGTCATTTCAGTTTGTAAGAACATAATCAGTCTTTTTCACAAAAATAAAAAAATTATTTAATATATACAAATATGAAACACATAAAGTTATTCGAGGCATTTAAATCACAATTATTATCTAAAACATTAAGATATTTATCAAAGGAATCTAAAATACTTTTCTTAAATAAAGTTAAGAGTATTTGTGATGAAATTGATTTTCCATATTCAGAACTAAAAGATGAATATTTTGAGTATTTAACATTCAATAAAGCTTTTGATAAAGTAGAAGGTAATGATAAAATCTATAAGTTTTGGTTAGATACCAATGCTAATTTGATAAATATATCTTTAACTGATGGAGTAGCGTTGAAATCCAGAACTGGTTACACAGAAGACAAAGAATATAGCTATTTTAGTGAATTAAGAGATGATTTTAGGAGTGGATTGATAAACCACTTAGATAAGATATTCATTAATTTTGACGAATTTGATGATGATGTTAAAACACGTGCCACACTTTATATTGAACCTAATGGTGATCGAGTAAGGATGTATGCCATTTATAGTGATGAAGATTGTTATTTAGAAGGCTCAGAACCAGATAATGAAGATTGGACAGATTGGGGTAATAGATCTTGGAGTTTAGTTGATAGTGATTGGACTATATGGTCATTAAAACCCGAAAATAATGGAGAAGAGTTATGGAATAAAAAAATAGATTCAAATGACGCATTTACTAAAAAGAGTTTAAGTGAATCACAATTTGCTATCGTTTTTAATACTTCTAAATTAGACACTTCTAAAAATAGAAAGAATATTAAATCAAGTAGAGAAGAAATGAGAAGTGGTGCAACAGCATTACTTTCAAATGAAGAAATTAGAAAGACTAATTTTAATAATAGAATATTGAAAATGGCTAATACTGATAATTTCAACTCATTATTTGATAAGGTACTTTTCAATAAATGGATTATGTTTGATATATCAAACTCAGCTTTAGATTTAGATAAACTAATTAAAATTAAAGAAGATAAAAATATAGAAGAAGAAGAAGAAAGACCTAACTTTTATATGGATAAATTACGTAAATGGTACTCAACTTTAAATGGTGATTCTAAAACTGAAGTAACTAAATATTTTTCATCACAAACAGATAGAATTTCAAATGAAATAGGAGATCATAAATCTAGTGATAACGTTAGAGATTTGGCTGCTAAATTAACTTTAATAAATTTTAATCAAATTAGTACAAATTTAGATACTGATTTAAAAGTTAAGTTGATTTTTGAAATAATTCAGAGACTACATACTAAAAAATCAAAATTCGATAGTTTAACTAAGGGAATGAATAGTGAATTAGGAAAAGAAGTCCTAAATAAAATATTCCAATTAGGTGAACTAGTTACAAAGAAGATAAAACCTAATATAATAGAAGATTTAGATGATCTTTTTGTTATAAGAAAAAGAATGAATATGATTTTAGATGTTGTTAAAGAAGTTGGTTATCTAGATCAAATAAAAACATTAAAAGATATATTAACTGATTCAACACCATCAAATGATGATGAATTAAAATTTTTCAACGAGAATATAGATAAAACAATTAGAATTATAAATAAGATTTAATTATAAAGAATGTTACCAACATCAATAGATGAACTAACATCCATTTCACAATATCTTTTTATATCTTCTAATTTACCTTTATGATAGTATTTATGTACTTCAGAACCATTCATATTCTCTTTAGGTGACTTAACACCTAATTCATAACAAACTTCATCAAAAGAAAAAGCCCAGGCAAATTTTTGTTTCCAATCATCTGCTATATCGACTATTCTAGCATCCCAAGGTTTTTTATCATATAAGTAAATAATATTAGCAGGTTTAATACCATACTTATGAAGTTTATGTAAAATGAAAATTAAATCATAATATAAAATTCTATATCCACATAATTTTAAATTTTTTAATTCTACTTTTTTAAGTAATTCATTAAAGTTATTTACAATTTCCTTCTCATTTTCGCCATAAAAACTTCTTATTTGTTTCTCACCTGATTCACTAACATAACCAAATGATATACAACATATCTTACCATAAGTGGTTATAATACCACTTTGCTTTATATAAGCATCATCAACAGAGTCGTATTTTTGATCCCAACTCATTCTTTTATATTTCTCACTAAATAGTTTAGAACCTCTCTCATCTTCTAAACAAAAGGTTTCATAATCTTTATATGATCCAACACACTCTATGTCAAAATAGAATAACTCCATAGTTAATAATTTAATTTATCTTTTTTAATATCTCTATTCACTTTACTACATAGAGGTTGTAAATTGGTATAATGATTTAGTTTTAAAACTTCATCAATATTAATTGCAGATGATAATGGTACTATATGATCTATATCCCATCCATAATTTAATTCACCATTATATAAACCTCTATTATCCCAAGACATCCAATCTTCAAATTTAGATTCTAAATAGGTTTTAAACTCCTCAAATGAACATCCTAATATGTCATATGTTTTACTAATTTTAGTATAACCACATCTTTTAAAGGATTTAGTAATTAAGTTTTTCACCAAAACTTTAAATTTATATTGAAAATCATTGTTATACTTATATCTAAGTTTCTCATTTAATTTTTCTCTATTTTCGAACTTATATTTCCTACTCTTAATTTTTATAGTATGTTTATTCTCCAAATATCTATTTTTAATTCTTTCAATAACCTCCTCTTTTGAGTTATATTTTTTTAATATTTTCGAACGTTTATCTTTGTTATTTTTTACCCATTCATATGAACGGTCTATAACATCTTGTTTATTATTTTGATAATATTTATCCTTGATAGATTTAACCACTTCAATATTATTACTAATCCATTTTTTATTTCTACTATAACAACAATCTTTACAATCTTTACGCAATCCATCCTTAGAGGATTTTCTTTTATAGAAATTTATCTCATCCTTTTCAATATTACAAATACTACAAATTTTCATTTTATGAAACTTTTTTATTTTATATATAAAAAAGTTTCTCTTTCCTAGTATACTTTTTTTATTAATTCTAATACATCTAAAGTACCCTCTCTATATGAAAACTCCTTTAACCTTCTTTCAGGGAAATTAGAATTTCTCCATTTAGATGATACGGATTTAGTAACTTCGAAATACTCTTCTAATTTTTGATTATATCTTTTCTGTATGTAAAATTCTATAAAAAATATATCTATCATTCTAATTTATTATTTTTATATATACTCTATGAAAAGAATAAAGTTGTTTGAGGAATTCCAATTTTCTTTTAATAAAGAAGATAAGATTAAATCTATTAAAAACCTACACGGTTTACCAAAAGAATTAAAAGAAGTTGCTTATGAACTCGTTAAATATGTGACAAGTGTTAAAAAAGGTAAAGTTTTTGGACTAGAATTACACCCAGAATTAAAAAGGAAAATTAAAGAAGGTGGATATCCAAATGGATATGATATGGGTATTGATAAAGATGGGTATTTTATTCATACTCATAGAGCGCGTAGCAAAAGTCATGATAAACCTAGTGGTATCACAGCTAAAGAAATGAAATTTATAGATTCAACTGGTTAAATTATCTTAACATCCAGTCACCAGACTTTATTTCTTTGAAGTTTGAAACATCATGTTTATATTCATAAACCCAACAATCTAAATCAGAAGATGTTCTAACCTTTTTTCTAATATATTCATCACCTTCAAATTCATCTAATTTATCAAATACAACAGGATCTATTAAATAAACATCACCAACAACTTTACCTTCACCACTAACAAAGCCTGGATAAAAGTTATCAACTCTATATAATTTCCCCTTAATTGTAGATTTACCACAAAATGTAGTCTTACCTAAAAGATCTCTAGCAGAGTCTCTAAACATACCATAAACAAATATATACTCCATAAATGTATATATTAATTTAACAAATCGTTAATTATATGATCTCTATAATCATTAAAATATTTATTGAATTCTTCAACACCTACTCGGAATTCTTCATTCCTATCATTTAAAATTATTATCATTCCATGATAAATAGGATCCCAACAATAAAGATACTTAATATCTTCGTAAAATCTATATTTTCGACTACCATAATTATAGTCTAACTTACAATATTTTGTACAAATACAAACAAGAAAGTTATAAGTTACTTTTATATTTTCTCCACTTTTTCTATCCCAATGTCGCTTTATTTCTTGTTTTGATTTCGGGTTATATCCCTTTAATTTTTTAACTCTTTTCCAACCAAGTATTTTATTGTGTATTTCTTTTTTATCATTATTACACTTTTTGATGAACTCTAATTCATCAATACCTAATCGTTTAGCAAACTTCTCAGGACTAAATCTAGTAAACTTATGAAAATCGACTAAATTATCTTCGGTTATTTTAGTCTTGATTAAACTATCATATAATGAGTTATATTCTTCTAATGTCATTCTAAAAACTTTAAAATCTTACTTGATATGTTACATTGTTTTAAACCTTCTCGCTCACGAGTTTTAACGAAATTATCTAATTCACTTAAATCCATATCATCAATAGCAACCCAATGTGTTACCTCTGGATGATTACTTAACCATAAGTTAATTTCATCTACTCGTATATCAGCTTTCTTAGTGATTGTTTGAAGTTCTGGTGTGAAATCAATAGGACCTTTTATAACACCATATCGGTGAAATAAATCTTTCATTTCATCTAACGTAGCATGTAAACGCCAATCACTAGAACAAACTATCTCAGCACCAGATGTTAATATTATATCATTTAAAACATCAACTGCCATCTTATTGAAATTGTCTAAACGAATGTAAGCAGGAATATCATCTTCGTCTCCACCCTCAAGAATAAATCGTTTCTTTTTCTGAAAACGACTACTCCATTCACGACTTAAACAAACCACTCCGTCATGATCTAAAAATATTACCTTCATTTTACAAATATATGAAAATTAATTATAAAAAACTACTATTTCTATTATTATTCTTAATTGATTGTATAGAGAAATCTTTTATGTCACAATCAGTAATTGGATTAGATGAATGACCATATGGAACCGCAGTATATCTCTTAACACCATCCTTATCAGTTTGAATGATTGAGTAAAGTTTTCCATCTTTTGAGTACCTAAAAATTGTCATATCTTTCTTATTTTTAATCTATTATATGTATATATTTATGTCAAAATGTCATAATTAGTCTAATGGCATATAATTTGAAGATACTTATATAAAAAAAGAAAAAAAAGTTATGAGAAAAATTTATTATTTATTTGATTTAGTTGATTTATTTTCAAATGAAAATATTTTTGAAAATAAAATGAATTATCCAAAAGATGGTGATAAAAATTGGACCAAAACAACAGAAGAATTTGAATCTAATGGAATGACTATTAAAAAAGAAACTTGGGTTAGCCTGGATGGAACATCAACGTATGTTAAAACATACACTGAAAACAAAAAGAGTATTGATGTCAAAGAGCTTGAATCCGCTTTAAAAATAGCAGTTGAAAAAGAAGAATATGAAAAAGCTGCTGAACTTCGTGACCAAATTAAGAAGTTGAAGAAATAAAAAAAAGACCTCAAAATTGAGGTCTTTTTTATTTTAAAAACACTATTCTGTGTTTGGGCCATCCAATATTGGATTTGACTCCACCACCTTATTTTTCTAAATAAGGAAAATATGAAAGAAGATATTAATTATAAATTCTTTTTGTAGAAAAGTTTTATTATTTATCACCTTTTTCTTCTTCAACTGAAGCCGCTCTATAAGGAGTAGCTAACTTCTTAATTTCACCAATGAATTTTCTTGCTTCACCAGCGTTTTTCTTAAATTTACCATTATGAGCTGCGTCAAATTTTTCCCATAAATCTTTTAATTGTTCATAAACTTCTTGTTTTGACATATTATTTTATTTTATTTTTTAGGGTTAAGTACCCTTCGACTTTCTTATTCAAATAGATCTGCTGCATCACTATCAACATATCCATCATTATCATCATCATCTCCACCCATTACTTCATTGAACTGTTTTTCAACCTCTTCAATTTCATCCAATGATTTGAATCTGAAATAATCATTAACAATTGGTGCCATTTTTTCTAAAACATCTTGTGTAAACACCTCTTGAGTAAATAATTGTTTTGTTGTAACTGATTTCCCTAAGTGAGAAATATACCAACGGTTTCCACCAGGAACAAACTTAATCTCACCAGTTGATTTATCAACTTCTTCTTTACCTTTTGCGATACCAATTTGTTCAAAGAATTCTGGACGACAAAATGCGTCTAAGCCAGTGTAAGGATTCATACCATGAATAAAAGATATATCAAATCTAATTTTCTTAGGTTTTGCCAATCTATTTTTTTGAGTTTTGAAAAGTACTGTAATACCGGAAGCACCTAAATCCATTTCATCCTCTTCAGAAGTTTTTAATTTACTTTTTGACATAAATCCAATTACAGATGCTGAATAAAGTAGACCATTACCTCCGCGGAGTCGCTCTTGTGGAAAAAGATCCATTGTTAGATATGTATGGTTTGCCACCAAAAGTGGAATTTCTAAGTAACCCAAGTCTGTATTTATACTTCTAAACATAGAACCAAGTGCTTTAGCTTTAGTCATATCTTGTTTAATATCACCTTTTAATAAATCTTCTTTTTCTTTATTTGAAGCCATTTGTCCCAAAGAATCTAAAACAATCATCAATTTAGGCATCTCATAACCAGCTAGTTTTTGTTCTTTTAACTCATCTATCAATTTTGTTAAAGTTATGTTCACGTCTTCTACTTTATTAGATCTAACTAATCTAAATTTATCTAAAGAGTTATCAATTCCAAATTTTGGTAAGTCTTCTAAATCAATAGCCTGTTCAGTATCAATGTATATTACTGAATATCCTAATTTCTGAGCTTGTTTAGCACATGAGTAACAAAGAAAGCTCTTACCAGCACCTGATTCACCAGCAAACGCAGTTATTCTATTTGTAGCAATACCACCCCCTAATAATCTACCAGATAAAGCAGCATCTAATAAATAAACACCAGTTGTTATAAATTGTTTTTCTTTAATTTCTTTTTCTACTAAAATTGGAACTGATTTTGCAATATTATCTAATATTGATCCAACTTTACTAAACTCAAATTTCTTCGTTTCTTTTCCTTGTTTTGCCATTTTAATTAAATTCTTTTTTATACTTTATATATTAAAAAATAATTCCCCCTTTATAAATTTTTTTAAAAACTCCAAAATAAATTATCAAGGAGGGAATAATTTATTTATATATACAATATGACTAGGGAAGAATTTTTAGAAAGAGCACGTGATAAGCATGGATATAAATATGAATATCCAAATTTGAAAGATAAAGTATTATCAACTGATGATATAGATATAATCTATAACGGTGAACTATATAGACAAAAAGTTGTTAAGCACATAACATTGGGTCGTTGTCCAGAGAAAAATACACCAACAAAAACCACCGAGCAATTTATTAAAGAAGCTAAAGAAGTTTGGGGTGATAAATATGATTATTCATTAGTAAAATATAAGGGAGCTCTTAAAAAGGTTAAGATAATATATGATGGTCTTATATTTGAACAGGTCGCTATTTCTCATTTACAGGGACAATGTTGTGAAAAAAATTTAACCAAAGATAATTTTATAAGAAAATCAATAAATAAACATGGTGATAAATACGATTATTCTATGGTTAAATATATATCAGGTGATATTCCTGTTTTAATAGGATATAAAGGTGTGTATTATTTACAAAAACCATATAATCACATAGGTGGTTCTAAACCAGAGAATATTGAATTATCAGTAAGAAAGACAACTAAAAAGTTTATACAAGAGGCTAATTTAGTTCATGATTTTAAGTTTAGTTATGATAAAACTGATTATGTTAAGAATCAGATTAAGGTTATAATTACTTGTCCTATACATGGTGATTTTAATCAAACTCCACTTTCACATTTACAGGGTAATGGTTGCCCTAGTTGTAGTGAATCTCGTGGTGAAAAGTTAATTTCTAAATATTTGGATAAGAATGATATTTCATATTATAGACAGCATAAGTTTCCTGATTGTAAGAATATATTTCAATTACCATTTGATTTTTATTTACCGAAATACAGAACTATAATAGAGTTTGATGGTAAACAACATTATGAGCCGATTGAACATTTTGGTGGTTTAGAGGCTTATGAGCGTTTAAAGGTGAATGATAAGATTAAGAATGATTATTGTGAGGATAATTATATTAATATAATAAGAATTAGATATGATCAGATTGATCGTATTTATTATATATTAAATGAGAGTTTAAGATTATAAACTAATACATACACAATAGTAATCATATCCTTGATGACCTCTTAATAAAGGTTGTTCATACAAAACTTCCACTTTATAATTAGGATATTCGTCTTTTAGGTTATTTATAGCACCTTCCAATTTAAGAAGGAATTCATTTGTTATTTTATTAAATTCAATAAAGTCGGATATTTCTCCTTTATATCCATCTGCTGTGAATTTCACTTCTAACTCAGGACAATTTATAAATACTCTACAATCTGTTGGGTTTCCACTTTCGGTTACTTCTTCAAGTGTTTCTGAATTGCCCCAACGGAATTCACCACATTCATTATCTTCATTATATGAATATTCCACTAAATCAGTGAAACAATGTTTGATATACTCAACATCAATTGAATTATCGGTATTTTCGTTAAATTTTCTTAGGTGTTTCATACTTTATATTCAATATTTATTTTTAACTCACCAATTCTATTTACAATGAAGTTAACTTCATTTCCTTCACTTTCTATATCTTTAATTATGGCGTTTATACTATTAAGTGTTTCTTGTTTAATTCTTAATATTTCCATCTCATTTTCAATTGACGCTTTTAAAAAACCAGCATTTCCATATGGTGATCTATTCCATAATTTACCTTCAACAGGTTCCAATTTAACTTCAACATAAACACATTGAACACCTTCCACTCTTATTGGTTTTGCTATCAAAATATTAACATTATAGTAACCACTCTCTGAGATATCAGCAAAAAGTGTTTCTAGATATGATTTAGTTTCATCTTCAAAACTTTCATTAAATTTTCTTAGGTGTTTCATTTTTTATTATTTATATTTATCTGGAAGTAGTCATTTGGTCTATCATCATCCTCTTCGTAATTTATTTCAATATTATAATTAGGATATTCATCTTTTAATCTTTTGATTGAGATATCAATTGATTTAATAATATGTGATATTCTTTCAGAATTACCAATCATTCTTTCAAAAGTTCCACCCTTAGTTATTCTAGGGATATCTATGGTTAAATCAACATATTCGTCATTAAGTGTGATTTCATCGTTTGGATTATCACGTAGATAATCTTCATGTGTATCATATTCTACATCACATTCTGGATCATCTGATAAGTCATTAAAACAATGTTTGATATATTCTATATCAAGATGCTCATTTATACTTTCGTTAAACTTTCTTAGGTGTTTCATTATTTAAATTTACCTGGGTATATTTTTCTCCACTCGTGACCTTGTGGTACATCAGATGCTCTAACACCAAATATCTTTTTCTCTGGACAAGTATCTTCTCCGTTTAATAAGAAGTTGTTATTACAAGCCCAAACCTCAATATTTCTATTTATTCTTTGACCAACATGGAAAGGAAATCTAATATTAGCTTTATTGTCAATTGATTCTATTCTCATTGAACTATCTAATACAACTGTTATTTGTAAATTTCTATTTCTTTTTCCTGTAAAAATTAGTTCTTTAGAGTTTAAATAGCTTTCACTTATTTCATCTTCTCCATTTTCTAACTCTTGTTCCATCTCAATCTTCTTTTTCTCTTCCTCTTCATCTAAATAACTAGGTAGATTTATTTCAGTTGGAGTGTCTTGGTTCCACTTGTGTTGAAACTTTCTTGCGAAGTCTTTATATTTTTCTATCTTTCCCATAAATAATTTTTGATTATACATTATATATTAAAATATAATTATTATATTTGTAAAACAAACAAAAAAATAAAGGTCATGGGAAGAATTAAAGATTTAGTAATTGAGTTACAAAATGAGTTTGGTTATAATATGGAATTCTTACCAGAAGATTTCAATATGGATGAATATTTAGCAAAGAGAGCTCAAGAAGTAGAAGTTAAACCATTACCATTATCGAGTGTTGATAGAGATACTTTGAATTTTGCAACTAAAGTAACATACGAACCTTTATTTTGTGACAAAGTAAAATCAAAAAATAAGTAAAAAAACTTTCATATTTTCTTATAAAAGTCTCTAAAACAGAGACTTTTTTTTATTTTCTTTAATATATAGAATATGAAGGAAATAAAGGGATTTGAAGTTGTGCATTTAAAACCAAACGCACAAAATTTAGAAATGTGGATAGCATATGACATTGAAAGTAAAATGGCTATTGGACACATTTTCATGACTATTGAAAATAATCAAAAGATAAAATTCTTAGATGCTTGGGTTGATGAGGATCACCGAAGAAAAGGAATATTCAGATCTCTGTGGGACACCAGATGGGACTTTGTAAATCAAAATTACAAAGGATATCTTGTTTATGCTTGGTGTAAAGATACTTCTCTTCCTCTTCTATTAGAGAAAGGTTTCGAACCAGGTGAAATAGTTACTTATGTAGAAAAATTTATAAACTAAAATATCTTTTAAATATATACTAATAAATAAAAGTATATACTATGCCAGCAAAAGATAAAATGTTTTCATTAAGACTTCCAGCAAAATTTTTAGAAGAATATAAAGAATTTTGTGATGAACATTCTATAAACATCTCTAAAAGGATTAGAAAATTCATGGAGAAGGACTTAGAAGCTTGGAGAATTAGAAAACAACAAATGAATAACAAAAATAGTAATTAAAAATAATCAGATTTATAAACCCATTTGTAACCACAATGGGTTTTTCTCTTACCATTACAAACATTTATAACATTAGATTTTTGATATCCAGCTTTTTCAATATCAACTAAACTTACCCATTCACAAATAAGGTTATTATCCATATCTAATTGTAGTATTATATCTTTAGATTTTCCATAATTCCAAGATTTTTTACCTTTTTTCGAATCCGAAATTTTATTCTTAGTTTCATTTGATAATTTCTTACCAAGATTTATATCCCTCAATTTAGCTTTGGTATCTTCTGATAATACTTTACCTCTTTGTGATTCGGACATCTTTTTCTTAGTCTCATCTGATGTTACTCTATCCTTTCTAGCCAATCTTAATTTCTTTTTAGTTTCTTCCGTGTGTTTCTTTCCCCACATAGGATGGTTTTCACCAGAGACATCTCTACCAAAAAAACCATTTACCATTGCAAGAGACTCATTTATATAATCTTTTGAATTAACTACATCAAACTCTATATGTAGTTTCAATTCTTCTGATAGTGCATCTAATCTTGTATCATGATATGATAATATTTGTATTTTAAATAAATGTATATTATTATCTATTTCATCATAGAATATTTTTCTATATTTAATTGATCTTATACTACCAAAATATTTTCCAGATTTTATTTTCTCTTCCGATGTAGATCCTATATAAAATTTAGGCAATTTATATCCACTATAAGTGACTAAGTATGTAACATATTTCATATACTATATATAAAAAGTATAACTACCTACTTGTATTATCCAAAACTTTATTCATAAGATGGGAATTTAGGTAAAAAAATTCGAGAATTCGCATTATCTGCGAATATTAAGTGTTTAGAATCATCTCCTATTATATACATATTAAGTATCTTATTGTGATAACTTTCTGGTATAATATCATTAAATAATCTAATATTAGTTACTTTCATATCTGATCCAATCAATTTACAAGTATTGATTGTATCACTTTCGATTAGATATTCAAATGGTGTTATATCAGTTGTGTTATAATACACTTTTCTTAATATTGTACTAATTAAAGATCCTGCTCTTGATTCATCATCAACATTTCTCTTATAAATCCATTGATCAATCTTTCTTTGTCTTTGGTCAATATTAATAGTATAACAATACCAAACTCCTTCTTCTAAAGCCACAGTATCATTTGTCTCATAACCCATTAAATCAAAAGTATAAGTATCAGAGTTTAAAGTAACTGTAATTTTATCATTCTTTAAATCAAATTTATAACCTTGATTTGTAGCATCATTATAATTTGTAAATAAATTATAATTATCATCTATTACATAATTATGTATATTAAACCATATATAATATGATAGATTGTCGGATTCTCTTAAATAATTTCTCATATTCAAATATTGAACACCTACTTCACCAAAAGTAATTGAAGCTAAGTCATAATTAGAACGTGATACAATAGTTGATGAATTTTCAATTAACTCTTTATCTATTGCAGCTGTATAAGATAGTCTTATAGGATCTTTAGTAAGAGGTGCTAATTGTTCTTTATTTGCAATAGCGTTTTTAGCTTCATTAATATCATTCCCGAATAATTCATCAATTGTACTATTCTTAGTTAACTTATCAACAGTTTGTTTAACATCATTATTAGAGTAATTGATATTTGCTGATTTGTTGAATTTTTTCAATATTAATTTGTAATAAACAGCAGAGTTGTTAAAATTTCTAAATTGCTGTGCATGATCTACTGTAAATAATCTATTTATGTCACAGAAATAAAGAAAATCTTCTTTAGCTGGTCTTCTTTGTGGACCAAATATTTCTTTAAACTGTTGCTTAGTTATATGAACCTGCATAGTTTCAAATAGATTTAAATCAAATTGATTCATCACTATTTGAGAGTCAGGAAAGTTGTTTTGATCGACAGAAACTTTTAAATCTCCTTGACAAACAACATTATATAATTGATATTCATTAAATATTTTATCTTCACCTTTTTTATCTGGATCTGTAGCAAAATAAATTACTTTATGACCAAATACTTGTTGAGCATCATTACTTAACTTTTGTAGTAAATTCATTGCTGAATTTTGTTGATATGGATTATATAGATTTGCTTTATCATCAGTTGATAACTGAGGTAAATTACTACCATCCGTAGCACAATTCTGACCATTAATACCTGTTGTATTTGAAGCTGGTACAAAATTCCCGTTAGCGTCTGTGTAACCCAACATATTAGACTGACAACATTCTCTAATTCCAAATAAATTTGTTTTAAAATAATCTTTACTAACATTTTGAAAGTCACCAATTAAGTTAATATCTTGTATAGTTACTGTTGAATTTGAGTTATTTGTTATACTATATTCTATTTGAAAAAATCTAATTGGATTTATTCTCAATGTTGAAATGTTTTGTGTTGTTAAAAACTCCCAGTTAGACCATGTTTTACTATTATCTTGTGAAAATCTATATTTAATATCAACATTAGTTAAGTTACTACCAGATATTATTTCTATATCAGTTATTCTAAAAACTTTATAAATAAAAGGAGCTTTCATTATAATTGTTTTACCAGATGCAATACTTATTGTCGAACCATCGGTTACTTCTTCTCTTTCTAATTCACCCTCTAATGAATATTCCAAAAGCTTAACATTTCCAATATCAGAAGTACCAGTTCTAACCCATTTAATCTCTAAATACATCGGAAATGCAGCCGACCAATCAGGAAAGTTTTCAAAATATTTTGTTAAATCTAACCAAGCAGACCAATCATAACCATTTCTAGATATTCTATAATAATGTTTTAAATATCTAGTTGGTGTTAATCCTAAAGTATCATAACTAAATTTTGTAAATCTCTTAACATTTTGTAAATTTGGAAAAGATAAAATATATTCACTATCTATACTTGTAAATATAGGAGTAGCATTTGATGCTGTAGCAGAAGCTGTTATATCAAATTTATTTGATATTAATATTTTACCAGCTAACTCGTCATATTTTATTTGCATAACATATATATTAAATTATAAAACTTACTTAAATTTTTTATTTAAAATAATTCTAAATAATTTTGTGGATAAATAAATAATATCTATATTTGTATTATAAATAAGAAACTAAAAAAAAGAGCGATGAATATCAAAGAGAAATTTTTAGAATTAACATCAAGAACATATCCAAATGGTACAGAAGAACAATTGTTTCCAATTCTACATTCTACTGTTGATGGTTTACAAACTGATGAATTCGGTAACCTCTTTATTAAGATAGGTGAGAGTGACGTGATGTTTACATCACACTTAGATACTGCTACTTCCGCTTTATCTCCAGTAAAACACGTTATTGAAGAAAACATAATCAAAACAGATGGTACTTCTATCTTAGGTGCTGATGATAAAGCTGGTGTGACTATTATGTTGTATATGATTAAAAACAACATCCCAGGTCTTTACTACTTTTTCTTAGGTGAAGAAGTTGGTTGTATCGGTTCTAAGAAAGTTGCTGAAGTTCAAAAGAAAGAAAAAATTGAAGGTATTAACAAAGTTGTTTCTTTTGATAGACGTGGTACTTCTTCAATTATCACACACCAAACTTCTAGACGTTGTTGTTCAGAAGAATTCGGTGAAGCTCTTTCTAAACAATTCAATGAAGTTGAATCAACATTTGATTATAAAAATGACGATACTGGTGTTTTAACTGACTCTGTACAATTTATCTCAATCTATCCAGAGTGTACAAACATTTCAGTTGGTTATTATAGTGAACACACTTTTTCCGAAAGACAAGATATTGATCACTTAACAAAATTAGCTGAAGCTTGTTTAAAAGTAAATTGGGCTGAACTTCCAGTTAAACGTGACCCTTCTGTTACAGAATATAAATCATACAAAAGCTACGGATCTTACTGGGATGATGATTACGGTTATGGATATGGTAGAAGTTACACATCTTCTTGGAATTCTACAAGTGTGAGTAAAGTTAAAACAGAAAATGTTTGGTTCCACGATAGAAAATACAACTACTTGTCTAAAGTAGAGATTGAATCTTTATCTAAGAAAGTTGTGTCAGTTGATTTATGTAAAGAGCGTATCTCTTATGAGCAAAACTTAATTGAAGATTTACTTGTATCATTGGATATTGAGTATATTGATACTGAATGGGATGGTTTCAAATTAACAGTTTACTACAAATTGAACCACAAAACAGATTGTACACGTAACGACTTGTTAGAGTACTTACCTGAATTAGACTACTCAAATGGTGATGATTTAGGTGAAGCAACAGTTACTCCTGGTGGAAACTTACCAAGTAAAACTGATGATGAATATGATTGGGGAGCTTGGGGTGGTTACTGTGACTCTTTCTAATAATAACTAATGAAAAAGACTGATCTAAAAATCAGTCTTTTTCACTTTTTAATACTATAATATATATAAACAAAAGTTTTTATATGGCTAAGAATGGGGATATAATTTTTCTTGAAAGAAGGCTTCAAGAATTATTAGAGAAGGAGGATTACGAAAGAGCTGCTATCGTAAAAAGATGGATTGATGAATTAACTATTTTTTACGATAAAAAAAAGAAAATTTTGGAAGATGATTTATCTAAAAACAAACAAAGATAATATAGTTTCAATTTCAAGAGAAAATATAAAAAGTCAACAAGATGAATTTCCTAGATACGTTGAATTTGTTGATAGTGTTATTATAGAAAGTTACGATTCAATCGATACTTTGAAGTTTAAAGATATTAACCCTATAATTACAATAAACATAAATTCAACTATTCAATATAGAGTAGAGTACAAAGGTGATCCAGATGATTTTTTAAAATCAATTATTAGAGACAACAAACTAAACGATTTATTAAAATGATAAAAGGTAGAGTTCTTTATGATTCTGATATAAAAGATCATAATAAATTAGGAGTTTATGGTATTTTTGATACCAAAAAAGTAACTTGGGAATATTTTGTTATATCTTATATTTCTAAAAACAATGAAATATCATTAACGGCTGAAATATGTACCTATGGAAATACAAAACCAACTTTTGATGATATTAAAAGATATGGGTTAAAAGTAAATGAAATTGAAGTTGGTAAAAAATTCATTTTAGATTATAAATCTAAATGGGAAAGTGGATTAAATGTAACAACACAAGAAGATAGAGATAGAAAACTAAACGAAATTTTAGACAATGAGAACACTAACTGAAATATACAATAACAAATACGATGTAAGAGAATCAGAAATTCCTAGAGAGTTTTACAAAAGCTTTCAAGAATTCATGTTTGGATCAACTTGTTACAAAGACGATTCCTCTGGTGAGGATGAATTTGTTTATTACATATCAGATTTTAAAATGTGGTATAGACTTAACATAAAAGAAATAGAATTATACGAAAAAAGACAAGAAAGAGATGATAAAATTAATAAATTATTAGATTAATTTATATCATGATGTTACATGTTTTTATATATAGCTTATGTATCAAGTATTTAAAATGATATTTACACAAAATTCATATGAATTGAACAATGAGTACTCAAAATTATCTGAGCACGAAAAAGAAACAATTGCAAATATTTTACCAGATGGTTATTTTGAATTTAATGATAAATTAGAACAATTTAATTTATTTTTGATAATAACTAAAGAAGATTTAGATAGATATGCTAAAATACTTGATGAAAATTTTATTCGTTTTAAATTAAAAAATATAACTAAGGATCTTTTAAATGGACTAGACATTCAAGAACATTTAAAAGATTATATAAATCCTTTAAATAGACATCGATTCAATACCTTTAAAATGAAGTTAGAAGAATGGATAAATCAAAATTTAGACATAGATACTATTTTAGATAGAATAAATCAAATTGGTATTGAAAATCTAACTAAATTAGAAATAAAGTTTTTGGATAATTATAAAGTTTAATGTATATTTGTAAATAACTCTAAAAAAAAATATTATGAAATCACTTTTTATTAAAGCATTAAGACCTGTTCTTCAAATTTACGCTAACTTCTTAATCACACAATTAGAAACTGATAATTTAGACTTATATGAACATTATATGTCACAAGCTGTTTTATTAGATTTCTGTGCAACTGAATACTATGATATTTATTTAGACTAATGAAAAAATTATACTTAGACGATTTAAGAATACCAAAAGACTCTATCGGATTTGTTCCAGATAATTTAAACCAATTTTATTGGGCTAACGACTGGACTATCGTTAGAAACTTTTGGGAGTTCTGTAATTATATCCAAAAGTTTGGATTACCAGACTTTATTTCTTTCGATCATGATTTAGCTGACGAACACTATGTTAGTGACGTTAACTATAATGATTATAAAGAAAAAACTGGATATGAGGCAGCAAAATGGTTAGTTGATTGGTGTTTTGATAACAAAAAATCATTACCAGATTTTGTTGTACATTCGGCTAATACTGTTGGTAAAGTAAATATTGAAAGTTATTTAAATAACGCTAAAAAACATTTACTATGAATTTTTTAAAGGCTCACTTAGTAGCAAACATTAAAAGACTTTATAAAGATTATGAAACTAAATTAGGATTAGATCCTAGTGTTAAATTTTTATATCTTGATGAACCAGTATTAACCACTAAGAAAAAAATTAATAGAATTAATGCTTGGTACCCATATGCTTTAGATGAAGTTGTAAATAGTGGTTGGCATGATTTAAAAGGTGGTGAGATAAAAGAGATTTGGCAAAAAATTAAAAGTAATAAAGTCTATGTTGTAAAAAACATTGGTGGTAAATTCTATAAAGTGAGAAAAAAAGATGATATTTAATTTAAGAGATATTAACTTCTATTATAATGGTGTTAGTGAAGATCACAATGTCACATATGATTGTGAGAATAATGGATGCCATGATGAAGGTATATGTCGTTGTGGTATGATAACAGATGTTTATATCACAGATGTTGATATTACTCGTATATCAAATATTATTTATGATACTATCAATGATGGTGATAATGATTTATCAATAAAGAGAAATGTTAAGTTAGATCTTTTGCTAAATGGTTATGGAAAAGATATGGATCTTTATATGATAGATCGTATTCTTAGAAAATGGAAAGTATATGATCCGAATTCTTGGGATGTTGATATTTGTGGTGGATATTATGGTCAAGAAATCGAAGATATTTTACTTAAACAAAATATCTGTGATGAATTAAACTCAGAGATAATTAAAGCTCTTTCAATTGAACCTTTAGGTGAACGAGTTGAGTATCTCTTAAAATTAGAATATAATAAAATTCTACCTGAATTAAAAGAAAGTGAATGGTCATTAGAAATTGTTGATTTGGATAAAATTATTTTTGGTAGTGAACATCATGTAAAAAAATGTAAAAAAGAGATTGAGAAAGGATCTGTAAAATACAGAGGATATTTCTATGATGATAAAAATTATAACACGGTATTAACTAAGTTAATAAGAGGTGTTGCCATTAAAAAAGGAGATAATTATAGATTGATTGATGGATACCATCGTTGTTTATCAACCGGAAATAACAGAGTTAAACTTTTGATTGCTAAAAAATAATTATTATATTTGTATTATGAAAGCTAAAATATTTATATTGATTGGAGTACCAATGTCAGGTAAATCAACTTGGGTAAGAGAAAACTACCCAAACACTAAAGTTATATCTAGAGATGATATAGTTTTAGAAGTACATGGATCTAACGATTATAATAAAGCTTTTAATGAAGTTAATCAAAAAGAAGTTAATCGAATATTAGACGAACGCTTATTAGATGCTTCTAAATCAAACGAAGATGTTATCATAGATATGACTAACATGACTTCTAAAAGAAGAAGATCAACTCTTAAATATTTCACTGACTTCTACAAAGAAGCAGTTGTATTCCCCGTTTTATCAAACGAAGAATATGATAGAAGAAATAAAATAAGAACTGTTAACGAAAACAAATCAATACCATTAGCAGTTTTAAGAACTATGCTTAACTCTTATCAATCACCAACCAAAGAAGAAGGATTTGATAAAATAACTGTATTAAAATAATTATGATAACTGTTAAAAAAGCAATACAAGAATTATCAGATGCTGTTACAGCATCTGGTAAATCATTAGAACAAATTGGAAAAGTCCCGGTATTTGAATATTTGAGGCAGGCTGGTATAAACCAGGATAGTTTCAATGATATTTGGAATAAGTTGGTTGAATTACATACCAAACCAATTGTTACTGCGGTTGGGTCGAAAGTTGATTGGGGTACCGGAATTTCAGGAAAATCTGGTAATATGGGTACATCAGGACCAGTAGGTGTAATTCAAAATAATCCAGTACCTCAAGAAAAACAAAGAGTTCCGAGGAAATCAGTCTTTGGTGAGATTAAGAAAATAGCCGGGTAGTAAAAAAATACTAAAAATAACTCCATCATTATTTGGTGGAGTTAAACTTATGCCTTATATTTGTTATATAAATAATAAGACATATGACAACTATCAACAACATCGACATTTCAAAATTAAAATACGTAGAAGGACAATTTATTCCATCTAAAGATTTTTCTGATTATATTGATGAAGATACAACGTATGTTTCTGAAGAGGGTTATATCTACTTAGATAATGAAGATGATATCTGTGTTGATATTAAATTCGAACAAAATATTTCCGGTTATATTACAGGTTGTCCTGGAGACTACTGGACACCAGCTTCTTATTCAGCTGTTATTGAAGATGATAGTTTTGATATCTTATCTTTAGAAATTGATGGTGAAGAAGTTGAACTTACTAAAGAAATCGAAGAGATTTTAAACTCTATTGTTAGAGAGAAAATTTATGGAGTTAAATAATGAACAAGGAAATTATTGAACAGTATATACACGAATTATGTTATAAAAAATCATCATCTGAAAATCCATATTTAGATGTCAAGGATCTTAAAATAAATAAAATTGCTATTTTAAATGATGTTGTTGAGACTGTTTACTATTTTAACTTAACAAGTCGAAAAGATCCTAATATAAAAATGGAAATAAAAGGACATCATAAATTCACAAAAAAAGATTTTATACCTTACTTGAGAGATAAAAGACTAGAAGATTTATTGAAATCCATAGACTAACTCTGTGGTTTCTTCTCTAAATTAATTTCAACACCTTCTTTTTTGAAGTAAGATGAAATCAATCCTTCTAAAACTAATAGTAAACAAATCAAACCAAATATCTTAATAACAGAATCCATTCCAGAAATATCTACTATTAACTTAGAGAATAACTTAAATACCAAATTCCAAGGTTCCTCTAATTGAGAAACTCCAAACTGAGTAAATATAACTTTACTTGGTGAATCAATTAAATTAGGAATACCTAATATAACAGCGTTTAATGCTGCGAATTCAAACACACCCGGACCACCTAATGCTTTTACAAAATTTGAAAGACCTTTTGCTGCATTTTTAGATATTAAATTTATAGAAGTTGAGATTAAAGCTTTCATAGGCGCTAATAACAAAAGAATAACTTTCAATACTAATTTCATCCACCATTTAGTTTTTCCTTCCTCTGGTGGTGAGGTTTGTTTCATATCTAAAAACCATTTCATAAACCAATCTTTAGCATCTAAAACTTTATCAGAAACACTTTTAACAGCCTTAACATCACCAACATTTTTAGTAAACTCATTTCCGTCTTTATCTTTGAAAGTTATAGTATCACCATCAATTTTAAAAATTTCTTTCTCAGCAGTTTCACCATTATCCCTTGTATAAGAAACTTTATCACCTACTTTAAAATCCTCATTTATTGAGTAAAAACTTTTAAGAATATCAAATGATTCTAATTTTAATTCATCTTCTATATTTGAAACTTCAGCTTCAGCATCTGAGATAACTTTATCATCTACCGTTTCAATTTTTTTATTGAATGATGAAACAAACTTTGTTTTTAAAAAGTCAGTTGTTTGTTTAATGTTTGATAAATCACTTTTTAATTCTTCTTTGTCTATTTTCTTCTGAGTTATCAACTCAACTATTTTCTTGTCAATTGGTTGTTTGAATTGAGTTGTTATGTTCTTAACATTGTTTTGACTAATATTTAAAAGAACTTTTATAATTGCTTCAAAAAACTTTACAACACCTGATATTAAAGACTTCATACCTTCTTTAATCTTTAAAAGTTTTTCTTTTATAGTAGAAAACATTTTACCACCAACCTTTTTACCATTATCATAAACTGTTTTAAAGAAATCTTTAATTCCAAATTCTTCTTTCAATAAATCAATTTTATGACTTATTAAATTCTCTTTAATGAATAATTTTTCTTCGTTAGTGAATATAGATGATCTTAAACTCATTTCCCATATCGAATTTGAGAAGTCATTAAATATCTGCTTTTCAATAATTGGAACCTGTTTTCTAACAGATTTTACAAATGATTTATAGTCTCTTATATAGTCCATAGATTATATATTAAAAATAGAATTCTTAATTTTAATATATAAAATATGAAGATAAGAAAACTCGGAGATAAAAAATGGAAAGTATTGATTTTTCAAGGATCACCTAGAGATCCTGATACTTGTCCTAATATGGAATCAAAAACTCACAAAGTAATTGAGTATGTTATAGAAAAATGGTCTCCATTTTTAGAAATAAAAGTTATTGATTTATCTGTAAATAAATCTAAAAAACCAAATATACAACCTTGTAAGGGTTGTGTTTCAACTGCTGGCGGATTTCATTGTATCGCAGAAGGTGAGAGAGTTGAGACTAAATATGGATATAAAAAAATTGAAGATATCTTAATAGGAGATGAATTATCAACCGGAACCGTTTATAATTTTATGAAAACCGGTGATAATTCTATTATATATGAGGTTACAACAAGCGACGGAAGAAAAATAAAATTAACTGATAATCATCCTATAAAAGTAATAAATCCTATTTACAAAAATAATAATAAAAAAAAACTAAAAGGATATACTGAAGAATGGATCGATGTTAAGAATCTAAAAACCGGTGATAGAATACCATTTAAATTTACTGGTGAATTTAAAGAAGATGAATCAAATTTAGATAAATATCTTTTATGTGGCTTATTATGGGGAGATGGAGCGGTTCATCATAAAAGACTTAAATTATGTTATGATGTAAGAGATGAAATTCTAATTGAAAAACTATCTAATAATTTTAATATCTCAATTTCTGAGAAGGGAGTTATATCAAAAAATACCGAAGTTAAATGGATAAAATTTAATGACAATGAAACCAATTTATTTATCAACAATCTTATATTTGAAGAAAAAAACAAGAATATATATGATCGAAGAATTCCAGAATCCATAATGAATTCATCAAAAAGTCAAGTTTCTAATTTTTTAAATGGTTGGTTTGCTAGTGATGGATCAATTATTAAAAGAAATAATAGAGGAAACGATTATTATGAAATAAATCTAACAAGTGTTAGTAAAGATTCTTTAAGAGATTGTCAATTGCTACTTTCTAAATTTGGTATAAAATCATCTATAACCTATTTGGATCATATAGAAACTTTTAGGTTTAATAAATTTATAAAAAGAGCATCTATGTTAGTTATAAGTGGCCTTAATGCTAATATTTTTATGGAAAAAATAGGAATATTTAATAAGGATTATAAATTTAAAAAAATTTCTTATAGAAAATCTAAAAATTATGACTATTATGGTAAAGTCGAAAAAATAGAAGAAATTGGTAGATCAAATGTTTATGATATATCTGTTTCAAAATCACATAAATTTATATGTGAAGGTATAGAAGTTCACAATTGTCACTTTCCTTGTAGTTGTTATTTCAAAGGGATGAAAGAACCTGATTTACTTTCAGAGTTAAATGTTTATGAATTACTACAAGAGGCTGATGCTTTTTTAGTATTTTCTCCAATACACTGGCACTCCTTATCATCACAAGTTAAAACTCTTTTTGATAGATTGGTCAGTGTTAATCAAACTCTTACAATTGATGATGCCAAGAAACTAATGGGTTCTGATAATATTAAAAGATCAGAAGTTACTGGTAAGTTCGCTAAGTCTGGTAAATATGACAATCTTCTAAGAAATCATTTAGAAGGTAAAGTTGGTGGATTTTACGCACATGGTGATGACGGTGCTGATGATTATGAGGGTAAAGAATTACCAGAATCATATTCCGATGTATTTGATGATGGTTTTTCAAATAATGCCAAAAATGTCGTAATGCCATTCGTAATGCAACTTAAATATTCTGGAGTTTGGGTTCCTGATAATTTAATAGAAACGTTTTATACAAATAAAAATATTAATTATTATGTAGCTAATAAGTTAAAGAATAAAGAACTTTATGATAGAGCCGATAATTTAATCAATAATCTTTTAGATTATTTAGATGAAAAAAATAAAGAAATATAATGAAAAAGTTTTTTGAGTTTTTTGATGATGAAGATTTAAAATCAAGATTTGAAATACCTTATTTAAAGGGAGAAATGGATAAAGAGATTTCTAAAAATTTTACAAAAATACCTTTAAGTTCTGGTGATGAGAATACAGATAAATTAGTTGAGAATGTTTTAATTCAATATCCAATACTAACTAAGTTTCAGTCACAGTTAGTCGATCATGATGGAGATAGATTTGTAGCTTTTTATGCAACTTCATATAAACCAGTACAAGGTATGACTTTTTATGCTCAAGCTGGATTAGCTTTTATAGAAGATACTTATGTTATTACTTTAATATTGAAAGATGTTGAAGATGACGATCAAGATAATTGGGAGATTAGAGATTATGAAGTAACAGAAATGGAAGATGTTTATTCTATAATGGACTCTTTTATGATGGCTTGTGAAAAACTTAATATAGTTAAACCAGAAGATAAATTCTCTATAATGAGAAACTAAGACTTCTTAATTAAATGCCAAGTATTTACTAATATAACACCACTATTCAAAAGAATTAGTGGTGTTCTTCCATGATAAAAGGCGTAAAATAAAAAGATGACACATCCTATATTATTTAATATTCTAAGCCACTTTACATTTTTTACAACAAAAGATATAAAAATTATAACTGACCCAACATATGCTAAAAATTCAATGTAACTATACATATTGTATATATAAATAAAAAAAACCACTGAAATTCAGTGGTTTTTTATATTAATCTTCTTCCTCTTGATAGTCTTTTTAAATTTTCAGGATCTCCCGAAATTTCCAATCTGTTGTCGCAATTATTTTCCATAATATTCAATTTTAAAAGTTACATGACATATATAAACTAAAATATAAAAGTTTAAAATAAACTTAATTTATTTTTTAAACTATAATAATTAGTTTTTGAATAGTGATTAAAAAGAGGCTTAAAGATTTATTTTTAAGACCTCTTTTTTTTGTAAATGAAAAAACATTATTTTTATAAATAAGTAATGAATATTTATAATGAACTATCACTACTACTTCCTATAACAATAAAAATACTAGTAGCAACAATATGTGGATCACTAGTTGGTTGGGAAAGAGAAAAGAAAAATAAATTTGCTGGTCTTAGAACAAACCTTCTAATTTGTGTTGGATCAGCAATTTTTACTATTGGTTCCTTTTATGCAGGAACTTTGTACAATGTTGACCCAACTCGTATCCTATCAACAATAGTTACTGGTATGGGATTTTTAGGTGGTGGTGTTATTATGAGAGATAATGATAAAATGATTGGTATAACAACCGCGGCTTTTATCTGGGTAATATCTGGAATTGGAATATTAGCTGGAATGGGTTTAGTTCTTATACCTATAATTTTAACAATAGGACTTTTAATAGTCACTAGATATTTTGAAAAAGTAGAAAGATATATAAGAAATGATAGAAATTGAAAGAAAATTCCTTTTAAAGGCAATGCCTGATATTCTTCCAAGTGAGATTATAAAAATAGACCAATTTTATTTTAAAAATAAAGAAGGTATTTGGGAAAGAGTTAGACAATACGATTCTAATGTAAATGGTAAGAAATGGATTCATACCATAAAATATAGAATTAATGATATGTCAAACGAAGAAGTAGAAAAAGAAATATCTAAAAAAGAGTTTGATAAGTTTAAAACTAAGTGTTATACAAATAAATTAAACGCTCGTCATATAAGAAAAGAAAGATGGGTTTATCCAGATGGTGACTTAAAATGGGAAGTTGATTTATTTAAAGATAATTATCACTTAATTATTGCTGAGATTGAAATACCATCAGAAGATTATGAATTAAATATTCCCGAATTTATAAATAAAAAGAGTTTATTGGAAGTCACCGGATTAAAACAATTTAGTAATCGTAGTCTTTCTATTAAACTAAAATAATTTTTCTAATATAAACTCTATGGAAAAATTAGAATTAAGGATGTATGGATTCGTGCCATATAACATTAGTGAAATACAAAAAGGAATACAATTTGGACACACCGTAGTTGAATATGGATTAGTAAATCATTTAGATAATGATTACTTAAATTGGGCTAAGTATAATAAAACATTTATTATTCTTAATGGTGGTACCTCAAACCACTCTGTTGATAGATATAGAGAAGAAGCTTTCAATAAAGGTTGGAGAGAAGATGAAACTTATGTTGGATCAATGGAAACAATTAAAACCACTTTAGAAGAAAATGATGTTAAGATTGCTACTTTCTACGAACCAGATTTAAATGATATGTTATCTGGTATTTGTTTTATTGTGGATGAAAGAGTTTTTAATAAGAAATACTTAGGTCTTGGAGATTGGATTGTTGAAAACTATGGTGATATGATTATGGATAATCATGGTTTTGGATTCAATGTTTCAAGATTAGAAAAACAAATAAAGTATTCCGAGATACCAAAAGAACAAAAAATCTATCAAAAATGGGTTGAGTACATTGGTGGTGAAAAGAATGTATTTCTTAGAGACTACTTATCAAAATTTAGATTAGCATGACAACTTGGTTAAAAATAGAAGATAATATTTTCGAGATTATTAAATCTGAACATCAATTCACTATTGATAATAGTTGGACTTCTAGTTTTTTTTCAATAGATACTAAATCTAATCCAACTTATTTTGATATAATACTTAATTACTATTCGAGTAAAAAAGTTTTTGATTGGGAAGATAATAAATCAAAGGGGTTTTCAGCTAGTATAAAAACGATGGATATTTTTGATAATATTTTATCTTTTACAATAAAGAGTAAAGAGTGGGGTATCAAGGATAAAGCTTATGAAAGAAACGAAAGATTAGAACAAATACTACCAGAAGAAAAAACTTCTGATGAAAAATAAAATATAATAAATTACTTTGTAACCAAAATTTTTTAATAATATGGGAAAAACTAATAAAGACAATCAGTATTACAAAAACTTACCTGATGTGAGAATGGCTATTGAAGATGATGATGATGATGATAAGACATTCTCTTCATCTTCTAAGAAATCTGATACTAAATCTAAAACTCCAGTTTTAGATACATATAGTCGTGATTTGACTAAAATGGCTGAAGAGGGTAGATTAGACCCTATCGTAGGTCGTGAAAAAGAAATTGAAAGAGTTTCACAAATTCTTTCTCGTAGAAAGAAAAACAATCCAATTTTAATTGGTGAACCAGGTGTTGGTAAATCTTCAATTGCTGAAGGATTAGCACTTAGAATTGTTCAAAGAAAAGTATCTAGACTTCTTTTTAATAAAAGAGTTGTTATGCTTGACTTAGCATCTATGGTCGCTGGTACTAAATACCGTGGACAATTTGAGGAAAGAATTAAGGCTTTAATGGCTGAAATGGAAAAAAATCCTGATGTCATCCTTTTCATTGATGAAATTCATACTATGATTGGTGCTGGTGGAGCTTCTGGATCAATGGATGCTTCCAATATGTTTAAACCAGCTTTAGCAAGAGGTGAAATTCAAATCATTGGTGCTACTACTTTAGACGAGTATAGAAAACACATTGAAAAAGATGGAGCGTTAGAAAGACGTTTTCAAAAAGTTCAAGTTGAACCTGCTACTCCAGAAGAGACAATGATTATCATTGGTAATATTAAAGATAAATATGAGTCACATCACAATGTTACTTACACACCGGAAGCAATTAAGGCTTGTGTTGATTTAACTTCTCGTTATATGACTGATAGATTTTTACCAGATAAGGCTATTGATGCTATGGATGAAGCTGGATCAAGAGTTCATATTTCAAATATTGTTGTTCCAAAAGAAATTACAGATATTGAAAACAAAATATTGGAGATTAAGGATCAAAAACATGATGTTATCAGATCTCAAAAATACGAAGAGGCTGCTAAATTAAGAGATACTGAGAGAAAGTTGAACGATGCTTTGGAAAAGGCTAGAAAAAACTGGGAAGAAGAATCATCTAAAAATCGTCAAATTGTAACTGAGGATAATGTAGCAGAGGTTGTATCAATGATTACAGGTATTCCTTTACAAAAAGTAAGTGAAAAGGAAAACAATAGACTTGCTAAAATGGGTCAAGAAATTGCTGGTAAAGTAGTTGGTCAAGATGAAGCTGTTAAGAAAGTAGTTAGAGCTATTCAAAGAGGTAGAGTTGGTATGAAAGATGCTAACAGACCTGTATTCAGTGGTATGTTGATTGGTAACTCTGGTGTTGGTAAAACTGAGTTGGCTAAACAAATCGCTAAATATCTATTTGACTCTGAGGACTCTTTAATTAGATTGGATATGTCTGAATATATGGATAAAATTTCAATTTCTAAAATTCAAGGTTCAGCTCCAGGATATGTTGGTTATGAAGATAGTAACGTTCTTGATAGAATTAGAAGAAAACCTTATTCTGTTATTCTTTTTGATGAGATTGAAAAAGCAAATCCTGAGGTATTTAACTTATTCTTACAAATGTTAGATGATGGTCACATGACTGATTCACACGGTAGAAAAGTAAGTTTTAAAAATTGTATTATTTTAATGACTTCTAACGTAGGTACAAGACAAGTTAAAGATTTTGGTACTGGAGTTGGTTTCTCTACTAAAACAAGAGAAAGTCAAAATGAAGAACACATTAAGGCGATTTTAGATAAAGAGTTGAAAAATAAATTTGCTCCTGAGTTTATCAATAGATTAGATGACATTATCTACTTTAGAGATTTAGGTAAAAATGAAATCTTGAAAATTGTTGATTTAGAATTAAATAAAACAATTAAGAGAGCATCTGACATTGGTTTCCCAATTGAAATCACAGATGAATTAAAAGATCATCTTGTTGAAGTTGGTTATGATCCTAAATTTGGTGCTAGACCTTTAAAGAGAGCTATTCAAAGATGGGTTGATGATATAATTACTGATTATATTATTGAAAATAATCCAGAAGAAGGAACAAAATTCTTATGTGATTATAATAAAGAGGATGAACAATCTTTTATTAAACCTATCCACACACCAAGTGAAATTAAAGAGTTACAAGAACATTTACTACCAGAAGTAAAGAATGATGATGTTAAGGTTGAGAAACCAAAACGAACAAGAAAAAAGAAAGATGAATAATCTTTAAAAAGAGAGAGAGATTAAACTCTCTCTTTTTTATTTTATATAAATAAAAAATAATTAAATAATGAATAGATTTGTTTTTATAATCCCATATAGAAACGTCATTAACTATATTCAAGATTGTGCTAAGTCAATTATTGGTCAGAAATACCAAAATTGGATAGCTATTTTTTGTGATGATGCTTCAAATGATGGTACTTCTTTCAATTTACCAAAAGATGAAAGATTTACTTTAAGAAAAAATAAAGAAAGAATTACTGCCTTACCTAACATACACTATGGTATAGTTGAATCTAATTTAGATGATGAGGATATCATTTGTATTTTAGATGGTGATGATTTTTTAGTGACACCAGATGCTTTAGATATTTTAAATTCTTTATATCAAGACAATACTTTACTTACCTATGGTCAGTATGTTTGGCCAAATGGTCAAATTGGTCATTGTAAACCATATACAAGAGAAGAGTTTAAACAACTTAGAAATGGCGGATATTGGGCTTCTCACATGAGAACTTATAAATATAAGTTATATAAGGAGTTAATGAATCAAGATCCTGAATTAAATTGTTTCAAAGATAAAAATGGCGATTTTTATACTATGAGTTGTGATGTTGCTACAATGACACCACTTATGGAAATTGCTGGGTTTGATAGAATAAAATTCAATCCTAATCCTATCTATTATTACAGAATACACCAACAAAATGATCATTTTGTTGACTCTAAATTACAGAAAGACGTTGCTGATGAACTTTTTGCTAAAAATAGTTTTCAAGAAATGAAATAAAAACTTTGTTATAAAAACAAATATAAAAAATAAAAAATAATATGCTTTTAGATTTTAACGGTATTTTAAGAAAATACAACATGGAGATTAATGGTGTTCTACATATTGGAGCTCACTATGGTGAAGAACATTCATTATATAAAATGAATAATATAAATAAGATTGTTTATTTTGAACCTTTGAAAAATAACTTCCAAGTATTGGAATCAAAAGTTGGTTCAGATGCAACTTTATATAACATTGCTTTAGGAGCAGAAGAAAAAGAAATTGAAATGTTTGTTGAAACAGCAAATAATGGTCAATCTTCTTCTATATTAGAACCAGCTTTACACTTAGTACAATATCCTGGTATTGTTTTTCACGATAGGGAAATGGTACAGATGAAAAGATTAGATGATGTTATTGATAACTCAAATAAAGAATACAACTTTATTAATATTGATGTTCAAGGATATGAGTTAGAAGTTTTTAAAGGAGCTACCGAAACATTAAAAAATGTAGATTACATCATTGCTGAAATTAACAGAGATGAGGTTTATAAAAACTGTGCTAAAATAGATGAGTTGTGTCAATTCTTGGGTCAATTTGGTTTTGTATTTGTAGAACAAAACTGGGTAGGTGGTACTTGGGGAGATGGTCTTTTTGTTAAAAAAAATAAATTATAATGAGAAAAATTTCAATTGCTATACCTTATTACAATAATAGCAAATTTATGAAAGAAACTCTATCTTATCCAATTACGGATGATAGAGTTTCTGAAATAATAATTTGTGATGATAACTCATCTGATTTAGATGAGTTAAAAGTTATTATATCTGAATTAAACTCAGATAAAGTTAAACTTATTGAAAATAGTGAGAACTTAGGTGTTTATCTTAACAAGATAAGAGCTATAAAAAATTGTAGTAATGATTGGGTTATTTTATTTGATTCTGATAATGTTATTGGTGAAAATTATATCAATCACCTATATGAAATAGATGATTGGAATAGTGATACGATATACGCACCAGCTTTCATCGAGAAAATAAACGAGAATGGTCATCACGATAGTTATTTTGATTATAGAATTTATTCAGGATTAATAACTAAAGAGAACTTCAGAAATTTAGATCACTTTAATAGTTTATTTCAAACTATGATGAATACTTGTAACTATTTTGTCAACAAAGAAAATTATATAAAATGTTCCGAAAAAAACAGTCCAAACTATGACACTAGGTTAATATCTTCTTTAGATTCAATTACATTGTTATCTGATTGGCTAACATCCGATAATAAACTGTTTTTAATAAAAGATATGGGATATAAACATAGAATACATAGTAACTCTTCCTATTTAAAACATATGAATAAGATTAATGAAGGTGAGTGGACTAGACAGTTATATCAAAAAATTATGAGCTAAAATGAATATATCTTTATGTATACCAAATTATGAAAGAATTGAAATATTAATTGATTCTTTTATCAAAGTTTTAAATGATGATAGAATATCAGAAATTGTTATAATGGATGATAACTCATCAAATTATGCTAATATAAAATTAGCATTAGATGGATTATCTAATAACAAAATCAAACTATATAAACAAGATATAAATTTAGGAACATTTTTTAATAAACTTGAGTGTGTTAAAAAAGCGGAGAATGAATATATAATTTTATTAGACTCTGATAATATTATTGATGTAACATACATTGATAAAATATATCAAACTGATTGGTCTAAGAATAAACTAATATCACCAGAAAGATTAATTCATCATGAACATAACATGTGGAATGAAAAAGGTATTTTTATAAAATATACTAAATTTAATGGGGTTAGGATTGATAAGGCATTTTGTAAAAAACACTTTTTAGATGGTGGTGACTTATTAGATGTCTTATTAAATACTGGTAATTTTTTTGTTAATAAAGAATCATATATAAAATCATTTGATATAAACACATTTAATAGAGATGTTGATATTTGTGATGTTGGATTTTTTAATTATTTATTTTTAAGTTCAAATGAAACCAATTATATAGAAGTTTGTCCTGATTTAGAATATACACATAGAGTACACCAAGGTAGTTACTATATGAATAATTCTTCTAAAAGTGGTAATCAAATTAATATACTAAAAAATATTTTTACACAATGATGATACAAACACCTGACTCATTAAGAGTTGTTATAAATGTTCACTATCCACCTTTTAACTCACAAATATTTGAAGAGTTTTTTTATAGTAAATATTTACAAAACCAGATAGAAACTGAGAGAATATACCTTCCAATTTTTTGGACAAGTTTGTATGTTAATAGAAACTATGGTAATGGAGATTTATCCGATATTCAAAATTTTATTGATAATCTAGATAAAGATAAAAAATATTATACAATTGTTCAATACGATGATAATATTTTAAATAACTTTGGTGATTTAGATATTAAAATATTTGCTATGGGTGGTCATGGTAAATATTCCGATAAATGTTATCCAATTCCGTTGAATTGTTTACCACCACCAAATATTTTTATAAATCCTGATAAAGATATATTTGCTTCTTTTATTGGTAGTGATACACACCCAGTTAGAGTCGCAATGAGAAATTCATTAGGAGGTGATTCTAAGTACTTTATTTCACAACCAATTGGTTATGAACAATTTAGAGATGTTATGTCGAGAAGTATTTTTTCTCTTTGTCCAAGAGGATATGGTGAAACATCCTTTAGAATATGTGAAGCTCTTCAAAACGAATCTATACCAGTCTATATTTATGATAACCCACTAGTTCCTTTTAATACTGAATTTAATTTTGATGAGATTGGAGTACAAATTCATGTTAATGATATTTCAAAATTAGATGAAATATTATCTTCTAAAACACCTGAGGATATAAATAGATATGTTGAGAGAGGTAGAGAGATTTATAAAAAATATTTTGACTATGATGGATGTTTTAACTCTATTATAGAAATATTACAAAAAAATAATTAAAAGATGATTTCAGTTTATTTTAATGGTAGATTAGGTAATCAAATATTTCAATATTTAGCTACTAGATTAGCATCATATAACAGTGGTATTAAATTTTTTGTACCAAAAAGTAAAGAAGAAGGTAATAATTTAGCAAATTATTGTAGAAAGTTTGGATACTATGAGATGTCAAATCCATCAAATCCACATTATTGGATTGGTGATAAACTATTTGATATAGACTTTGGTGAAATCGATGGTGATTTACTACACAAACAAGAAGAAGGATCTCTTGATAATGTATCAGATAATACTTTTTTAAATGGTTTTTTTCAATCCGAAAACTATTTTATAGATAAAAAAGATTTAGTAAAATCTTGGATTCCTATTAGAAAAGAAAATATAGATAAAACAATTGATTTGATTCAAAAATATCCAATTGATGAATATTGTTATATACACTTCAGAGGAGCTGATTATAAAGATATTCATCATTGGTACTTACCTATTACTTACTATCAAGATGCTATTGATAAAGTTAGAGAAGTAAAAAATGATTTAAAGTTTTTAGTAATAACGGATGATGTTGAGGAGGCTAAGAAATTTTTCCCAGATTTTGATGTTATTAGTAATGAGATGGAAATTGATTTTTGCTTACTTTATCAATCTAAATATACGGTTATACCAAATTCTTCTTTTTCTTGGTGGGCTAGTTGGTTAAATGATGATAATATAATTACTGTTGCTCCTGAAAGATGGTTTAATTATAATGTTGGTGGTGAATTTGATCCTCCTAAAATTAAAAGTGATAAATTCACATACATTGATAAAAAATAAAAAGATTATGATTATAAGTAAAATACAAGGTGGTTTAGGAAATCAAATGTTTCAATGGGCTTATGGTAGATATTTATCTCATAAACATGATACCGAGTTGAGATTAGATACTAATTTCTATAATTATAGATTACCCGGTACAACTCAAAGAGAGTTTTTATTAAATAGATTTACAAACATTTCAACAAATACAGATTTAAGAGTATCATTAGTTGGTCCTATCTATAAAATAGAAGATAATTTTATTTTTAAAGAGGTGCCAAAGCCAGTGAATGTAAATTATTATCTAGATGGATATTGGCAAAGTGAAAAATATTTTAAAGAAATAGAATCTTTGATTAGAGAAGATTTTAAACCAAGTGATGAGATGTTGAGTAAACTATTAAAAACTCCATTGATTGATAAAAATAATATTTCACTTCATATAAGAAGAACTGATTATGTTACCTCAAATGGTTATCATCCAGTACAATCTATTGAGTATTATAATAAAGCAGTTGAGACAATTGGTGAATATGATTACATCTTTGTTTTTTCTGATGATATAAAATGGTGTAAAGAAAATTTACATTTTGATAATATGATATTTATGGAAGGTTTTACTGACATTCAAGATTTATATTTGATGTCTTTTTGTAAGAATAATATTATTGCTAATAGTTCATTCAGTTGGTGGGGGGCTTGGTTAAATAATAATATGAATAAAAAAGTAGTTGCTCCTGAGAAATGGTTTGGTGATATGGCTAATATTAACACAACTGATATTATACCAGAAAGTTGGATAAAGATATGAAGTATGATTATTTAATAGTTGGATCGGGATTATTTGGCTCAGTTTTTGCTAGAGAAATGAAAAACTCTGGTAAAAGTTGTTTAATTATTGAAAAGAGAAAACATATTGCCGGTAACCTTTATACTGAGAATATACATGGTATCAATGTTCATAAATATGGACCTCATATATTTCATACTTCGGATGATAAAGTTTGGGAATATGTTAATAAGTATGCTAAGTTTAATCATTTTAGATATGAACCTTTAGCAAACTATAATGGTGAGATTTATAATCTACCATTCAACATGAATACATTTGGTAAAATGTGGAATATTTTTACACCTGAAGAGGTTAAATCTAAAATAGATTCTCAGAGAATAAATATTGATAATCCAAGAAATTTAGAAGAGTTTGCTCTTTCTATGGTTGGTAAAGATATTTATGAAAAACTAATCAAAGAATATACAAAAAAACAATGGGGTAAAGATCCTTCTGAATTACCAACTTCTATAATTAAAAGAATACCAATTCGATTTAAATATGATAATAACTATTATAGAGATAAATATCAAGGTATACCAATTGGTGGATATACTAAGATGATAGAAAATATAGTTGGTGATATAGAAGTAATTTATGGTGAAGATTTTTTATCTAAACGTGAATATTATGAATCTATATCAAATAAAATTGTTTACACTGGAAAGATTGATGAGTTTTTTGATTATGAATTTGGTAAATTAGAATATAGAAGTTTAAGATTTGATGAAGAAATATTACCTATCTCAAATTATCAAGGTGTTGCTGGTGTTAATTACACTAGCGAGAATGTATCATATACCCGTATAATAGAACATAAACACTTTGACTTATTAGATGATACTAAATACACTATAATAACCAAGGAGTATCCACAAAAGTATAATGGTGAAAATGAAGCTTACTACCCTGTTAATGATTATTTAAACAATTCTATATATAATCTCTATAAAGAAAGAAGTAAAGCTTTAGATAAATATATCTTTGGTGGTAGATTAGCAAATTATAAATATTATGACATGCACCAAGTAATAGCAGAAGCTTTAAAAAAATCAAAAGATGAGATATGGTCGAAGTTGTAATAGCTAAATATAAAGAAGATATAAGTTGGACAAAACTATTTAAGAGATCTAAACTTTTTATTTATGACAAAAGTGGTGATGATAATGGTTATATAAATTTACCAAATTTTGGTAGAGAAGCTCATACCTATCTATATCATATAGTTAATAATTATGATAATTTATCTGATTATGTTTGTTTCCTACAAGGTAATCCATATGATGGAGTAAAGGGTAATTTAAGTCAAAATATTGAGACTATTGACTCTTATAACGGATCAGACTTTCTTTGTTTATCACATCTTTTAAAATGTAACTTGGATGGCGGACCTGTACACCCTGGTTTGAATATAAAAGAAATTATATTTGATAAATATTTTGAAAATAGTCCAAATGAATTATATTTTATAGTAGGAGCTCAATTTTTAGTTAGTAGAAATTTTATAAAAATGAGACCTAAGCAATTTTATATTAACCTACTAAGTGAGTTTGATAGAGATGATATAAATGATACAGTGATTCCACCACATAAAGGTGGTGGTGTTAATAAAATGCCGTGGATAATGGAGAGAATTTGGTTCTATGTATTTAACGAAAAATATAAATTAAAATTATGATTAACGAAAAAGATATTTGTTTTGTAACAACAACACTATATACTAAATTTTTGAATTATCAATCAAAAATTTTAAAGAGTAATTTTCCTGAAAGTCAACATATAGTAGTTGATGGTAGAAAGGAATGGCCCAATTCTTGGTTTTATTGGATTGAAGAAGTTAAAAAAACTGATTGTAAATACTTTGTTCATATTGATGAAGATTTCTTTTTAACATCAAAGGATGAGTTTTTAAAAGCTGTTCAGAAACTTGAAAGTGTTGATATACTTGGTGTATCAGATGGATATTCTCAATTTAGAGGTGCTAATCCAGTGGCTATTAATGCTTTTTTACTTATGGGTAAAATTGAATTTTTGAGAAAAGTTAATTTCTCAAATATACAATTTGGGTTTCATCCTGTTAATGGTTGGCTTAATAACTATGGAATTAAGTTTGAAGAAGATTATAAAAAAGATTTTAAATATCAACACGAAATTCAAGGTGGTTCTAATTTTAATTATGAACAAGAGCCTTACTACGCATTTTTATGGACTATGAAAAAGTTAGGTTGTAAATTTGATTATTTATATCCACACTTTGATGAGAGATTTAAATCGACAAATCCTAGATTAGATAAAGATTCACCAGATATAGGAATTCATATGTGGTATACAAGAAACTGGTCTAGTAATGAAGATGTACATGGTATGACTAATATTGATAGATACAATTCTGTTGAAAGTTATATACTTGAAAATTTAATATTAGAAAATGAATAGAGTTTATATAAATGTTGCTGTGATGGGTTCTGTTAATGAAGTTTTGACAAACCTATTAAATAGAATTAAAGATAGTAGTTTATACGAAAATTGTGATGTAATCAATTTAGTCATTAATGGTGATATAAACTTATTAAAGGTGAATTTAGATGATCCTAAATATAAAATTTGGAATAAATATAAAGATACTTCATATAATGAGTTTCCAACTTTAGATCTAATTTGGAAACATTCACAAGACGAAGATTTCAATGTTCTTTATTTACACACAAAAGGAGTAAGTAGAAATCATCCTTTTATAACGGATTGGACTAATTACTTATCTTATTTTAGTATAAATAAATGGGAAGATAGATTAGAAGAGTTAAAAGAGAATGATTGTACTGGTGTTAATTTAAGAGGTAATCCAGAAGATATCAAATTTCATCCTATGTATTGGGGATATGGTAAAGCCCCTAAACATTATTCTGGTAATTTTTGGTGGAGTAAATCTTCACATATTAAAAATTTATGTAATCCAATCACTTGGATGCCTAATAATGATTATCTGAAATGGAGAATGATGTGTGAAATGTGGGTTTGTCAATTACCAGAATCAAAATACTATAATGCTCATACATCAGATGTTGATCATTACCAAAATCCATATCCAGGAGAATTATATGAAACAGTTTAATCCCAGTGATGAGTTATCGAAGTTACTTTCTCAAGAATTAGCTAAGTCTATTGATAAAGAAATTATGAATGAACTATTTAGACTTTTTCCAAAAGTAACAATGAGTAGAAGAAATAAAATTAATAAAATATACAAAAAAGGTGATTAAATTAATCACCTTTTTTTTCTCCAATGAGCAACTAAGTAGTTATCACCTATTAAATTATTATCAATAATAACTGGTGTATCAAAGTCTTCAAGTATTTTTGCTTTATTATAAAGAAACTCAATATCATAGAAGTTAAAATGAAATGTCATTGTAAATTCTTTAGATGTTACTTTTTGTTGTGAGTAATTAAATGTATTATCACTTAAAGCTTTTAATATTATTTCATAAAATCGAATTATATAGATAGCATCTCTGTGTATATCAACACAAGTAATAGTAAATGGATAAAGAAATTGATTATCTAAATCTAAATAGTGTTTTGTTACAATATCAAATAAAAGCCAATAATTTAAATCAGAGTCAACAGATCTAAAAGTTATTGTTAACTCGTGAGTTGTTGATATATCCTGAACATTTTTAGCAGGTTTGAATTGTCTTTCTTTACCTCTTGGTAGAACTTGTTTTGGTAAATCAATAGAAATACCTGGAAAGTTAACAGATTTAATAGTAGAGTTAATATAATCTATTATATTTTCGTATTGAACCCAATTCTTTTCAAGAATAGGCTTATATGTCTCAACTAACTCTGGCTTTAAAAAGTTACTCGGTAAATTAAATATAAACTGACTGGACTGTGAACTTAACCTCATTTATTTATTATTAATTTTTATGGTTTTTTATTAGGTGTTGTTTGACCTGAAATTAACTTTCTAGTAACGATAGCAGTTTCTTTTGGCATCTTAGGATCTTTAATGATATCTGGTGCCTTAGGAGCTTCATTATTAAGAATTTGAATATTATCAAGACTGTCGTAAATTTTAAATAATCCAGTATAAATAACTGTACTATTAGCACCTGTTGTACCAACAATATAAAAAATATTTACTTTAGCATCATAAATCTTTTTAACATTTAAAAATTTAGATTCAGGTATTTTAAATACAACTTGTCCTAACTTTAAGTTTACTTCTTTTGATTCAGTCATCAATTTAAAATCATGTGATGATGTATCATTTTTTATAACCATTTTAACTTCTGTAAAAGATGTTAAATCTAAATAGTCTGGTTGTGTACTAACACCACTTGCAATAACAAACTTCATTATGTTATCAAATGGATATATTAATACTTGTAATTTTCCAATACCATAGAAAGTTGTGCTATTAACTATTGAGTTTTCTGATTTTGCTATAATATTAAATCTATCAACAAAAACTGGAAAAGGTACTTTTACTTCTTGGACTTGTACATTTCCAGCACCACCGCCTCCACCAAGACCCGCTCCGTTTCCGCCACCAGCACCACCAGCGCCTGTGTTTACATTAGGATAACCACCATTTGGATTACCAGAACCACCCGCTCCGGTTCCTGTACCAGCACCTGTACCAACACCTGTACCAGCACCTGTACCAGCACCTGTACCAGTGCCTGTTCCGTTTCCAGTACCGGTTCCTAAACCATTTGTATTATTAATATTGTTTCCTTGATTTTGTAAAGCTAATAGATCTTTAAATGTTCCATTTGATCCAGAAAATAGTGCTTTTCCTATAGCTATTCCATTTTTATATCCAACACCTATTTGTTTTCCAAAATTTCTACCAGATACAGAATTTGATTTACCTAAAGAGTTAGTATTCCCTAATAAAGCAGCATCTATATTATTTTTAATATTATAAACTTTTGGTTTTAATGCGTTATCTAAATTTATTTTAGATAAACGTATGCTATATTTGGTTATTTCATCTTGTAACATACCATAAGAAGCTCTTCTTAATATAAACGAATCATCAACTGAATCTATAAGTCTCATTTCAACATCTATAATTGCGGTTGTTGTTGAGAATTTAATAATTGGTCTATAATCAACTGTTTCGTTAAAACCATCATTTATAGTAACTGTTGTCTTTTTACCTCTTATATTTTGCTCATAAGTAATAATATCATACTGAACATAGTATCTACGTCCTTCTCTTACAGAATCATCAATAAACTTTTTAAACTCAGCAATATTATTATTATATGTTCCAAATATTTCAAAATAATCACCATCGGATGAGTGTTGAATTTTTAATCCTAATCTTTCAAATTCTGGTGTTTGTGGTAAAGTTGTCGTAACTTTAGTTCCTAAAATATAATTTGTTCTACCATTAATCGTCTCAATACCATCAACAAAGTAAAAATCTATGAAAATTGGAGATGTTGAGCTTAAACCAATACCATCCGTTAAATTAAAATTAATACTATTTTCTTTTGGATATTCTCCAGTTAGTTGAGCTGCAACTTCACTAACAGCTGGTATATCAATTGATATATTTTTACCCCATAGTTTTTCTTGAAAATAAAGTGGTGGTGCTGAATAATTTAGTAAATTTGATTGACTAGTATTAGTCATGTCAAAAAAGAAATTTGATAAATCAAAACTTATTGTATTTGTTCTATCAAATGTATAAACTTTAATATAAAAACCTAAATGCTCACCGAAAGTCCAGTTTACTGGAATATGAATTTTAACTGTATCATGTCTGACTGGTATACCAACTGAATAGTCTTTATATTGTAAATATGAATAGTAAGTCGTATCAACTACTGAAAACTTACCTGATATTGCATCTAATCTAAAAAGTTGATTTGATGGTATATTACCAGAAACACCATCTGGATCACCAACGTATGATCTTCTTCTATCTCTTGAGTCAATTAATATTTGATATTTCTCAGCTATAAGATTACCATCATTATAAATATATTCTAATAATATATCTTTATCTAATTTTAAATATTTTGAAATCTTAGCCATTTAAGTCTATAATGTTTTAGATATATATTAAAAAAGAAAACCTCTCATTTATACAATCAGAGGTTTTCTTTTAATAGTCTTTCTTTAACACATTCAACTATTTGTTCTTCGGTTAAATCTGGATGATTTAAACAAATTTGTTTATATAATTCTTGTTCTTCTAAAGCTAATTTTTCAATTTCTTTATTGATTGGATTAGTAAAGTTTTCTAACTTTTTCCCTTCAGTTTCTATTTCATCAATTATTTTTAGTAACTCATTTAAAGAAGAATAACTTTCGTTGTTTTTATTTTCCTCTTTTTTCATGTCCTTTTCTAAATTATCAAGTTTTTTATAAGCATCATTCAACATTTGTAACGTTTCTTTTGCTTTTTCTTGATACTTATTTAAATCACTTAACATATTGATATAAGTTTTTCTAATATTAACAGCTGCTAATAAGAATCTTTCGTCTATCATTGTTGCTCAGTCTCTTTTTTGGCTCTTGGTTTTCGAGTGACTTTTTTTACTTCAGAAACTTTAATTTCTTCTTTTTCTTGTTTTAAATTTCTTTTTGTTGAAGCTATTGGTTTTTTTCTAGTTGTTGTTTTTTTAACTGATTTGTTATAAACCATTTCTTTTATCTTTTCAGAAATTTGAAATTTTAAATTTTCTGGATTTTTTAATAAATCATTAGCTATTTCAGATGCTAAGAAATCTATAATACTTTTTTCATATGAATCCTCCATCATTTCAATAAAGTCTAATCTAGGAATTTTATTATTTAGAGTTAAATCTAAACTAAACTCAACTACTTTTTTGGCATTTCTGAACATTATGTGAATTGGATCTTCTGGTTTAGCAAGAGGTCTTTGAACAACATCACCTTCTTCATTTCTTTGAACCTCTACTCTTTGCACATTATTATCAACAACTGGAGGTATATAAGTTTGTTGTGGTGGTGTTGGTAATTCTTCATCATCGATTAATCTAGATAAAGCTTCCTGTTGTCTAACAGTTGCTTCTCTATTATCAATCACACCATACTTTCTAGCCAATTCCTCTCTTTCATCTTCAATTGATGAATAAACAACCGCACTATCATCACTAGTTGGTCTAACTTGACCACTATAATTAGACATATTTACAGTTCCATCATCAACCATATTATCGGTTGGTATGTTTTTAATTGTTTCAGTTAATGATTCAAAAGCTGATCTATTATTAAGAAATGAACGAGGATCAATTTCTTCTACAAAGTAATTTGTATCACCTAATCTTCGAACATCAATTTTTTGTTTGTTTTCTAGAATTGCGATATTTTCAAATGAATCAATTACCTTAACAACCTCTCCAGTTCTAATATCTCTAAATTTTTTACCTTTCATAAAAATATATATATTTTTTAACTTCTGATTATATATATCTAAACCTTATTTGTTTAAATCAAAATCTATTTTATCCCTTTTAATAAACCTATTAGTATAAGAATCCAATGGTTGAAGATTTGTATAATGATTCAACTTTATAACATCGTCCTCGTTGATCGCACTGGATAACGGAATTATATGATCTATATCCCAAATTACTCCATAATTATCCCAAGACATATCACCAACAAATCTTTCCTCTAAATAATTTTTAAAAAACTCAATATCACAACCCAAAATATCTATCGACTTTTTATTCTTAGATAAACCTTTACATTTAATGGAGTTTCTTATTATCCTAGATATAACAGATTTTAACTTAAAAATGGGATCATTTTTTCTCCTCTCTCGCTGATAATTTGTTTTATACGATCTTATTTTTTCTCTATTTATCCTTGAATATTCTGACTTATATTTCTTTATTTTTTCTCTATTTTCTTCAGAATATTCTTTTTGATAAGTTAACTTTCGTTCCCTGTCTAAATTATATCTTTCTTTCTCTCTTTCTTTTATAGAGTCTTTATTTTTAGAATAGTATTCTTTTGATTTCTCTTTTAATTTCTCTTTATTTCTAAGAGCATATTCCTTTTTATATAAACTCTCACATTCTTTACAAGAATTTTTTGTTTTTACGAATAAGATCAATTCTTTTTCAATTCCACATTTTATACAAATTTTAGTCATAAGTTATATATAAAAAAAGTGTCCTCTTTTTTGAGGACACTTTTTTTATTGATTTTTCAAATCTTACAAATCTGAAAAGAAATCGTCTTCCGATTCTACTTGTGTAGTAGTAGTCTTTTGAGTAAACGTTTCTTCGAACTCAAAATCATCTGAAGATGGTTTTGTTTCAGTTTTAGTCGCTGAGAATGAAGAAGAAGCTTTTCCAGTTAAGAAGTTAACGATTTCGTTAATCTTACCATTTTGCTCATCAGTCAATCTTTTTGGTGCGTATTCCTCTAAATCATGCTCTCTATCTGTTAAGAAATCTTTAACAATAGATTGAGCTTCTGGTTTAACTCTTACTTTACCATCAATTTCGATAGTTGGTACATTTTTGAATACACCGTTTTTGAATACTGGTAAAGAAGTTGTCTCACTTTTAAAAGTTGACATTTTATAATCTGGGTAAGTTTCATCACCTGTTTGAATTTCTTTAACAATAAGTACGAAATCTTTTCCTTCTGCTAAATCAAATACATTACAAGGTACTCCAGAAATTTCACCATTTTTCTCTTGAGAGATTTTATCTTTAATAGTTTTACCGTATTGGAAAATCATAATTTTACCAACTAATTCTGGTTGTTGTTCATCTTCAACTACAAGAACATAAGAGTAATACTTTTTAGAATATTTTAATTGTCTTGCTTTTTCAATTAAAACTGCGTTTTTAGAGTTTGTCATTGTGTAATACAAATCTGTTAAAGCACATTTCTCATTGAAGTTTTTTGGACTATCAAACCATCCAGCTAATTCTCTAGGGTTTTTGATATCTACGAAGTGTGTGATTTTCTCGATAGCCATTTGACCTACTTTACCTTCTTTTGTTAAGTTAGGTAAAAGTCTAACTACTGATCTCCATCCTCTTTTTTTGTCTTTCACTTTTGAAAGATCTACTCGGTAAATACCGTCGTTGTTTGTTGTTGTCTTTTGCTCATTTAAGAAGTCCATTTTGCTGTCTAAGCCTCCATTAAATAGATCATCAATGTTTTCATTTGCCATAATTGCTTTTTATTTATTTTTAATACTGACTTTGTTGTCAGTTAATATTTATATTAGAAATAATTTGGAAAGTTTAATTTTTTTTCATATATTCCTCAATTAATTTCTCTATAACTTTTGATTTATCTAAAAGATTATCATCTATATGCTTTTCAAAAACTTCATATAAATTTGGATCCATAGAAAAATATATTTTTAATTTTCTTTTAGTTTTAATTTTCATATTTTATTTTATATTTTAATCAGACCATTTGTTTCCTTTAGATAGATTATCCTTAGCCCATAGTGGTTGAAAATTAGTGTAATGGTTTAACTCGTATATCTCATCTTCTGTATTAGCCCAACTTATCGGCGTTTTGTGGTCTAAGTGCCATTTACCATGATTTTCCCAAGTCATTCCTTCATTGAATTGACTTTCTATGTGAATTTTGAATTCTTCAAATGAACAGCCTAGTATATTATTCACTTTTGATTTTTTTGAAAATCCTCTTTTCTTAATCGATGTGTAAATCAACTTTCTTATAGATATCGATAGTTTAAATAGATTATCATATTTTTTTCTTTCATTTATATAAATATTTCTATTTTCTCTATTCTCTTCTTGATATTTTTTATTTCTCTCTATTATATAATCTTTATTTTTAGAGTAATTTTCTCTAGATCTCTGTATAAGAATATCTCTATTATCAATATAATATTCTTTCATTTTTTCTTTTCTAGAATCATTATATTTTTTATTTAAAATTTTATTACATTCTATACAAACTGACCATCTTTTAAATTGAGATAAATCTTTTTCTAATTCACATTTACTGCATTTTTTCATAAGTTATATATTAATATATAACTTCTACCTTTTCTACCTTTTCTACCTTTTCTACTTAATTTTGTTGGTTAATTCCCATAATCTTTTCAGATAAATATTCTGTATAAGCAATACTACCCAAACTCTCTTTTGTGTATTGAGAATAATCTGGCTTATACCATCTACTATCAAAATAATTATTATGTGAATTATCAATTACTTCACCCCTAAAAATTTTTAAGATTTTTTGAGCTCTTAAAAAAGAATTATATCCAACATCATTTCTATATGGATCAACACTTATATAATATGGGTTCATTTTCTAATTGTTTTAATACGTTCAACTTGATATTTCATTATATCGACATTTTTATATTGGTTTAAGAAATCAACTATTTTTTTATACATCTCAATAGGTGTTTCTAATAAAATACATCCATATGGATAAACCCCCTCATTTATAAACTCAATATATTTTTTTATCATATTCTATATATTTATATCGCCATTCCAAAAAAGTTATTATATTTGTAAAACAAAATAAGACGAGTTATGGAAAGATATTCAATGAAAGAGGTTTTAAAACAAAAGTATGGAGAAGTAGAAAAATCTAAAGGTGGTAAAGTTGCTACCAAAAGAGCTACTAAAAATGCTGAGAAAAAAGAAACTGGTAAATATGTTACCAAAATCGTAGATGGTGTTAAATATATGGTTTTGAAATAATGACTAGTGAAGAAATAATAGAAGGCAATAAAATCATAGCTGAGTTTATGGTTCCTAACTGGGAACTTCTTAAATCAGATACTTATGAGGGTGGAATTGAAACTAAAGACTTATGGGTAGCCGCGAGTCTTTGTAGTGAAGAATATGGAACACTAAGATATCATATTTCATATGACTCACTCTTTAGAGTGATTGATAAATTAGAAGAAGATATTTATAATTGGGTTACTTTATCTGGTCATAGATGTTTAATAGAAGAAAAATGTCCATATAGTGGTAAAGTCTATAAAAAAGTAGAGTATAACGGACTAAACTCAAAAGGTAGTAAAATAGAAAACTACTGGAGAACAGTAGTTGATTTTATAAAATATCTCAATGAAGAAAAAAAGAGTGATTTATAATCACTCTTTTTTTTTATTAGTTTAAACTATAATAACCTGGGCCAGGATAACCTTCAAATCCTGGAGGTGGTCCATCTTGATCATCGTCTTCATCTTCATCATAATAATCTTCATCATCGTCATCCGAATCAAAATCAAAACCCATATTTACCAATTCAGACATAACTTCATCGGTTAGTTTCATATCACCTTTTCTTTCTTCCATGTAATTATCAAACATACCTACTGTGAACTTACCTTTTTCCTTTTTAATTTCTTCTAGTTTTGGTAGAATATCTTCAGCAATTTCTTCAGCTAAACTCTTATCATTATAACCTTCAAACGTTTTTAAATATTTCATATCTATTTTTATTTTTTAAATTCTCTTGAAATTATTTATCTCAACACACATATCAATATCTTCATAAGATTCACCATCAGAAACATCACTACCTTGTTCAACTAGAAACTTATTTAACTCTTCTCTTGTAGGCATTTGTGGGTGCTCAATAAAATAGATGTAGTGATCAGAACTTTCACTTGTAGTCGTTAAAACAAATTGTTTCATCTGACTATTATTTTCATTATATTTATTTAAGTATTTCATATTGTATTTTTTATTTTTTAATGTATTCATATACATATTTTTTAAATCTCTTTTGAGTTTCTAAATCCATAGAAGAATAAACATTTTGAATCCAAGATACTTTTTTACCACCTCTCAAAACATCTAAAATATCATCATCACTCATTCCCACTTTTCTACATTGAACAATAAATGAGTCAGCATAAGCCATAACTTCATCGGTTGAACTAAAATATTTCTTATGATCCACTGGTGATCTTTCTAAGTTTCTTATAGTTACATCTGGTCTTCTTTGAGCTTGTTGTTTATGTACAGATTCGTGTCTTAATACTTCTTCCAAAAAGTCTAATAACCTATTCTTTAATGGACTATTAATAGACTTTATAAACTCATTCTCATCTATACAGATATACATTTTATTAGTATAAACATTATGAGCTCCCCATCGAATACCACCCATTAATGGAGGCATATCAACCGGAACCAACTCGATTTCCTTTTTTGTTTGTAGTTTAGATTTAAAGTATTCAACATCAACAAACTCAACATTCATATCATTGAATATCTCTTTTAAGTTATCTAATGTTATGTTACTCATTGATCTAACTTTTTCAAGAGCTTCCGTGAAATCATATGGTTGAATTACAGCCTCATTAAATCTTTTCAAATATTTCATAATGTATATATTAATTTTAATTATTAATTTCTTCTTATATATGATATGTGTAAATTATAATTGATATAATCAATTGAGAATGTCGCTGGATTTCTAATTGATTTAGAATCAACTTCTCCTCTTCTATACAATCTGAATCCAAATCCTTTAAGATAATTATCCAAATGGTTAAATACATCTGATATTTCATCTAAAGTAAATTTATTCTTTGATGAGATATCGATTGTAACTTGATCAACTGGTTTATCAAAATAACTAATAGTATATTTAAAATAACTTGGTAGTTCCATCAAAACATCTTCAATATATTCCTTATCAGGTAATTCTAAAACAGATTCAAACAACTTAAAGCTTTTTATCCTTTTCATATTTTATTTACTTTTTTATTTTCTTCAAGATTGTCCATCAATTTATTCATATAACCTCTCAAATCAATTGTGTACGCAACACGAACTCTATTACTAGACATTCCTATTCTATTACCAATACACACATAATCTAAATGTTCTTTTAATAAACGAAGAAACCTTTCTAATAAATCTTTATTTTTATCTTGTTCAACTTCATCCATAGTAACCATAAGCATTAAACCATTTCCATCATCATCACCATGAAAGGTTGAACTAAAATCATCACAAGAACGACCAAATCTATCCTCATTTTTTAAATAAATAGATTGAATATTTACTTTACAATCAACTAAATGATCTTCTAACTCATAAAGTATACCTTCTATATCCTCTCTAACCTCAGATAGAACAACAACTCTATCTTTTGCCGTCATTTTACTACCTGTTGATTCAAACAACTTAAAACTTTTTATCCTTTTCACAATTTATTTATTTTGTTTATTATCTTCACCTTTAAACGGACCTAACATACCTTTTAAGTTCCAAGAAGAGACAAACTTCTTGTTGTGTTTTTCATAGTCTTCATATGACTCAATACCACTATCAATAGGATTTTCAATATATTGAATGTTAGCACCTTGTTTATTCATATCAGAAATACGATTACCAATATCAGTTTTAGCTGACATCTTCATAACTTTTTTTAACTGATCTACTGTTTGTTGACGAGGTAAAGCCTCATTTATACTAAACTCTTCAAATTTCAATATCTTCATATTCTATATATTAATTTTTACGACTATAAATACCAACCGACAGTGCATAATTATATGAGTTATCCGGTAAATCATAGAACTTAACATCTTCTAATTCATATCCTTCAAACCTAATTTTATATTGTGGTAATCTTGGAATATCTTTTAATCTCTTTTCACCAAGTTCTTTAGCCATTTGTACCATTTCATCTCTATCATAAACATCATAGTTTGAAAAACATCTATCACACCAACCTTCGGTATAAATAATTTTATCTCCAATTTTAGTTATGATATTTGTTTGAGATGGAATATCAGAATCGGGTATAGAGTTTACTAAGTCCGATAATTCGGATTCAAAGTTAAAACTCTCAAATAATTTAAGTTTTTTCATTATTTATATATTTAATTTTTAATATATAAAAATAAAACGACAAGATGAAAAATATCAAAACTTGGGATATGTTCAACGAAGGTAAAACAATGAAAGCATCTAAATCATCTGATTCTGATGTTAAAGTTGAAAAATTCAGAGAAACTATTGAGAACTTCTTGAAAAATATGAAAGACGCTAAAGTTAAAACTGTTGGTACAGATTTAGAAGTTAACTTAGAAGATGTTAAAGTTCAAGTAATGTTCCGTAAAGATTATGTTGGTGTTAAGAAAGTAGGTGAGAAAGCCGAAGAATTCAAATACGACCAATTAGGAAAAATTAAAAGTGAAATCAAAAAACACTTAAAATAAAAAAAAACCACTCAATTGAGTGGTTTTATTATTTCTTCTATTATTTCATTTCTCGATTCAGACTTAATCATATTAAGTAAATCCCCATATGTAATTTCTTCACTTAATAATTCATCTTTGTAATAAATATCAAACTCAGCAAAACTAGCAGTGTCTCCATCCATTCTTGGTAATTCACCATCATATCCTCTATACGAAACCATTGTAAGTCCTCTGAAAAATCCCCAACCACTTGAAACTAATAGATTTTGATTCCATTCAGTGTAATCAGATTCTATTGTAACTTCGGTTCCACCAACATAATATTCATCTGGTTTTGCAATGAATTTAAAGTCCTTTAAAAAATCAATCTTAGAAATCATCATCTAAACTATCAAAGTCAATATTCTTATCAGAAGCTTTTTGATATTCAGAAACTCTTTTCTCGAAGAAGTTAGATTTGTTTTGTAAAGAAAGCATATCCATAAAATCAAAAGGATTTTCAGAGTTATAAACTTTCTTACAACCTAATTCAGTTAACCAGAAGTCAGCAACGAACTCTATGTATTGTTGCATCATCTTAGCGTTCATACCAATTAAAGAAACTGGTAAAGAATCAGTAACGAATTCTTTTTCAATCTCAACTGCTTCAGTAATAATCTCAGTAATTCTTTCAGCACTAACTTTATTCGTGATGTATTTGTTATGTAACAAACAAGCGAACTCACAGTGTAAACCTTCATCTCTTGAAATTAACTCATTAGAGAATGCTAAACCTGGCATTAAACCTCTTTTCTTTAACCAGAAAATAGAACAGAATGATCCAGAGAAAAAGATACCTTCAACAGCAGCAAAGGCAATTAATCTTTCAGCAAATGAATCAGATTCAATCCATTTAAGTGCCCACTCAGCTTTCTTTTTAACAGATGGTACTGTTTCAATAGCATTGAATAAATGATCTCTTTCTTTAGAATCTTTGATATAAGTATCAATCAATAAAGAGTAAGTTTCAGAGTGAACATTCTCCATTGCTATTTGAAAACCATAAAAACTTTTAGCCTCTGGATACTGAACTTCTTTTAAGAAATTCTCAGCTAAGTTTTCATTTACGATACCATCAGATGCAGCGAAGAATGCTAAAACATTTTTAATATAATGTTTTTCATCATCATTTAATTTTTCATTCCAGTCAGTTAAATCTTGTGCTAAATCAATCTCTTCGCTCGTCCAAAATGACATTTCAGCAGTTTTATACTTTTCCCAAATGTCATGATATTTCAACGGAAACATCACAAAACGACTTTTGTTTTCTTTTAAAATATGTTCTTCCATAATAATTTATTTTGTTTTTTTTATATATTCAATTTGAAATTTGTTTAGTTTTTAAAAAAAGAAAACCACCGAGGAGCGAATTCAGTGGTTTTCAAAAATATAGTCCACCCAGAGGGGCTTTAACTATAACGGGTCCTAAGCCGTTTCTTTAAATTTATTACCTTTTGACAAATTATCTTTTGCCCAAAGTGGTTGTAAGTTTGATAGAGAATTTACTGTACTCAATTTTGTATTTTTATTAAATTTACTTATTGGTTTTTTATGATCAATATGCCATTCACCATAATTATCCCAAGACATTCCGTCTTTAAATTGACATTCTATTCTTTGTTTCAATTTAAGACTATTATACCCTAAAATCTCAAATGTTTTTTTATTCTTTTTTACTCCAAAATATTTTAAACATCTTCTTAGAATATCCCTAGCTGAATTTCCGATTCTAATATTTAGATTATTTTTTCTAAGTTCCTTTCTTCTCTCCGAATAACTACTCTCATAATTCTTTGATTTTATTTTATAATCACCGGTATTCCTATATAATCGTTTTCTTTCTAAAACTCTATTAGTATTTGATTTGTAATGTTTTTTAACCATATCTTTTGAGCAATCTTTACAATAAATTTGATATCCAGTTTTAGAATTTTTCTTCTTGTGAAAATCACTCAACTCTTTATCAATGGAACATTTTTTACAAATCATATTTTATATATTAAAAAATTATCCGTATGTTTGCTATTATGAAAAGGTTATTTTTAGACGATTGGCGAATTCCTAGAGACTGTGCTACTTATATGTGGCAAAGAAAGGTGAATTGTACCGTATTCCACGAAGAATGGGATATAGTAAGATCGTATGGTCAATTTAAATCTTGGATAATTGAAAATGGTATACCAGATTTAGTAGCATTTGATTATGATTTAGCTGATGTTGAAGAATTAAAAGAAGAACTTCCATTTGAATATTGGTTTAATCTAGATGAAAATAGAGTTTATACTGGATTGGATTGTGTTATTTTTTTACTTAACTATTGTAAAGAAAGAAACTTAAACTTTCCTGAATATATTATTCATTCAGCAAATCCGGATGGAAGTGATGAAATAAAAAAACTTTTAGCTGTGTAAGATATACAATGTTTATATGAGAGCTTTTTTGATTATAGACACAGAAGATTTAAGAAAAGAAATTGAGGTAACACATACTCAAGTAAACTCCTTAATACCTATTATTAAGAAGATAAATAAAAATCATAGTGATTATCAATCACATGATTCATGGGAATTATTTGTGGAAATTTTAAACACAGAACCCGTAATAAGTGTTGATGATATAACATCAATAAATATCTCATATCATATTTAGTAATTAATTATAAAACAACATAAAATGTTAAAACACGAAGTTAAAATTGAGTTTCAAAACTCAGAAGTTTTAAAATCTATTATTGAAAAATCCTACTTTGAGGAAGGAACTAATGGTAAATTATTTGGTAAAAGTAATTACTTAGTTATGTCTAGTGACATAGAACCAGAAGCATTTGAAATCTTAAAAGAAGTTAAAAACTCAACAGTTAAAATCTGTAATCAAGAAATTATCGATGGTTCAATGAGATTTATCGTTGAGGAAACTGAAGGTGAGTTGAGAATGTATCCAGCATCTATTTATTGTGTAAAAGAAGAAGATAAGTATAGCTTTTATTAATATTCAAAATTATATTTATTACTTTTAAGTAAATTTATTCTTCTTTTTGTTATACAACAATTATCTATACCACCTATGATATAAGGTGGTATAGACTCTTTAAAACCTTGATAAATTGATATTTTATGGTCTATCGTCGGATATGACATATCATTGGAGTTTAATTTCATATTTTCCAAAATGTTCTCTTTATCATAAAAATCAAGACCATCCCAAATCTCAAATAAATAAGGTTTATTTCTATTGGTTATTCTATTAACTAATTTTCTATATTTTTTAAAATCAATAGAAGATTCAAATGGTATATAAATACCCTTTTCCTCTTTAGTTTTTATCATCTTATTCGAATTATTATATTTTGAGTCACCATATATTCTTTCTTTTGTAATAGAAGTCTTTTTATTTTTACAACCTTTACATGAATAATAATTATATCTACTTTTATTCCTCAAATAGGCTCTATATTGTAGCTTTTTATGAGATCCACATATTTCACAACAACAATCTATTATAATTGGACTTTTATGAGATAAATGATTTATGTCAATTTCTATAATATCATACATCTTAACATCATAAAATTCACTTAGTCTGTTATAGTTTAGAGGAACTATTGTCGTTTTTATCTTTTTTGTTAATAACATAAGATTCGTAATTTAATATATATATTAAATTACGAATGTCTGCTAATGGACATATGATAAAAAAATAAATTTTCCTTATGATAAAACTTGATTGGAATGATATTAGTATAGTACCAGCGATGATCTCTTCAATTTCTTCAAGAAGTGAGATAAATCCATATTTAAATGATAAGTTACCACTATTTACAGCTCCTATGGATACAGTAATAGATGAGAAAAACATAAATGAATTTGAAAAAAACTATATAAACATTTGCTTACCAAGAAATGTTAAGTATGATACTTTAAAAAATGATAACTATTTTTACTCTTATGGATTAGACGAAATCTACAATTTATACAATTCAGATTCTAAATTACCAAAGAAGGTTCTTATTGACGTAGCAAACGGAAATATGCTTAGACTTTGGGAGGTTTCTAAACTATTAAAGGAAAAATTTGGAGACAACATTGAACTTATGGTTGGTAATATCGCTAATCCAAAAACTTATAGAGAATTTTGTGAAATTGGTGTTGATTGGATCAGAGTTGGTATTGGTGGTGGTTCTGCTTGTACAACTTCAGCTAACGTCGCTATTCACTATCCAATGGCTTCTTTAATAAGAGAATGTAAAGATCTTTCTTATGGTGTTGATAAACCAACAAAGATTATCGCTGATGGTGGATTTAAAAACTTTTCAGATATAATTAAAGCTTTAGCGATGGGTGCTGATGCTGTTATGTTGGGTGGTGTTTTCAACAAATGTTTAGAAAGTTGTAGTGATAGTTTTTCTAAAAACGAATTAGGAGACTTTACACAACTATCTAAAGAAGAAGCTGAGAAATACTTTGATGAAGGTGCTACTATCTATAAGTATTATAGAGGTATGTCAACAAAAGAAGTTCAAAAGTCTTGGAATAGAAAAGTAATTAAAACTGGAGAAGGCATTAGTAAATATAATAATGTAGAATATAAATTATCTGGTTGGTGTGAAAACTTTACAGATTATTTAAAGTCTGCTATGTCTTATACCGGGTGTAGAACTTTAGAAGAATACTGTGGAGAAGTTGAGTGGATTCAAATTAGTGATAACGCTTTTAATAGATTTAATAAGTAAACAAAAAACCAGTCAATGACTGGTTTTTTTTATTCATTATCTATTGATATAATATAATCTATTAGAGATTTGATACTATCAAACTTTTTAGTTCTATATTGAACGAGATATAATTCATTCTCACTAACATAATTAACCTTATGATCATAATCTTCTAAATGTTCATATTGAACACCAAACTGAACAATATCTTTATGTTCACCATTTATTGTATAATTAACTCTTTTTAAGTTATCACCTAAAAATTTCATACTTTTTATGATTAAATCTAAATCAGTATTATCGAAATAGAATTTACTTAATTTAAAAGCAAATTGGTTTGTATCTGGATTAAATCCAGATGTAAAAAAACCTTTAAGTTGTTCAAAATACTTATTTGAGATATTATATTTTTTACTCGTTGTTCCATGACCGTGTTCAAATATCCAATCACATTGTTCTTTATTAAAATCAAATATACTAACCGGTAATGACTTAGAATGAGATTCTTCACCCTCTTCTTTTCTTTTTGTTAGAACAGCATTTATATCTCTAATTTTATCACCCAATTCGTTATATTCAATTCTTGACCAATGTAATAACTCTTCAAGATCCTCTGTATCCATTGAATCATAAGAATGAACTTTATTTTCGTTATAACTCTTTATGTATTTCATTACTTTATATTTTTATTTTCATAATTGTGGTTTAATGTAATTCTCATAAATGTTCTACGTTTACCTTTACTAATCAAAAGAGTTTCATGTGGTGTATTACTTGACATAAAATACAATTGATTCTTTTCAAATACAACTTTTCTATCATCGGTCAATTGTTCTTGCATTTTTTCAAATGAACCTTCTCCTAAAATCTCACCATAGAACTCACCACTCCAAGCCTGACACCCAACTTCAGTTGATACAGTTAGAATACCTCCTTTACTTTCAGACACATAATCAGCAATTGGAATAATAACATCTTTATACGGTAATACCCAATCCATTTTAACATGAGAGTTATCAGACTTAGCTTCATATTGATACTCTTTTATACGAGCACCTCCCCAACTTGGTTGTGGTTCAGCACCACCCCAAGAAGCTTTAAAATCATCATCGTACCTAGCACCACCCCAACTTGGCTTTGGTTCAGCACCACCCCAACTTGGCTTTGGTTCAGCACCACCCCAAGAAGCTTTAAATTCATCCTCGTAATCTTCAACATCATCGAAGAAATCATCACTTAAAACATCATCAACTTTTGTCTCGTTTAATTTTTTGAAGTTAGGATCAACACAAAAATTACCATCAATATGAACTCCTTCTCTTCTAAGAAACTCATCAGTTGTGAAGAATTTAGTATCAATTGTAACATAGTGTGTATTCGCGCCTTCTTGTAGAGGTATATTTTTAATTACTTCATTAAAAGCTTCCTCCCATATTTTAAATCCTTCGGGTAAAGAAACCCAACCTCCTGTATTTTCAAATGGCATAACACTTAATTTAAAATCTCCAAACTCTGGATCTGGTAAAATAACTTCACCTAGATTTTTAACATTAGTTCTGTGATAGTTAACATTTTCTATCAATCTAACATTATTTCTTAAACTCTCTTTAAAATTTTCAATATTTTTCAAATACTTCATACTTCATATTATTTTTTTATTACTTTATATATTAAATATCAGATTTATATTTCCATATATAACCACCACTAGATTTTGATTTACCAGTACAAACACTTCTTATACCCTGTGTCAATATACCCAAATCAACAGAGGCTGCTTTATATTCTCATACTCTTTTATGAAATTTCCATTTAAATCATATTGATATATCGGTTTGAATTTATCACCTCCTTTATTAAAACTAACCGGTGTTAGATCACCTTCAAATCTCCACACATATCCACCAACCATTTTAACTTTATTCTTACAACATTTTGATATATTGCCATGTGATAGGTTATTTATTTTAGAAGCGTTATTTATTGAGGGGTAAATATTTATTAAATTCATATCAATATCATACTGATAAACCGATTTACAGTCTTGTATTAAGATATCATTTAACTTTTGTTCTTCTGTTTTAGAATCCTCATATCTTTTATTAGATATTCTTAATTTATCACGTTCTTCTTCTTTACTAAAACGTTCTTTAGCTTTAATACTCAATTCTTTCTTAGTTTCCTCTGATAGAATAAGTTTATAGTTTTTATACCTTTCAATCTGTGATTCAGACATTTTTTTCTTTGTTTCATCGGACATTTTTTTATTCTTATTTCCACCTGAGTCCGTATTTGTCAGAGGATGTCCCTCACTTTTAAATTTATCAATCCAATATATTTCTCTTTCGCATACCTCATTATATGATAATATATTCTCCTCAATTGACTCAATTATAGGTTTTAAACCATTTAATTTTAAACTTTTAACCCAATTTGATTTATGAGATTTTGAGTTTTCCGAATAATGAGATTTAAGTCTTTGTTTTAAATCATTAAATGTTAATCCAATATATCTAATTTCATTAGATATTGGGTCTATGAGCTTGTATATAGTATATTTTATTTCTTCCATATACTATATATAATTTATTTTAACCTCCCCCCGTTAAAATTGTGTCGTTTTGGTTATTTCTTCACCATAAAAAAGAAACTGGAATTTGATTGACCCTTGATTTCATCCTCCACTTCTTTAACTTCTTCTTTACCTTGAGATATTAAATCTGCGCTATTTATTTTTATCGAACCGGGAAGTTGAAAATCATAACGACCAACCATATTACCCAACATAACTTTAGACCAACCAACACAATACTTATAAAAAAGATCATCTTTAAATAAATTTTCTCTTGGTATGTTAGCATAAGCCTCCATAACAACATCATATTTAACATCAGTTAATATGTGTATTCTGTGATTTAAGTGATTGAAGTGGTGTTTAAGTGTATATTTATTTAACTGATTTAACATATCACTCATGTTATCTAATACAGTTTTATATAAACCTAATTCACCAATAGTTGTTACATAAGATGATAGATATGGTTGATTTGTAACACCTAAGTTAACTGATAAATTTGGTGTATTAATACCTAATTGAAATAAACTATCTCCTCGTACTTCATAAAGATAAGCAACTGACTGAATTTCACATGGAACTTCAACATATCTATAACTCGTAAATTCTTCGGTGAAGAAAGCTTCTTTTCTTATTAAGAAGTACATTTTCTGTACAGCGTATTGGTACCATCTGTAAAAATAAGGAAGAGCTCTATTTTCTATTATTTGTCTAACACTAGCATCTGGTAAAGTTTTAGGTAAAGCACACGCAATTGTTAACTCGGTTTGAACCAAATCAACCATTTCTTCAATTGTGTAGCCACCTTGGTAAGGAACATATTCATCACCATAACCGTTTAAATCAGCCATAAAAATTATTTTATTTTAGTGTATATATTAAAATAATTTTACTATATTTGTAAGACAAAATCGGAGAGTTATGAAAGGGAAAATTAAAATCGGAAAAATTACACAAGAGCAAATCTTAACAGTTTATAAGAAAGCGTCTAGAGAGATGGAATTAGAGAACTCTACTGGTTGGGTTGCTAAACATAAAGTTCATAAATCAGCTAAGAACTATACAAGAAAAGATAAACACAAAGTTAGCTTTGTATAATAAAAAAAGAGAGAATTTAATTCTCTCTTTTATTTTGAATATATTTTTCTAATTTTAGATTGTCTATTTGAAATTATCCATCGTCTCAATTCTTCAATGAACAAATTATCTGGGTATATTCTACCATTATTCCTATTCATTCGATCAAATTTTTGTAAAACTCCGTGTAAAATATATTTACCATCAACTATTTCTACTTTCATACTTTAAATGTATTTGAGTTTTTAAACTTCTCTAAAATCATTCTTTCATCAAGTGGAATATCTTTTGGTATTTTCAAATTAAATTTTATATAAAGATCTCCTAAACCATAATTTAAGTCTGGAATACCTTTACCTGAAATTCTAATTGTTTTCCCGTGTTCTGTTCCAGCTTCAACTAAAACCGGTATATCACCATGTGGTGTTGATACAGTTATATTATTACCACAAAGAGCATCTATAACAGATATTGTTTTTTCTACAACTATATTATTACCTTCTCTTTTGAATGAGAAGTCTTGAGCTTCTTCTATAATAATAAAAAGATCACCTGGTATTCCATTTCTAACATCATTTCCATTACCATTCATTTTCAACTGCATTCCATTTGAAACACCTGCTGGTACTTGAATATCAACTACTTGTTCTTGTAAAGTAGTACCATCTCCATGGCAATGATTACACTTATTGTGAATTTGTTCACCAGAACCTCCACAATCTGGACAATGTGTTTGAGTTCTTACTTGTCCAAATGGTGTATTTTGAACAACAACTCTTTGTCCTGTTCCATTACAAACTAAACATTCTCTTACATCAGAACCTCCTTTTCCATCACAAGGATTACATTTTACTTGTCTTCTGTATTTTAATTTTTTAGTTGTTCCTTTAAGTATCTCATCAATATTAACAACAACTTTAATTCTTAAATCACCACCTTTTTTAGTTCTTTGTCTTTGTTGTTGTCTTCCACCAAAAGGATTACCACCAAAGATATCACCAAACTGTGAAAATATATCATCCATTGAAAATCCGTGACCACCACCAAATGGATTACCTCCTCCAAATGGATTACCACCAGTTGAACCAAATCTATCATAACTCTGGCGTTTAGAAGGATCGCTAAGAGTTTCATAAGCTTCAGCCGCCTCTTTAAATTTAGCCTCTGCTTCTGGATTATTAGGATTTTTATCTGGATGAAACTGCATAGCCATCTTACGATAAGCTTTTTTAATTTCATCATCAGTTGCTCCTTTATTAACTCCTAAAATAGTATAATAGTCTTTATTCATTTTTTAGATTTTTTATTTTAATATATTATTTAGTAATATGTCTCTTTTAATAGATTTAAGAGGTTCATTAAATCTTATTTTTGTATTTGAATTATAATCAAACCAAAATGAATCATTTTCATAAGTAGTCCAATTATAATCTTTTTTTGTATGAAATCTTAAAATTGGTAGTTTATTCATAATATCTCTACATAGTTCAATGATTTTATCTTCATCAAACTCTTCCTCATCTATTTTATTAACCTCATCACAAAAGTAGTCCATTACTTCACCAACAGTCTCATTAACTACTCTTAAATAGTTTTTATCTGTTCTAGTACTTTCGATATACCAATTCATTTTAATGTCTTTTTAAGTTTCAAATCTCTTATCTCTAATTTAATTTCATCATATGTTTTATTTCTACAATTAGAAATCATTTTGTTTATATAGTTTTGACAAACTAAGTTTAAAGTTTCTATACCCATATCTAAATACTTAAACTCTATTAAACAATTTTTAATTTTTGGTAGAAAGTCAACTAAATAGTTGATAAAATCATCAACATCCCAATATAGTTGAAATAATTCTAGCTTTTTATCACCATATTCCGAGAAATTAAATAAAGTTGGTTTGTTTATAAAAACCATAGACCAAGTTTTTCTAATGGCTGGTATGATAAGTACTTCTAGTTCATCCTCATCATCACCAATTTTACCAGATAATAAACTAAAAACCTCAATTCTATTATCTAAAACATATTCTAAATCAGATTTAAGATTTGATTTTAATTCATCATCAACACCAGTAAGCATAGAATCAACAAGACTTTGTTTATATAAGTCTTGTTGTAATAATTCTATAAAGCTTTTTTTGTTTACTGGTAAGTTCATTATTCACCTAATATGATTTTAGGATATCTAAATGGTTTACCATCTAATGTATATCCCTTACTAACAACATCAACAATTTTCTTTTCACCAATTGGTAAAATTGATATAACTTCGTGTAAATCAGTATCATACTCTTCAGTTTGAATAGTTTCAATTCCTTGACCTTTTAAAAACTTTTCAATTTTAGAAGCGATTAACTCAACACCTTCTCGAGCTGAATCATCTTTAATATTTTTGATTGCTAAAGAAATATCAGAGTCCATATCCAAAATAGAAGTAATCATAGAAACTTTTGTATTATTTCTTAATTCTTCTTTTTCTTTGATAACTCTTTTTTTATAGTTATCAAATTCAGCAGCTAATCTTAAATAATTATTATTTGATTCTTTTAATTGTTCTTCTAAATGAGAAACGTGTAGTCTTGGATTATCTTCTAATACAATTTCTTCATTCTTACCAGTTAAGTCAAGACCAACTTTTTGATCATCAATTTTCATACTCTCTACTTCAATCTTTTTATCTTCCATTTTATTAATAATTAAATTTTAACATTTTCTTTATTGTTGCGGAGTTGTAAAACTCATAAGTAACATTCTTATCAACTACTTTGTGTATTTCTAATTTTTCAACTTCTAATTTAAAGTTATCAACATATTCAACTAATTCTCTAAGAGATTTAGCATAAGATGCTGATGGTACCCAATAATCCGGAAACTTATCTAAAAATTTATCAACAGCTGTATCGAATGTTTTCTTTCTAATAAGTAAATATTCATTCACTTTAGAAGATTTGTTTGTTAAGATTTCAATGATGTAATTATTAAATTTGAAAATTAAGTTATCAGTTTCAATAACTTTTAAAAGTCCAATAACAAGAGCATCTTGTTCAGAGATAGAAACTTCAGTATTTTCCCTTAAAATTCTCTCAGCTTCTTTATCGGAACCACCTAAAATGTAATAAACGTAAGTGTCCCATAAACATCTTTTAACTATATCTTCTGGATATATATTTATAGTCATAATATTATAATATTTTTCTTTATTATAGAAACATACATATATAAAGTTTATAATGTAATATATAACACAAAAAAATTAAAGAATGAAGCATAAAATCAAAACACCAAACGGAGTAGGAACTCTAGAGAAAATATACGCTAGTGAATTGGGGTTTTTAATGGTTAGAGTTTACTTTCCTGATACAAAATCATTTATAACATATAATGTTGATAAGTTAGAAAATTTTTTAGAAAATACACAATTAAAATTAGAAAAGTAGTATATTTGTGGAAAATTTAAAAAGTAATGGAACAGACAAAATACAATCGGACATATCATCTACCTTGGTCACCAGGATCAACAAATGATGATAATTTATTTAAAACTAAAGAAGTTAAATCTTTAGTTTTTTTTATTTCACTTTCCCATATGTATATCACAAAATAACCTATTTCTTCCGCTTTTATCCTTTTATCTCTATCTTTATCCCATATATCAGATACTTTCTTATAACCACCTGGGAATTTAATACTTTCATCTATATTATAGATCTCTGGATTACAATGCCAATAATCACCATTTACTTCAATTAAAATGTTAGTATTCACTAACCTAAAATCAAATAATTTACCCTTTAGTGGGAATTGAGTTGTATATGATATTGATAGATTGTTAAGAACTTCTGATATTTTGGTTTCTAAATTAGATTTGCCATTATAATTAAATATTTTATTTTTTTGTTCATCATTTAAATTGTTCCAATATTTTTTAATTGATTCTTTTTGTTTACACTTTCTTATTTCATTTTCATCATCAGTTAAATTGTTCCAAGCAAAATTATTATCTATTATCCATTTTTTAAATTCATTATTTTTGAATATGTTATCAACACCATAATTTTTCATAAATGTGTCTGATTTTTTATTTTTAATATCCAATACCTTTGACACATTATCAACTCCATACTTCTCCATACAAGTTTTTTTATACTTAATAGATGATATTAATTTTGAACTTTCTGAAATACTCCTCTTAGGTATTGAATAATACTCCAAAAGAAATATAAAAGATTTAAAATCGATATTAAAATCATTTTTAATATCAACTAGACTTTTTAAATTCTCAACATAATTTAATGTAATAACCTCTCTTTTTGAAATATGTGGAAAATTTTTTTGAATAAACATAAATTTTATTTCTCTTTTATCATTTGTAGTTTTTAATTTACAATGATATATGTGTGGGTTATTAAAAACCACAACATCACAAAAGGGACACTTTCTAATCATACATTATATATTAAAGTGAAAAAGTTGTTTTTTACCATTTTTTCAGTTATATTTGTAACATAAACAATATTTTTGAATATCTTATCATGAGTAAATACCCAAGAACATATCATTTACCTTTCTCACCCGGTACTACCAATGATGATAGAATATCTGAGAGTGTTAAATCTATTTTGGGTATTGATATTATCATAACCGAAAAGTTAGATGGATCTAACTCATCGATGATAAATGAGGGTGTCTTTGCTAGATCACATATAGATTTTTCTAAAAATCCATGGGATAATGAAGTTAGACAACTACACGAAATAAAAGTAAAAGGTAATTTAGAAGATGATGTTTTTTTATTCGGTGAGAATATGGAAGGCATTCATTCAATAGAATATACAAATTTAAAATCATACTTTTATTTATTTGGTGTTAGAGATAATAACATCTGGACACCTTGGAGTGTGGTTGAAGAATATTCTTACTTATTGGATTTACCACTTGTACCAGTTTTATTTAAAGGTATTGTAAATACCGAAAAAGAATTAAAAGACTTAGTTATGGGTTTTGTAACAGAACAATCTGAATTAGGTGGATCAAGAGAAGGTATTGTCGTAAGAAATGCTGGTGTGTTTCATAATGATAATTTCTCGGATAATGTAATGAAATGGGTTAGAAAAGGTCATGTTCAGACAGATGAACATTGGACCAAGAATTGGAAAAAATCAAATATAAATTATTAATATGACAATAGAAGAAAAAATTAAACTTAACAAAGAAATTAGATCTTATAAAGGTGATAATCAATTTATCATTTCTTTACAGAAAGCTCTGAAAGGTAATTATGTTCAAAAAGTAGAACATAATGGTAAGAATGTTAAAATTCTTTCTGATAAACAATACGAAGCAGCTAAGATAAATTTCTAAACATTATATTCTACTCAGTATATAATCAATATGGAAAATTATATTGAAGATATGAAATTATTAGGAACCGTACACTCTCACGGTTCAATAGATGAATATTACCATGTAAGAATTAAAGATGGTAAACAAACAACATTTGAATTTAGAGTTGTTAAACATACAAAACAGAGAGTGAGTAGTTATAAAATAGATCAATCAGATCTACCAAAATCAATAGAACTTCAATGAGAGTAGGATTTACATGTTCTTGCTTTGACCTTTTTCATGCTGGTCATATTATGATGTTGAAAGAAGCTAAATCAATTTGCGATTATTTAATTGTTGGATTACAAACAGATCCTACAATAGATAGACCAGAAAAGAATAAACCAATACAAAGTGTTGTTGAAAGATTTATTCAATTAGAGGCTTGTAAATATGTAGATGAAGTTGTTGTTTACGCAACTGAAAAAGACTTACTAGATATTCTTTATTCTTATCCGATTAATGTTAGAATAGTTGGAGAAGAATATAAAGATAAAGACTTCACAGGTAAAGATCTATCACACATAGAAATGTATTACAACTCTAGAAAACATTCATTCTCAACAACCGAACTAAGAGGTAGAGTTATCGAAAGATATAAAAGTGATAAAAAATAATATTATTTTATTAATTTTTCCGTATTTTTGTAAAATGAAATTTGAACGTGTTAAAAAAATCATACAAAAAATAGATTGGATTTGGGTATTCTTTCCCATTTACTATTATTGGAAAGATATAGATGATTTAACTTAACTTAAAATTTTAATAAGATGTACAATATACCAACATATAACGAAGCTGTCAAACTAACTCAAGGTAAAAGATATGTACCTGAGATAGATCAATATTTAGACGCTGCTTTCTACGAGGCTAAACTTGTAGTTGATGGGTATAATGTATCTATATTCAACTATCGTTTAGCAACTTACAATGACTTTAAATACAACGATGCTTTTGAATTAAGAGGTTTAGTTTACGTCTTTAATGAAGATGGTTCTGTGTATAAATCATATAGATTGTTACATAAATTTTTCAACTTAAACCAAGTTGAAGAAACTCAATACTCTTTAGTAAAAGATCGAGTTGTTAAATCTGTTTTCAATAAAGAAGATGGTTCTATTGGTTCTTTCATAAAATTACCAAACGGAAATGTTGTTGCTAAATCTAAAATGTCTTTTGAATCAGACCAAGCTTATGGTATGAACAAAATATACAACTCTAACGCAGATATAAAAAGATTTGTTGATTGGTCATTAGATAACGATTTAGTTGCTGTATTTGAGTATGTGGCTCCACACAACCGTATAGTTTTAAAATATGATAAAGAAGAATTAATCTTATTAAGATTAAGAAGAAACTCTACTGGTGAATACTTAAACCTCCACGATTATTCAGATGTTATAGGTAATTTAAAAACTGCTGAGTCTTTTGATCTATCATTAGATGAATTGGTTGAATTGGCTAAAACTGTTGAAGGTGTTGAAGGTTGGGTAGTTGACTTAGATGGTTTATTTGTTAAAATAAAAACTGTTTGGTATTGTGAAAGACATGGTCTTTTAACAGAAGACTTGTATCGTGAAAACATACTAGTTAAATACATATTAGATGATAAAATAGATGATGTCTTAGGTCAAATCCCAGAAGATGAAAAAGAAGCACACGCTCGTATAGAAAAAATAATAGCGGCTGTCTCTAAGGCAGTTAAAATGAAAGTTGATTCTATATTAGAAGATTGGAAAGTGTTTCAAACTATGGCTGATGGTAAAGATTGGACTGGTGATTTAAAAGATCAACTAATGAGAAAGTCTTATGCTATGAAGTATAAGAAAACTAAAAATTTTGGAGCTGTGATGTCTATGGCGAAAGGTAACGATGTCTATGATATAGTTACTGAACAAATAGCTAAGGAAACTTTTAGATTACAAAATGCGAGAGCGTTTTTATTTCAAATAGATCCAACTCTAAACTTTAAAGATGGTGAAATAGAAGATTAAGGGAGGTGAAAT